ATGGACAAATATTTGTCCTTTTTTCAAAAATTCAAAATCAAACTCAAAAAAAAACGAAAAAAAAATAAAAAATGACACAATTCTTCAATATTTTGCATAAATCCTATCATTTGAATAACAACACGACAAACAGGTAACAATTTTTGAAAATCATTTGCCAACATAACAAAAAAATGTAAAATCTTCCAAAAATCGAAGGGGTCGCATACAAACATACACAATATCGATATATATCAGGACATTCAGAGAGAATTATCAAACACGCAAATCATATATACGAAGGGTCGCACCTCAATATCGTCAATTCTTTTGTATCCAGAGAGACAAAATCATAGATGGAACAACTATCCAAAACGACATAAATAATGTATGCACATAGATATAGAGAGAAATAGACAATGCACATCACACACGATGATATTAATACCCCCAATCAAAAAGAAACCATAGATGTAAATAAACTAATAAAAGCATTAGACAAGGATGAAAATGCACAATTATTGGAATTAACAAAGAGTAAAATCAAAGCCCATAAGAACGACATTCTACAACAGCTCCAGCTTTCGAGAGAAGAACTTAAGACATTTCATTATAAACTACGTGATTATCGCTATGTGAGTGATCTATCAAATTTAAATTATGGCGCATATATTCGTTGGATACGACTAACAGATCCAGAAAATATCCGCCTTACAAATGGAGGTTTAGTTCTAGATATGAAGATATATCCCGGTGGTTTAGTAATATGTTGTAAGAATAACAGAGGGCGAATATTCCAGTTCAAGTTTGATGAATGCCTCATCTTCCAAAAGCTGTCTGACCAGGAGCGTTTGCTTCTTGAGATAGTTGAGTATCTTAATAAATAATGTAATATAGAATAATCTTGTTCTATATTACACAACATACAACATTACTATAACTTGCTCATAATAGAAATAATGATAAGAGCTCTAAAGCGATGTTTCTATCCACGATATAGATTTATGGTGCGAAAGACGAATGAAGGCTATGAAATAGATGTAGAGAGAAGGAATGAAAAGTATTTCTATGGCATCTATTTAGGAGATGGTGCATTTGATAGCATAAAACAATATTTATTTATGAATAATGTTATTTCTATCTACCAACACCATACATCTATAACATTCGATGTATATGGAGAAGATGAATTTTACAAATATTACACAGGGATAGAACGTAACAATGCCGAATGTCGCATTCATATGATCTAACATATATGATCTATCTATCCACAAATGCATTGTTGTCTATCGTCTAGGACGCGTCTTTTTTCGCAATGTTATGTTCTTTCGCGTCTTTGTCACAAAATGGCGCGACCCTTTCTTCTTTCGTAGAGTAGCTTTTGGCTTACATTTGAAACGATAGTGACGCAGACCTTTTTTCGAAAATACGGATTTGTTGCATATCGCAATTGCTGCTGGTTCTCGTAATTTGGAAGTCTTTTGAACCTTCTTTATGCATCTACATAGCTTATCTGCCAATACACCGCGGAGTATCTCCTTGCTTTTCCGCGTGTTCACGCGGTTTTTCCTCGTTCTCGGAACTGAATATCCATAATGGCTCAACAATCTTGCATAATCACTGGATGTTAATCTCATTATTTCCGAATATGCAAAAAGTATCTAATCTAATATAACTTATCTTATACTAGATACACATTTTATTATTGTATTACTTTCTATGCTTTTGCACCCACGCTAAATCCTTTCTGGCTCTAGAGGCATACGTCTTATTTGTGTTCTTATGAAGAATAGACAGGACATTTAGCTTTCTTACGAGTGTTGCATAACTGTATGCGTTCATCGCCTTACGCAGAGCCTTTACTCTGTCTTCAGTACCCTTCTTCAGGGAGTAACCATATTTGGTAAGCCCACCCTTCTTCAGTGTAAATAGACGCTTACCCTTCCCAGGTACACCCCTATCTTTTGTGCAGTAAGAGCGAACGCGGCGACCATTCTTCTTTGTGTATCCTCTTACGCGGATTTCTCCTTTCTTACAAGTGCGAGCCATTTCTCTCTGCAATCAATCGTTGATGTATGAAATATATATTACACAGAGAAAATATCACTATAGTATAGCGTGATTTTCAAAATGAAACATACATCAGAAAAATACATATTATTCGATTTAGATGAAACACTAGGACATTTTGCTCAAATAGCCATATTATACGAAGTTTTGAAAGAATATTTCAATGTCCCAATGGATAAAACAGATTTTTTCCTGCTTCTCTCTGCATATCCAGAAGTGTTTCGTCCATCGATATTTAATGTATTCGAATATATTGCCCAGAAGAAAAAGGAGATGTCTAATCTTCGCATAGGACTTTTTACAAATAACCAATGCAAAGATCCGTGGGCACACTACATAATGGAATATATACATAGTGAGATTAAAGCACCACTATTTGACATATATATTGGTGCGTTTATGAAAGGCAACGAAATATACGAAACTCAACGAACCAGTCACGAAAAATCATTCGAAGATTTCAAGCGAATAACCAAGTGCGGTGCATTTGCACCAATATTATTCTTTGATGATCAGATGCACCACGCAATGATACGCGATAACATACAATACTGCAACATAACACCATATCGCTATACATATTCATATGAGAAGATGGTATATGCCTTTCTGTATACATTCAATCAAGTGAATAAGCAAATGAAAAAAGAACACCATGATATGAATTCACCAGAAATAAAGATGATACAGGAGAGAATTGTAAGGATCATGAAGCGTTTTAATTATTCAATTAATAAAGAATATGTATCCCAAGATGATCATATGTATACGGAAGATATGATGCAAACAGTCAAGAAATTCTTGAAACCTCCGCAAAAATACTCATCAAATAAGATCACACCTCGTGGTAAACGTGTAACACATCGCTCTAAAACTAGAAAACGCCGCCCATAAAAATGTAATACAATAAATCACATTTTTATGAATAAATAACCTTTATATATCCTACATCTTTGGGAATAACTCACGAAGTTGCTTGATATTAGTCATAAATGCACTGAGAGTTGTCGATGTGAGCAAGAATATTCCGGCAGAAAAAGCAATACGTTTATGTATCTTACCATATCTGTGTCTTGTGATAGGATTAAAGAAATAAACCAATACAAGACCAACAAAGAGTTGGAAGAAATAGTCAAAGAGAGACAGATACTTAGGTGCACTATCCCATAGTCTAAAGAAGGTCAAGAAATATAATACATATGTTACTAACAGACCATATTTATATGCATTTTCATAATAGGACATAATAGAAATATACTTATACTATCACTCTAAAATAAAATTATTCATTCTCATTTTCAACTTCACTCTCAACATTATTCTCATTCTCACCCTCCTTCTTGTGCTTCTCCTGATAAATGTCCAACGTTCTTGCACTTGCATCGGTTGCACCTTCAACAAACGATGGCATCCAGAAATGCGGGATTACGTGATCACATTCGGGGAAGTGTTTTCTAAACATAGCACGATACCACAACTGTTCATCTGTTTGAGGGTGGTTTTGCTCAATGGAACCATCTATAGCAAATGCCCTTGATTTATGAGGCATACTATCTACGTGATCTTGGATAATTTGATACCAAGACTTTGTTTGTTTACTTACACCATCGCTAAAAGCCTCCTTCGTTCTCCATAGCACTGCCGTTGGCAATAGATCTGTTTCATCAAATGCTTTCCGTAGAAGATATTTCTCACAATGTGCCTTCGTTGTCTTCCAACGAAGATCCTTTGAGATGCTCAGATATGTATGAACAAATGAACGATCTAAAAATGGTGTGCGTGCTTCCAGTCCGTGATGCGAGATACTCCTGTCTGAGCGAAGCACATCAAACGAAGCAATCTCATTCAACAACCGCTTGCATTCATAGTCGAAACTTTCTGCATCGGGTGCACAATGGAAATACATATACCCACCACACACTTCATCACTGCCATCACCATTAAAAATCACCTTAGCATCACTCTCTTTTGCGATTACTTCACATACGGAATAGTTGCCAACACTTGCCCGCACCGTCGTAGTATCATAGCTCTCAATTGTATAGACAACATTCGGAATCTTAGAAAGCATATCCTCTTCCGTGACTACTATTTCACGATGTTTTGTCCCGAGATGTTCTGCTACCATTCTAGCATATCGCAAGTCATCCGAACCTTCCAACCCAATGCTATATGTTTCCAATGGACGCATCTTTCCGCTATCATCACCATTCTCACTCTGAAGCCCCTGATATACTTTGTTCACCAGTGCGCATATTAAGCTACTATCTAATCCTCCAGAAAGAAGACACGCGATTGGACGGTCGGTATTTTCAACACGCTTCTTTACAGCACTTTCTAAACTATGGCGAATGCTTTGTAACGCAATATGCTCTTGCAAGATTACATTTCCACAAAAAGAATAGGGTGAACTATATTTAACCAACTCTTGTAAGGTAAGTGCACCTGTTTCGTGACCATTGAACCTGCTAAAAACATAGTATGATCCTGGTGGAAATTGACGAATAGTTCGCGGATCAATTACATTTCTCAATGTTTTATTGGTTACATGAGTTGCCATCTTCAGCTCACTTGCGATACCGAAGAATGGAGTTCCACCCTTTCCCCTGAACAAAAACATTGGACGCACGCCATATGGATCTCTAGCGACAAACAGTTTCTTCAATCTTTGATCATACAGGACGAATGCAAAGACGCCATCTAACAAATTCAAGGTCTTCTCTATCCCATATGTGCGATAGCAATGAATAATGCTTTCACAATCAGAGTTTGTTTCTGCTTTAGCACCGGTAAGTTGAAGCAGATTTTTCCAATTGTATATTTCACCATTACAAAGGAGAACACAATCATCAACGCACATAGGCTGGTTAGATTTAGCATCCAAACCATTGATGGATAGACGATGGAACCCGAGAATAGCATGTTTTACTGTAGTAACATCAAACCCCATATTATCCGGACCTCGTCCCTTTCCACGAAGAAACCCTTGTAAAAGAGCATTCAAAACCTCTTGAGTAAAATGTGTCCAGTTAAATAGACCAAAAATTCCACACATTATGAGTTATCTATATATTCTTGTGATTTTATACCACTCGTTTCTCTCTATCCTGATAATAATATCTGTCACATACTGTTTAGGTTAATTGGGGGAGAAATAAAATATTTACACAATATAGATAGTTATAAAGACCAAAATACAGTATTACATCACATCACATAAACAATGTTTGGAGTCGTAAAAGGAGTTCATTATTGCAATCAATACCGCGTCGATGAGTTAAATGACCGCATCTATGATAGAAATCTTCCCTCCCAACCTCTTCAGATGACATTTGATCCTCGCCCCGTTCGCACTCGTCAAGTGTTGTTCCCCGTAGTAGACTGCTATATGCCTTCTGCTACCCCCATCAAGATTGAACCAACATATAACACGGTGAACCAATTCAATCCCGGGACAAGTGCCCCCTTTTCAGGCTATGCAAGTAGCATTGATCAGGACAGCCGTGTGAAGGACATGTTTATGAGCAGACAAAAATGGACAGCTCAGACCAAGTTTGTCCCCTCTTCCAAGAGTGATCTCTATGTAGAGCCTAGCTTCCAACACACACAGCAACAGACCCATACACTCCTGTTCAAGCAAGAGCATTTTGCTCCATTCAACCCCAATCGCTGTGGAATGGGTGACGGTGTTCTCTATAACCACACTCGTCAGCAAGTGAAGAACCTGAAGTAAATTCCACACTATCCGTATCATTTCCTATAATATTATCGCACCGATGTGTAGATTAGACCTATCAAGGGCGAGCGACAATATTATGGATCCAGCAGATATAGCATATTACTTTTCGAATGGCACATATAACGCAGATGCGGTGAAATCAAAGCAGAAACAGTATCATCGTGACTATAAGCTCTATCGTAAGGAACTATTCTATCTGTTTAAGGATGTTATGCTGAAAAAGAATATAGATGAAGATCTTGTTCGGGCATTTGACCAATTCTGTCGTGCAGGAATAGAATATCTCCAATTTAGAGAGAAAGCGCATCACATACAAAAGGAATACACGGATCTTTCTGGTTCCTCTGATAGTTCCTCGTGTCATGTCACACCCTCACCGACTTCCCAAGAAAGCGCAGATGCTATCAATGCCACGAATGAGATCCTGTATGAACATCTTACTACACCAGCCGTGAAAACAATTGATCAATGCATTCCTATAAAGCGCATAATGTCATCAAAATCACAGGAGCAAGAGCGACCTTATCCACAGAAAAAAACCTATCCTACAAAAGCTATGGAGAGACGAAATAAAAAGGCAGAAAGAGAGAAAGGAGCAGCTATAGAGAAGCCACATAAGAATAGCTCGCAAAGAAAAAATGTCTCCAATAAGTATGAGACAAACAAGAAAGAGACAAAAACAAATGGCACAACATAAATCAAAAACAAGGCGTGATAGTAACAGGAAATCGAAGTCAAAAACGAAAACGCAAGCGAAATCAAAAACGCGCAAGCGATCTACCTCAAAAAACACAAGTGTAATAGACCACGGAGATCACGTACACAAAGCCCCCATAGAATTTAGGAGAGAAAATTGCGCACCCAGAGCAGGTTCAACACGTGCAGGACATTTTACCTGCTATAATGAAAAAACACTGGACACGATGAAGCGTCTATGGAATGCAAGACATCCAGATTGCGCTATAGAGACTACCACACCTCACGGAATATGGAGGGAACTAAAGCATTACATGGGTGAAACATGCAAGATGGAGAGCTGTTGGCTGAGACAGCAATTTATGAAGCGTTCTTTTGACCCGTCTATAATGTCTTACACGTTTGCACCACAGGCTCCTAGACAATGGCGTCATAGTCCAACCGAATGGCTGTCCAGTCTAGATATTATGGCAGTGATGAAGCAGTATGAAGCAAAGTATCCGTGCTTTTCCTTCATAGGTCCTTCTCCGATTGACTATGATACCCACATGGTGGATGGTGAGTGTGTATGGGAGGAACTATGTGAGTTCTCTCTTGAGAAGCATCTGAACAAGAAGAAGCGCAAGATCGGAATAGTATTCAATATTGATCCACACTACAAAGAAGGGTCACATTGGGTAGCACTCTTTATTGATGCAAAGAGAGAGAAGATATGTTTTTTCGATAGCTACGGGGAAGATCCGGAGCCTCAAATTATGAAATTTATGAAGACGGTTCAGAAGCAATCCAATGAATTAAACAAAAATGGAGAATACAAGATATGCACAAATACGAAACGTCATCAATATAGTGACAGTGAGTGTGGTATGTATTGCCTGTATTTCATCATTGAACTTCTGAAAGACACAACATCACTTGCAAAGCTGTATGGATCACGTATCCCAGACAAAGATATGATAGCGCTGCGCAAGAAATATTTCAATCACTAAATATACTATATAGAGAAAATGCTACTATATAGTATAATAACTAAGATAAACATATACAACACCAAAATATACAGACACTGTCAATATGAATACAGTAGAATGGAGAGAAAATAATCAACTTTTGGAGAGTGTTGTGGAGGATATCATCCAAGAGAATGAACTGATTGATATAAAACCGGATATAATGCAGTTTTTTATGCGTCAAATAGAGAGCCACGCACAGCAGAGGTTGCATATTCGTGATAAATCAGATTTCAATCGTCACATCATAGTGGATCTCCATCAGTATATTAGACATCTTAGACAGAAGCAAGTGGAGAGAAGTGTTAAGTCGACAGTGCAGCCTGTTCCACAATATCATCATACCAAATCGGATTATCGCCAACAAATGGATGTTGATTATCAGAAGGCGCGTAATAATATGGAGCTCTATGCACAGAAGCGTCGCCCCGGGGACATTGATTTTTCAGACAAGGTTGAAGAACCTGCTCCCACGTCAAAAAATATGGATGATCTCTTGGAGAAAGAGATGTTGAACCGCCAATATGATACTATTTCTCTCTCTACTGAAGATAAGAAGAAGGTGGAAGAGTGGATTGGCAAGGAAGAAAAGACCGCACCACCTTCTGCACATCTACAACAGGTGCAGGCACTGCATCAAGAAAGACCACGCAATATTCCACAACCACCATCTATGTTTCAGAGTCAGGAAGAACCTAAACAGACGATTAAAATAGCAAATGAGCCACTTCAATATACCCCCGATATTCAGAATATGGTTCCACGTCAAGAAAAAAGAGTGACATTTTCTATTGAGGAAGAAGTTTCAAAGTCCCCAGAGAGCTCTAGAAGACGAGTAGATGGATTTTTAGAGAGACTACAACAAAAGCAAAGAGAAAAAAATAAGATGGTCCAAGAAGAGAATGCACAACGGCGAGACGATACATCAATCATTCAATCTAAAACACCAATACATCAACCACAACCACAATCATCAATCATTCAACCTCAAACACAAAATGTACAAAAGAGAGAAATAACTTCACTCCAGTCAAAAAATGTCCGTTGTAGTTTAACACAACAACTATTAGAACATACTGTCACATATCAATCAACACTTAATCAACACGAAATAGTGTATGTAGAGTATGTAAGAGGAGAAAAGAGAGAAAGATCGCGAGCATTTCTCGAGAAATCTGGAAAATTAGTAACAATGCATTTAGAACATCCTTTTACTCGAGATAACGTGCCAGATGAAGATACCCAAACCAAAACACAAGAAACATCACAACACAATTCAACATATAATATATATGCAGATCCTGACTACAATACACAACTATATACTACTGAACAGACGAACAACCTAATATTAATGTCATCATTCTCAATATCACCACCAGGAGACCAAGAAGAAGAGATAGTAAATGATGAAACACATTATTTGCTCCATGTTGGTTCTTCCCCTATTCTTACACACGGTGTTCCGGATCTGTTGCACAAATATCCACGTATTGCCCTACAAACACAATATAGAACTGAACATGAACCCACCCACATTCAGTATTTCTCTCTACAAATGAAGGGGTCTTTGAGTGATGCAAATTATTTCTTAATTCCAAAGGACGATGAACACATCACATATGAGGATGAAACAAGAAAGCCACAGTTCTCATATACTTCAAATGAGTTCACAATATGGTGATCGTAAATCATTGACCAAATGATATCACAATACATAAACCATAAATCATATTATATATCACATATCATATGATTTTATAACCCAACTATATTCCATCGCCGATCTATTCCTCATCAGGAACAATCTTTGCCTTCTTCTTTCCACCTATTGTTTCCACTACAAGTCGCCCCAGATATTTAGGGTTTGCACCAGGAACAGCCTTTGCCCTCTCAAAGCTGTCATAGTCATATACCATATCAGTCTTTGTTTTTCCGTCATCTGCCAATCGAAGCTTGTATTTCTTCACACCCATCTTAAGCGTCACTGCCTTCCACGTCAAGGTCACACGATTGAATGCCTCCTCGCGATCAGACGCCTGGTTCTTCACGTTTGGTGTGTATGACATTTTCTTGGAGGATACCTTATCTCCGTAAGTTACACATATGAGACCTTCTTTCTCTCCAGCTTTGCTATGAACATCACAGTCCACTGCGGCTTCCTTCACTGATTTCATCAACTGTCTTGTAATGTTTTCCTTGAGTGTAGAAATCTCGTGCAGTGTTTCATCACTCGTAAGCGGCGTCACACCATCCAATCGACTTGTATCTTTCAGCTTGAGTTCAATAGATGCATCTCCCTTGAGTTGATCAGGTGTGAATGTCATAAGATACAGGTATACGCGCACATCGCGAAGAGCCTCGGGAAGATCCTTATGGGAACAAATGCGCACTGCACGACCAATTACTTGCTCCAAACGAACCGGATGCCAATATGGTTCGGTAAGATGGACGTATCTGATGTTCTTAAGATCGATACCTTCTGCACCGGATGCAGTGATCATAAGCACCTTGATGAGTTCACCATAGAAGTTGTTGCGGGATATTTCTTTCATCTGGTTGGACAGGCTCTTAGGCACATATTCCCACGTGCTGTTAAAGACATTACGAAGAATTTCCTTCTCTTCCGCAGTCTCTGTTCCTGTGTAGAGTGCAAACATTGGCTTCCCTTCATCTCCTTCTGCGATATCCATCACCCATTGATCCTTTTCATTCTTCTTCAACTTGAAGCGTGCGAAACCGTTTGCTTCCAATACCAGTTGCAATATACCAATGCCTTCCAACGTGCGGAATTGACTATATATCAGATGTAACCCCTTTTTGCTATCATCTTCAAGAGTATCTTGTATGTTTTGAAGCATACGCAAGAATTTGGGACTGTATTTTTCCAGTTTATCCTCCACTAAGTATTCCTCTTCATTCTCTTTAAGGAAAGTCAGAGCCTTTTTAATTCTATCTGGATACGTAACATCTTCCTTCTCTTCCATATCTGCTTTAATGGATCCAGTGTCTTCGATGGAGTATGCCCCATCCGGGTTTTCTAGGCGTTCTGCAAGAGGTTTATCGTCAATATCGTCTTCATTAAGCTTCTCGACGGCTTGGGTAATATCCTCATCGTCCTTAGGGAGTGGACGCTTCATCTCTTCGGGGAATACAAAGTTGCAGAATGCACGAGAGAAGATACGGTATGTCGATACAGCATCATCGTATATCTCGTCTGCCTTTCCTACTTGCTTCTTCTTCTTTTTCTGATTATTCTTCTCCTGCTTACGTTCGGCTTGGCGAGCAATCTCATATATGCCAAATTGATAGTCACTCATAGGTATCTTTTCAATATGCACATCCTTATCTTTGTCGAAACGAGGAAGAAGTTCCTCCTGTGCACTACGGAAGTATGAAGTTAAACCAAGAATGCGGTTCTTGAACATAACTTGGTTCTGAACATCACCATCGCTGTTAATGAAGAGATTTTTAAATCCATCGAAATCATCAGGGAGTGCCTTGAACAGTTCCACACGAATACCAGTGCGCACGACTTCTATGTCATTCTTTTGTAGTTCACTATATATGTATTTCTCGAATGTGTCATCATCATATTGTGCATTTTTGGCGAGATCATAGTTGCTGAGCTCTGCATCTTTTGCCACGCGGACGCCCATATACTTGGTCTCATCCTTTCCACGAACCTTGCGACGCACATTGACAAAACCAAATGGATTGCGAGTGATCACCAATGTCTTGGAGGATGGCTTGTATTCAAGATAGTCAAGCATCTTCTCCTTTTCAAATATGCCACGAAGCACGTCTTCATTGATTTTGCGATCGGTTTTCACATTAAGGGGGATATGCCACGTCTTTATGTAGCCACGGAGGATGTTGAAGAGGATACCTACTTCATTCGGGTAGTTAATCATTGGTGTTCCTGTTAATAACACAACACGGCAATTTTGCGCAGAGAGAAGGAATTCGTATAAACGCATAGAAATGCTCTTTTTGTCCTTCTTGCGAAGCTTATTCACGATGCGACTGATAAAGTTGTGTGCCTCATCAATGACAACCACTTTATTATCGAATGGGTTGATTGTTCCGTCCATACTCAGCATATCGATGTGGTTATTGCGGAGACCATTGTAGCTGATGAACTTATATTTCTCTCCAATCATACGATTAAGTTGTTCATTGAGATGTTCTTTTTCGTCTCCTGTAAGATCGTCAAAGTTGCTAGGCTTTTCCATATTCACGAGCCAAGCGCCACCTTGCTTCTCCACAAAGGTGCGATCCAGATGCATTGCACCTGAAAGCGCATCTACGTATTCAGGATTACCTTCGATAGAGACGAACTCCCAGTATTGGTTCTTCTTGAATAGAGGATCTCCACACTCCTTCAGCTGTTCAATATAGTTCATCTTTAAGGATGCGGGTGTCATAATGATCACCTGATTACGTGTCTTGAGACCTTCGGCAATACCAATAGATGAGCACGTCTTACCTGATCCCAAACCGTGATAGAGAAGAACTCCACGATAAGGCGTGTATAAACTGAGATAGTCACGGACAAGCTTCTGATGAGGCATAGGTTCAAATGGTCCATCCTTCTTCTTGCGTGTTTCACACGATACATCTCCCGTTTCATCTTCTATTTCTCTCTTGTAAGGAGCAAACAGGTTGTTGATGAAGGAAACAAATGCTTGACGGTTGTTGAGATAATATTGGGGTGCACGAAGAATAACTTGCTCCGGTTCTTTGATACGTTTTTCAATGGTAGTGTCGCCTATCTTCATTGCTGCAATGGGTGCCTCTGCAATGATGAGCTGTTTCTTTGCGCGAGGAGCTCGCTTTCTTGGTTTAGCAACAGTTACACCATCCTTCTCCTCTTCTACAGTATCCTCAATCTTCAACTTGATCCCCTTCAGCTTGCGAACCGTGCGTTTCTTTGGCTTGGTGGATATATCCCCTTCTACGCCCTCTACGGCTGCAATTGCTTTTCCCACATCAGCCTCTACGGCTCTCACAACTGGCTTTCGCGATGGTACAATGGATGGCTTTCTAGCAGCAGGGCGTGTGGCAAAACCACGTTGCTGACGAAGGCGTTGGAGCAGAGCAGTTCTATCATATCCTATATTGCGTCGATCCACAACAGCTGCTTTTACCCGCTTTGCTTCCTGTGCGGCGTCTACGATGGGTGCTTCATCATCTTCTCCAGCACCCGCTGCCGCTCCATCTTCTGCATCGTCGTGTCGTTCTTCCTGTGCCACAGCGTCATCCACAATTGCGGCAACGGCTTTCTTTTCTTCTTCTTTGCTTACAGCATCTTTATCTACAATAGCAATTGAAAATGCTGTCTTCTTTTGAGGAACTGGCTTCAATGCCAGAGATTGTAAGAGTTGACTCATCAGAAAAACCTTTCTATATTCACTTTATATTATTTATTATAGCCATCGATCGTTTATTTTCAAATAATAGAAGAAAATAAATTCAACATTCGAAATATCACAAGGAAGCGCTACATTGCGTTACCCTTGCGGATCCGTGTAATTGCGATTTCACACGCTTGCTGCTCTGCCTTCTTCTTGATCTTATGGCTGCTTTGGGCAAGGCATACAAAGAGCGATCCTTGATCCGCGCGTCGTTCTTGAAGATCAGAAAATGAGATTGCTTCCCCTTCCAAGACACGTGCACGCTGAGGCAGGATATGTTCAACAGGGATATCCATTGCTAAATAAACTCCTACGTGGTATCCTGTTTCTTCATCCTCCTTCACCAGGAGATAGGTAGGTGTAACCTTAAACTCCTTCTGGATCATCACTTGCAAGATGTTCTTGTAGTTGTCGTCATTCTTGATGAGTTCAACCCAGTTGACGTGTTTTTCGAAGACAGCTTCAATGAAGGTTTGTGCGATTTGGAAACCGGGTCCAGTGACAAACACGCGATCAAACCATTTATCATCATCGTGGATCTGGATCTTATTAAAATCAAGGAACAATGCTCCTAAAAAGGCTTCAAAGAGGCACCCAAGCTTCTTGTAATTGGTGCGCGTCTTTTTCTCCTCTGCGTGCTTAGACAGAATATACCATTTATGCAGTCCCATCTCATATGCCAACTTGCCAATGTGTTCATTTTTCACAAGAGCAATCTTCTTTTCTGTCATAAATCCTTCGTTCTCCTTGGGGAAGCGCCTATAAAGGTAATACTTGATAATGCATTCAAGTACACCATCTCCTAGAAACTCGAGCCTTTCATTGGATTTGGTTTTTAGAGGCATACAGTCTTCTGGTTGGTCAACAATTGTGATATTGTTGCGAGCATTCTCGATATGGGGTCGCTTTACATACGATTTGTGGATAAATGCACGCTTATAGAGAGCCATATTGTGGACTTTTCCAGGAACACCGTAGCGAGTGAGAATAGATTGAACTTCGCTCAATGTAATCTCAGTATTTTCGGCGTTGAATGGATCAAATACAAGCTGCTCATCACTCTCGTCACCAGAGGAGTTCCCGCCGCGACGTCGCACAACATCGTGATCGTGAAGGATCTTGTTGATCGGCATTTCATTTCCACTGTCACTTGCAACTGAACCAGTTTCTTCGATCATCATACGCACAGACATTATCTCGTTATAAATTGGTTATTAATTGTTGTTATACACACTGTGTTATGCTGTGATGTATCACCGATCGTTTAACCTGTTTCAACAAAACTATATCTATAGAAAAGCTATTTAGATGTTTCTCTCTTCTGATAAGTAATTATTCACATAACAAATAACAAATAATAGATAATGGAAATGACTACAAATCTCCTTCCCAAACTCCCTCTTACGTGTGTGATAGATTACAGAGAGAAAGATGTGATTAAGGTAATGAAGGCACTTATTTCAATGCACGGAATAGATATGACTGTTCAAATAGAGAATGTTCCGCTTGCAGATATTATATTGCAGGATGCGGATGGAAACGACGTTGTTATGTTCGAGAGAAAGAAGCTATCAGATCTGGCGAGTTCGATTAAGGACGGCAGATACAATGAACAATCACTACGTTTGCATCACACAACACTACATAACCATAATATAGTCTATGTCATTGAGGGGAATATGGATCACTATTCTGATAAGTATACGCGTGTAAAACCAGCAACTTTATATTCATGTCTTGTCAGTCTTCTCTATTACAAGGGGTTCAGTGTGCTTAGGACGCTCGATATGCAAGAGACGTGTGAAATGATACTGCGTTTTTATGATAAGATTGCACGCGAGGCGAAGAAGGGAAAGGAGTGCTTTTATCGAGATGGATCAAACCAGTCGGAACAGCCAACATCATCGTCATCCTCTGCAACCGCGGTGAGAACCGAAACCCCCCTTGAGCATTACAGTAGCGTGGTTAAAAAAATAAAGAAGGATAATATTGTCCCTGAAAACATAGGACACATTATATTGAGCCAGATACCAGGCATCAGTCACATCATTTCAAAGGCAGTACTGGACAAACATGGTTCACTCTATCAACTTATGTTTGCTATGAAAGAAGATCCTACTTGCTTGGATAATATGAGATATGTCACGAAATCCGGACAGGAGCGCAGGATTAGCCACAAAGCAATAACATCAATTAGAGAGTATCTATTCTATCAAAAGAGCAATATCATACAAATAGAAACATAATGATATTATATTCTATTATTTAATATTTATATAACAGAATATTTTTATTATTTTTTAATAATGGAATTTATTCTCTCTTTAATTTCTAACCATTCTTTACTTTTATGAAGTATGAATATATTATCTATTCTATTCTTTACTTCTTCTTTACAATTATATTCAGTTGTTTCAAAATAATTCATACTTGTTTGTATATGTTGATTGCATCTAGCAGATTGAAATGACAAATTCTCAGGAATATTTGTACCACCTTGATTTTTTGATATAAGATGTCCTATCTCCCATCTAATGTAGTCTATTTTCCATCCTCCACATTGAGGTGAATTCCATGCTCGTGGTAGAGTATCTTGATACTCATATATAGGTATTCCTTTTTGATTTTCAAATAATAGATATCCTAATTCTTTGAATAAAGTTATTAGATCTTTTTTTTTTCTTCCACAATTACCACAGGATATATATGCTGTGTTGGCAAAATTTGTAACAGCTCTTTCCTTATCCTCTATATATCTATTTTTATTTTTTAATAGATTTTTACGATGTTCTAAAAGAGTTATTTGTTTATTATCTATAATTTTGAGTTTTTTCTTCTTAAATTTGTTTACTTGTTTTGGGTTGGTAATATCCATTACTTAAATTCTAATTAATCTTAAATATATAAGTGTTGTCTCCTAATTTAAACAGTAGTATTTATAATCAATTTTTATAATTAATTATAAATAATAAATTTATATTATTAAATAATAATAGCTATACAAAGGGAGTACTATTTCTATACAAGATCTTCATCCTTGACAACCTTCTTTTTACGACCTCTCTTTGCTGGCATTTTTTTACCACTCTTTACCGAAGAATTATCGCCTTTCTTTTTACGACCCCGTGTAACCTTTTTCTTACCAGTAGTCGCTTTAGTTGTCACTTCTTCAATGATAACATCTCCCTGTTCAATCTTCATATTCTGTGGTTCATCCTGTTCGTATGCATGCATTTCAGCCTCTTCTTGCTGTTTCTCTAGTTGCTCAATAGCTTTCTTTTCTTTTAAAAAATAAGCCAGCTTCTCTTCGGGTGTAATTCCCTCGCCAGATAAACGTGCAGCTTCAAATAGCACTGTATCTCGGATTAATTGATGAAGCACATATTTTCGCTTATACATTGACATTGCATTCATTTCATCAGGGTCAAGAGAATTAATTCCTTCTTGATACCCTGTAATAACAGTCACCTTAAACTTCTGAAGCATACTAATTTGTTGTTTATACATATCATCTTCACTGAATTCATCCTCCACACTAAGAAGAAATTCTTTTCGAAGGTCGTCTCCATCATCATTCGTACCAGGCTCACCGTTGTAATATGTCATCATATATAAGTCTTGTGCTCTTGCGGACGTTGCGTGAAATGCTTCCATCACAGCTGCATCAGTTACTTCAACTCCTTTGCGTTCCAGTATCTTGCGTTCTACATCGATCATCCCTTTGAAATGACCAGGACGAATATAGCTAAATAAATACTTACTGATTAACGTGTTTTTCTGCATTGGTTCCTCCAAATTTTCAATCTCTTCCTTAGGGATGATTTTCATAATAACATTGAGTGCGTGGTTCAGGTTCATTGGCATTGGCTTACAATCTTTAGAGAATACCTTACGCTTCTGCTCTAACTCATTCATCATCTTCTTTTGTTCCTCGGTCTTATAAGGTGTTTCCACATATACATTCACGTTTTCAGCATTAATATCGTCAGCACTACTTGAATATAATTTCTCATCCCCTTCCATCATTTTATCCATATCCTTGAATGCAGCTGTTTCCGTTACTCCGTGTATTGCGCGTTCTTCCTCTTGCTTAATTGCTTTAGATAAATCACTGCATATCTCTTGGAATACCATCTCACGCAGTAATGAGAACTGTCCGGATGATTGATGATTTGGAGGGTATGAATAGTAGGGAGTAAAAAATTCATTGCATCCATTCCGTGTAAAGATTGCGCAACCGGGCAAATAGGCATCATTATATTGGCGAACGACACCAAATCCTGTATCTCTACGATGTTCCATCTCTTCATCCACCTGTTCTTGTGTCTGCCCTGTAAGATCCGCTACAGTAATATTCTCATTTTCGATACCATCCAACATAAGTAGAGTGCGATTTTTAATAAAGTTATACGATAATACAGGGTAGTCACCATTGTATGACATCTCCAAGTTGTCTTGTTTTGAGAGAAGAAAGTCAGTATTTTCTAGGACTTCTTCATTTACGTGAGCATCATCTCGAACAGCGTAGCGTGAGATCCGACATTGTCTGATAACTTCTGCTTGAATATCATCTTTCGACACCACCTCTATATCATTGAAAAAAATACCGTCACGACCCAATTTTAGGACATCATTTCCCACAGTGATAACCTCATTCTTTTTCTGATATGCACGCTGTTGTCTCATTAGTTCAGATACATTTTGTTTGCGTTCTTCCATCTCTTGTGCGTGTTGATACATCATTGCATAATCTGGATCATTCTCATCGATATTAAATTTATCAATAGGAACATCTACACCAATTCTGATCATAAACGCAATATAACCATATATACTCTCACATAGGTAGTTTATTTCTGTTTGTAAATCGTGAAGAGGAATATATTCTCCACACATCTGCAGGTAATGTTCAGGAGATTTTAAACAGCCATCTGGATGATCAGGCGCAACTAAGTAACGTGCGAATTCAGTCATAGTGAAATTCATCAAGTATCGTATACGTCTTATTTTTAGACTGAAGTCATCCTCAAATACAATATCATATTCAGTAGGTAGAATATGCTTAAACACATGAGGTGCAGCAACTTGGAGATACTTGAGCTTATAAAAAATCCCCTCTAGGTTCTGATCAAGATGAATTTTAGCATAATGATCACCCATAAAATCGAAGAATATGCTACACCGGAAACATTTATTCGCCCAAATAAGAACACCTTTTTCTGTAGACGGATAATAGGGCATCCCTTGGATCTCATTATTCATGTAGTTATTCATTAACATAGTTTGTGTTTCTGTGTAATCCTTAAACCAGCGTTTGATTTGCTTGTTTTCGAAATAGCGGTACTTACTGAAGAACCGCATCATTCCATTCATTGTAGAAAAAAGTGTGGTTAGTTCATCATCACTCTCTTTAATGCCAAGTCGAACGTCAATCATTTCATTGAAGTTTTCTACCATATTTTCCTGATCACTGCCATGAATGTCATCTCCACTACTAGAATTCTTTATGATGGACATTTGCTTCGCCCGATCCAATGCATTCTGCATTATTTTGCTACGAGCCTTCATATGTTCGGTTATCTTCATTATCCCAGTCTTTATCTATTTTCACAACACGCGTTGATAAAAGTATCTATTATAAATACAACACCATTTTAATTCTAATTTGCTTTTTTCCAATATATATTATGTAGTTATAATGTATATACGAAGACTATTATTTTATACATAACATATACAATATACATATGCTATTTTCACTCGAAGAAATGAATATTACTCATTATGTTATAGTTGGCATTGCGATTGTCATTTCATATCTGGTTCTCCGCGTTTTAATCCGTGGATACACAGCAACTCACATTATGGAAGGTATGGAAAACGCAAGCGGTAGTTCAGATGGAATTGCACAAAATGCTTCTGACAAGACAAAGATGGTCATTCGAATGACAGAGCAATTGAAAGACCAACTCCTTGTGGATAAATACAGCTCAGAATATGAGGATACAATTTTGGCACTTGATGACTATTTAGGCGCACGTATCGTGAATGATACATTAGATATCTCCTTTGGAAAGGGTAGCATTCCCAATATGAAGCAGGTGAGAAACCTGAATGATCTCGTGCAGGCAAAAAAGAATTTGAATGATGTTCTCCAAAGTTTAGATAAGTTAAAGTAGAAGTAAAAGTATAATCCGATGCCTTATATCTAGTATTCTTTCTTGTTTACACTTTCATGAGCTACAAATTGATCTCTAACAATTTCATATACGTAGAAACCAATTGAGTTCACGAGTAATGCACGTGCGGCACACACACTATATCCTCGCCATAAATACCCTTTTTGATATGCTTCTTTGAAGCTGATATTTTCAGAGATTTGTCTATTGCGGATCACATCAAGTGGATATGAGACAGTCCAATTTATTAGACCTGCAATTGCTCCACTCATTAGGATATTCAAATTATTTTGTCGCAAATATTCATATGTTGCAAAATACGAAGCAAATGCAGTGCTCTCCCGTCCGAACGTTGCAAGAAAGCCTCTATTCCGAATCAGCATATTCAGTTTGATAGGATACCCCATTTGCCGCTTTGTTTTATATAGATCAAAGGCAAACACAACCGGTGAACCTGCTGTCCCAGCGAGAAAGCCTGACAGAAGCGAACTATCCATATTCTTTTTTGTGTTGTAGTATACACCAAATACAATAGAGTTAATGATTGTTCCTGAAAGTAGAGGAAACTGTATACCTCGATAGTAATCCGTCCAGAGCATTCCTCTCATAGAAGCATTATTTTGCTGGCGAACCTTTATTGTATCAAGAGGATGTCCAGACAACGTTTGTGCAGTTCCAGAAAGAGCTCCAGCTATGAATTCACTCATTTTAGAAATGATTGAATTATGTTGTGTTGATAAGTCGCGAAGCTCTGTTTATATACATACCATAAATGTGATAGCTCTATCTCAATTTTATATGTTATCTTAGATTATTTCGTTTATTATGGTGTTAACACAACATACCATAATAAATAAAGGTCTTCTGGATTATGAAGTGTAATTATTCAATGCGAATTTGCACATCATCACCAGAATATTTGCCACTTTGGACTGCACGCTCAGCATATTGAGCTCCTCCAAAATTCGTGTCGAATGGGTTATCACTCAAACCCTTTCCTTGTTCGTCGTGAAACATTTCATCTAAAGGTGTTACATCGCCTATATACTGGTTAAGTGGGTCAAATCCTGGCATACTACCCTTGTTATGCCCTGCATCATATAGTTTGGTTATTGTTGGTGTCTCAGAAGGAGGAAGTCCGCTATTGGGTTGGTCCGGGTCAGGAAGCATCTTGTATGTGCGTTGTCCTTGGGTATCATAAGTTTGTTGCAAATATAGAACAGGGCAGCGGATACCAGAACTGCGCATCCAGTTCATAAATTCTGCATACTCGTCTAAATTGTTGAAACGAACGGGATTTACACCGGGCACTTCAGCCTTATCTGTGTTATAGAGATAGTATGCATCATCTTTCTTCATCAAGAGATTAGGACATCTGGATGCGATGCCATCTTCGAACCCTTCTACACAGCTCTTTGTGGAGTGGCGTATGATATAATATAGCCCAAATATGTATGCAGCAATTGCAAAATATGTGATAAGTTGTTTGTATTCCATATACATTGAGTGAATATTATATTTTCTCTCTATAGTCCAATATGTATTACGTTCACGTTGATAATCCATCATCCCTTCGTGAATACAATCGGTTGATCACACAAGTCCCTTCGATTGTGTTATTCTATATGCCTGGATGTTTCCACTGTGAAGCAATGAAACCAGAATGGGAGGCATTTGAACATCACGCAAGACAAAGATACAGATCACAACCTTGTATGGTTGCCCGCGTACGAAGTGACTATATGTCTGAAGTAAACGGTGATCGCAACATTTTAGGATACCCAACCATATTCTATATGATGGATGGAAAACAAAAGTCCGAGCATTCTGGAGAGAGGGATCTTAAAAATTTAATCGAATTTGCATCAAAGCATATAAAATCTTCACCAAAGAGAGAAACAAGAGAGAAATCAAGATCCAAGATTAGATCTAAATCCCGTTCAAGATCCAAGACCAAGCGCTCTAGAAGACACACACGTAAAAGAAGTGTTGCATCCCGTAAAAGTTCTAAGCGTTCTGCTAGTGAGAGACGCAAAAGAGTTCACACAAGAAAGGCAACTCTACAAAAGCCGACTGCCATTCGCTCAAGGTTTACATTATAGAGTAAAATAAAGATACCTATAGAAAACATCGCATAATCTAGTATTAAATAATGACAATAAATCTATTGTAATTATTTCTCTCTTGTATAGCTAACAAAATTGAAGGTATAAACAGGTTAGATACAACCTGCATAAACACATATAATCGGGGATACCCAAACGATTTACATATATCAAATTATCAATAATGAGCGTCGATATTCAATTTCGCTTGCTGGACTTTAACGTCTATAATGAGGAGGTGGAGGATGAAAGCGATAGCGATGCCTCTTCTGGTGATGAAAAACGCAAGTTCCACACAGACAAGAAGCAGTTCGTGATCCAGATGTTTGGCATTGACGAAAAAGGAAACACCTACTCGGTTTACTTGGATGACTATGAGCCATTCTTCTATCTGAAAGTAGGCGACAACTGGAGTATTTCCAAGAAGCGCCAATTTCTCGGATTTCTGGAGGACAAGATGGGACGCTACTACCAAGATAGTATTACGGAATGTAAGATCATCAAGCGCCACGAGCTCTATGGCTTTGATGCAGGAAAGGAATACAAATTTGTATTGTTGAAGTTCAAGAACACGCAGGCAATGAATAAAGTTAAGAATATGTTTTACACAAATGTGAAGGATGAGAATGGAGATACACGTCGCAAGCTTATTCCACATGGGATGGTATTTCAGGACACTAACATCTATCTCTACGAGGCAAATATCCCACCTCTCCTTCGGTTCTTCCATATCAAGCAGGTCAGTCCTTCTGGGTGGATTTCAATTCTCAAGAAAAAGTTGAACAAGCACCAGTCAAAGCTGACAACTTGCACGTATGAATATACGACAAGCTACAAGTCAATTACATCTTTGAAGGATAAGGAAACAAAGGTTCCCTACAAGATCTGTAGTTTTGATATTGAAGCAAGCAGTAGTCATGGCGACTTCCCCCTTGCAATCAAGACATATAAGAAGCTGGTGACAAACATTATGGATCACTGGTTGGAAAACGAGGAAGACTATGCTTCGATGGAGGAAGAGGAAAAGCAGGGAATTCTACGCATTCTCATAAAACAGGCATTTGGTTTCCTTCCTCAAGAAGATGTGGATATTGTGTATCCGAAAAAAGCCCCGAAGAGGGAGGAGCATCTGGATGCAATGATCGATATGGTTCTGACAAAGCCTGTTCGATCCATCCAAAAAAAGGAGATCTCCAGCACAATCAAGAAGTATATGCAGGATCCCACTGCGGCAGATGATGAGGATGCAGATGGTGGAGCAGCAGGAGGACGCAAGAAGTTCGCACCCTATATCAAACGAACAAGCACAATCCTCGATCTACTTGACGATCCCAAGCTTCCTCGTGAGGATAAACTGACAGAGATTACAATTGCATTTGACAGTGTATTTCCGCCATTGGAAGGAGACAAAGTTACATTCATCGGGTCAACCTTTATGCGCTATGGAGAAGAAGAGCCTTACCTCAATCATTGCATCGCACTGGATACGTGTCACGACGTTTCAAATGCGGTGATTGAACCATATTCCACCGAAAAGGAGGTTCTGTTGGCGTGGACAAAGTTGATCCAGAAGGAAAACCCTGATATTATTATCGGATATAACATCTTTGGTTTTGATTACAAGTTTATGTTCCAGAGGGCACAAGAGCTTGGCTTCGATTGTGTGAGGCGCTTCTTGAAGTTATCACGCAACCGTGGGGAGGAATGTGGAACTCTCGATGAAGAAACCCGACGATACAAAATTCAGGAATCATCTCTGACCATTGCAAGCGGAACACATAACTTGGAGTTCATCAAGATGGGTGGGAGAATTCAGGTGGATCTATACAACTACTTCCGTCGTGACTACAACCTGACATCATACAAACTAGACTATGTATCGGGTCATTTCATCGGTGATAAGGTGAAATCAATTGAGCATCAGGAAGATATTTCAGTGATTAAGAGCAAAAACCTCACTGGTCTCAAGGAGGGACATTTCATCCATCTCGAGGAGATTGGACATTCATCAGAATACTACGATAATGGTGCGAAATTCAAGGTCATTGAAGTTCACGAGGATCGTGGGACATTTATGATTATGGGGCACGTTACACCAGATATGAAGAAGACGGTGAAATGGTGTCTGGCAAAGGACGATGTAACACCACAGGATATCTTCCGAATGACAAACGAGGGTCCCGCGGAGCGAGCGGTGATCGCGAAATATTGTATTCAGGATTGTAACCTTGTGCATAATCTGTTGAAAAAGATTGATGTTGTCACTGGTTTTGTTGAGATGGCGAACATCTGTAGTGTTCCTATTGACTTCCTTGTGATGCGTGGTCAGGGGATTAAGCTATTCAGTTTCATCGCACAGAAGTGTCGCGAGGCGAAAACGCTGATCCCTGTGCTGGAGAAGAAGGATGACGGTGGATACGAGGGAGCCATTGTTCTAGACCCAAAGTGTGGTTTGTATTTGGATGAACCAGTGGCGTGTGTTGACTATAGTTCACTGTATCCGTCCTCTATGATCAGTGAAAATCTATCGCACGACAGTAAAGTGTGGACGCGAGAATATGATCTAGAGGGTAATCTGGTTAAGGAAACCGGTGTCAAGGACGCAAGTGGAAACTACGTCTATGACAACCTTCCTGAGTATAAATATGTAGATGTAACATATGACACATATGAGTATATCCGCAAGACTGAGAAATCGGCAGCTGTAAAGACCAAGGTGGGACGAAAGGAGTGCAGGTTTGCACAGTTTCCGGATGGAGATCTTGCAATTATGCCACGTATTTTGAAAGAGCTTCTTGCCGCTCGGAAAGCAACCCGTGCCTCGGCAAAGTGGAAGACAATCAACACTTCTATTGGAGAATATACTGGTCTTGTCATTGATAAAACAGATGATCACATCACTCTGAAGGATAAAAATGGCGATATTAAAGTGATTGAGAAGCAGTCGATCTTGTCAATGGAAGACACATTTACGGACTTTATGAAGAATGTTCTTGATAAGCGTCAGTTGGCAATCAAAGTAACTGCGAACTCGCTCTATGGTCAGTGTGGTGCGAAGACGTCGAGCTTTTACGAGAAGGATGTAGCTGCATCGACTACTGCCATTGGACGAAAGCTGTTGACATATGGCAAGCGCATCATTGAGGAAGTGTATGGGGATCGGATATGTGATACAAAATATGGCACTGTTCACAGTCACGCAGAGTATATATATGGAGACACCGATTCAGTATTTATGTCATTCAAACTCACAGATCCGGAGACTGGTGAAAAAATCGTTGGAAAAGAGGCACTTAAACATACCATCGAGCTTGCAAAGGAAGCCGGTGAGCTGGCAACAAAGTATCTAAAAGGTCCACACGATCTGGAATATGAGAAGACGTTTATGCCATTCTGTCTTCTATCGAAAAAGCGATATGTTGGGATGCTATATGAAGAGGATCCTGACAGCTGTTATAGGAAGTCAATGGGAATTGTTCTGAAGCGGCGTGATAATGCACCAATTGTCAAAGATGTATATGGTGGAATTATCGACATTTTGATGAAGGATAAGGATGTGAATAAGGCAATCCAATTCACGAAGGAGAGTATGGCAAATATTGTGGCAGAAAAGTATCCATTAGAGAAACTGATTATCACAAAATCGCTTCGTGCATTCTATAAAAATCCACAGCAAATTGCACACAAGGTTCTTGCAGATCGAATGGGTAAGCGTGATCCCGGAAATAAACCCGGTGCTGGAGATCGCATTCCATTTGTATACATTCAGACCAAGGGTAAGGTAAAGTTGCAGGGTAATAGAATAGAGCACCCTGATTATATCGTCAAGAATAATCTCAAGCCAGATTACTCGCACTATATCACAAATCAAATTATGAAGCCGGTTCAGCAGGTGTTTGCGTTGGTGTTGGAGGATATCCCTAGTTACAAGCGGAATGTCAATCAGTTGAAGCGGAAGATTTCAGGAATAAAGCGCAAGTATAAGGGAGATCTGGCAAAGCAAAATCAGTATGAGCAGAAGCATCGGAACGCAGAGGTAAAGAAACTGATCTTTGACGATGCATTGATTAAATGTGCAAACCAGAAATCTAATACTAGATCTATCACGTCATTCTTCCAGTAGGAATAAGATTACGACGAATACCAGTATAAAATTGAATGTTTGACGATTATAAATTTTTATTATATAGTACAAGAAATGATATTATAATTTATTACTATAATATCATAGTAGAATGAAAATTACAAATAATGATGGCTCTGAACTTCATGCAATGCGATGGTCGAAATTATCACGTTTCTCTATAAAAAACTGGCATTTAAATCGCCCACACGATAATACACGACTTCCTGAAATTATACATCAATTAAAAGAACAAGATTATGTAGATGGGATTGTTTATATTGCAAAAAAAGAAGATACTTATGTATGTTACGATGGAATACATAGAATAGAAGCACTTAAGCTTCTGAGACACGACATTGACTGTACTATTGATCATAAAATTATTGTTCATTATACACCAATATATAATGAGCGTGCAATTAAACAGAGATTTGAATCACTAAATAAATGCGTTCCTGTCCCTGAAATATACACATCGGCACACAAGGAACTAGATGTAAAGAATACGATAGAGATTATAATTAAATATTTGACAGAAAAATATCCATCTATGTTTAAAGCTAGTCGTCGTCCAAATATACCTCATGAAAATAGAGATTTGTGTACAGATAAAATCCATACTATTATCAAGGAATTATCGCTAGAAAGTGTATCACACGATAAAATAATAGATTTGATTGAACAGTTTAATTTCCAAATGAGAGAAAGAATATCCTCTTTAAAATTAACAGTGAAACAAATGCATAAATGTGGAGATACGAACTGTTACTTATTTATTCGAAAAGACTGGGATCGCAGTTTTATAGTATCTTACTATAATAAATTACTAACTATAAGAAGATAATAAATATGAATTATACGTTTCTTACACACCATTTTTATTTCACAGGGTTTCTCTCTATATAAAATTGATATTTCTCTCTATAAAATAATAGTATACAAACACTTCTAACAATTGAGTATACTATTATTTAAATCATCGTAATTACTACCCCATTACATACAATGTCATCCCAACCTGTTCTTGAGCGCCATATTCTGACAGTATATAATCCGGCCCATATGGATCCAATGGATATTGTATATGATAGTGACACTGATGACAGTTCGAATGGAACTCCCCCAGTTAAACTAACAGAAGATGATCTACCACCAGGTAGATTTTATAACAAGTTCCGCTTAGAACTGAACATCACAAAAGAAACATTCGAAAAAATTAAGGATGATGAAGAAGCAATGTGGTATCTTGCATCAAATTATGATTATGATACCGAAGAATATCTATCAGAGGAAAAGGGGGAAACAATCCAAGATATGTCTGAAGATGATTTCGTATATACACTAAATAATGATGAAGAATGGGATGGTGGAGCGACAATGGATAAATATAGGCTCCAGTATGAATTTGTTGGAAGTGGACCTTCAAAATTTATAACATGGGAGGATAATGTATAAGTATTTGAACAGCACACAGATTATATAGCTATAAAAACATTTTTTATTCTATTCATACATTCATAAACAAAATGTATTTTCTAAAATCTCATATTTATCTTTTCTCTCTAGATCTCCTTCTCAATTTCCTCGTAGAACTATTTCGATTACGACGGCGACGTGTTCGATGCAATGTAGAACGACAGCCTTTATAAGGAGCACAAGATGACCGCATCGTAAATCCACGAACTCCTTTTGAGCATCGTTTTCGGGAGAAGCGACGAGGCAACGAGAATACACGACCATCATCTCGGATACATTTCTTAACGCGCTTCCTGTGTATACAACAGTCTTTCATTACTCTTATTATACAGTAGAGAGAAATTTACTTCCCCACTCCATTCTCAACAGCACTACCACGACGTCCATTTGTAGTTCCGCCTCCTACCCCACCATCTAAATCGTCAAATTCACCAGCGTGTGCACTAAGTAACAATGCAAACTGTTGGTTAAAGTTATCACCACGAATATCATTTAGCTTATTCTTCAATTTGTTATGGATCTTCGTCTCTACTCTCTCCACATTTTTCTCCTTACAAAATGCACGATATATCCTATAGCAGCGACTTTTCATCTTTTCTGATCGCTTAATATCATTCTTAAACATCTCATCAATGTCGCCATATGAGCTCTGCACATCAATAAGATGCTTGTGATGATTATTAATCTGACTGTTGTATCTCTTAAGCTCGTTAACCTCTTTCGTAGTAATGATACCTAATTTTTTCTTGTATTCAAGTTCTCTCGAGAGATTAATCAACTCCTTCATAGTAATAATGATCTTGCTCTCTACCTCATTCACTTTTTTGACAAGAGAGAAAATGTTCGTGTAATAGATATTTATCAACCGCTTGCGGACATCATTCGGTATAATAAAACTGTTTGCCTCCTTGATATCCTTGATTTTTCTCTCTATCATCTCCATCTTTTGCTGTGCAAGTTGGTTTGAATTCAGCTTTTTGCTTGGATCTGCCTCGTCAAAGGGAAGAACCATAAGACACCCACTTGTGAATTCACACATTGACTGGAGCTTGTCGTATTGGTGACTGCAAATTTTATGAGCCTCTGCGGCTGCATCCAATTTGAGATAGTTAACGAGTGCCAATAGAAATCCATTGAATGCATTGATAGAAGCAACTGTAACAGCGCCCCACGAATATTCATCAACACTAAAAGAGAGAACACTTGCTAGTGCTGTTAATAAAATAGCAGGGAGCATAAGCATATCCAGATAATGACGACACAATGCCGCCGCTTCCGTATATAATATCTTCTGTCCCTTAATGTAAGTTGCCATAACATCAAATGCTGCGGAGTAGAATTGTTGCTTTGTATAGAATTCACTCACAGCAATCTCAACGTCGCGGTATCCAATCTTTTTTGGTGGAAGTGGACGAGATACAGTCATATGGTTTCCACATTCATTAGTATCTACTTGTATGATTACAGAAGTACCATCTTCAATCAATCCTTCCAGACTGTCGCTCGCCCCACCGTTGATACTGGCAACAGCACTGTCTATATTGGTAGGTGAGTGTCCTCTACCATTTTCATTCGCAAGAATTGACTGCATAGATTTTTTCCGTATCGCTTCGGCGAGTGTCATTGCTTGTCCTGATTGGACAACTTCATTTTTAGATACGTCTACACTAGGTTGTGTTCCATCACTTACAACATCTGCGCCCGAACCATTACCGGCATCATCATCTGCATCACCTGATACACCTTCACTATAAGTGAGAGTTACATTCTCTAGACTATCGTGTTCTAGATCTATTTGTTCATTCATTGACGCGTCCATATTTTATTGTAGAGAGAAAGTTAGCTATGATTAGGTATACATATTACTATTTGACAGTATCTATATTCATATCAAATATTTTTTTACGAACCTTAGTAGAATTCAATAACATAATTCATTTATCTCTTTAATCATTGTAAAATAATATGGATATATTATATAAGACAATCAAACAAAGAAAGATATCAATTATGGGTCATAAACTATGCATTCAGAGAGATAATAGCTATGCCATAGAGCCAGAGGAAACAGATCTATATGAAGCAGAAGATAATTATTTATATAAGAACAAGCCAGTAGTCAGAAAACGCGCAGCACCACATATGGTGAACCATTTCAGAGATAAACACGGGGTTGTAGATGTGCATCCGAGGAATGATTATGAAGAACCATTACTTTAGAGAGAATTTTAGTATGAGCGTATATTATAAAGGCGTTTTACGTTTTTAGAAAAAGGTAAATAATATGGACATTATCAATATAGCTAAGAATGTGATTAATCACGTTGTAAATGGTAGTATAGGCGACGGTTCTGGAAATAATGCGAACGTGAATATTGCAGATGCGGCGGCTCCCTTACTCAATAACAATATAAATGCGGCAGTTGGTATGGCACCACATATGCTACCTAACTTACACCAGAATGTGGTTCATAGACAAGTTAGAAATGCAGGAAAAAATGTCAAGGGCAAACGTGATGATGACGAACCATTGTTATAACATACATTCTCTCTTCGTTTAAATGCAATTATATTATAAATCCATATAATATAATAGTATAAACACTCAAATCATCTCAGGAAATAACTCATAAATGTCAGGTAGAATTCCAAAACGCGTTCGCCAATATCGTCCAGGTGTAACACCACGTGTATCAGGAAATAAAATGGGTACAGGAACTATGTTATCAACCAGCGTGCGACACAAGGGTTGTGTTAACACACGTTCATTCGCTTCCATAGGACAAATGTTTATGTTACCACAACAACAGCCACCCATAGAAGCACCACAAACAATCCATAGAATATATGAATTAACACAATTCCCAGAGCTCCAAAACTTGCAAGATTTAGCCGCAGCACACGCAGAATTGTTATCATATATGGTGAGTTACCCTTATGTATCACAAGACACAAAGGAAGCATTCCAGCACGGGGAAAATACTGACTATGCCGTGATTTCTCTCCGCCAATCTGATTTCGCTCGTGGAACAGTTCGCATTACGCAGCCCGGCATATACACAATTGAGGAAGATATTGTATTCCATCCTAATCCAGAGAATGATTTCCAGCCTCTCCCTGAAGATGTTGCATCCGGATTGTATCCCATTCCTGGAGGATATCAGCTAGGATTTTTCGCAGCCATAGCAATAGAAGCTCACGATGTAATACTTGATCTCCAAGGTCATACCATTCAGCAGTCTAAGGAACATTTCCTCCAGCAACGGTTCTATGCGACAATTGAGCTGGGAAGTTCCCCTTTCATCCGTAATCAAGGTCCTAGCAGCGGAATTACTGGATCATATGCTGCTCCTGAACGCACCGCAATCATAAATGGCTCACTAGGTTTGAGTTCCCATCACGGTATACACGGGAACCTAATGAAGCAAACACTCCTTCACAATTTGACAATAGAAGAGGTTCAGGTCGCAGGAATAGCACTGAATGGCGCATATGACAGTATTCTCTGCGATATCACGATTGCAGGAACAACAGGAGCACTTCCAACATCACCAGTATCGGTTGATATAAACTTCGCCTACTCGCAAGCACGCTTTATACGCCCCTTCCTCCAAAAGCTTCAAGGAGAACATCCCGATGCAGTTCTCTCTATCAACGGAACGGATAAAACAATTGGTGATATCCAAACCGAACTCGCAGCCGCTCTTGAGGAGGCAAGGGAGGCAGTCATCGATAATATAGGCATAGTTCCTCAAGTGTTCCGCAATGATAATACGCTATCAGATGGAAATGTCTATGGTATTTTGCTTCACGTCGCTGGAGTTGCTGTGAATGGGTTCCTTTCCGAACGACCGGAAGAAACCGAAACCACTGCCGTTGGAAACAAAAACCTCTATCTTAAGAATGTAACGGTGAACAATATTGCATCGGCACCCAAAGAAACCGTTGCGATTACTGCATACAAAGATGTTGATACTGATCCTCTTGGGTATAACAATACGCATATTGTGAAAGGTCCAGTTGGCGATGTATTCGACATATTATTTGTCACAGATGAAAATGGTCACTATAGAGAGAACCCGCTTGCAAATGCGCAGGTTATATTAGGTAAATATGTGAATACGGATCCATCGTTCAATGCTGGGACAACATATTTCCCGGATGATATCGTAACGTGGGTCGAAGAAGGAACTACATCGATTGCTGATATCATACAGGAGTGTCCAGAAGGCGATATGGAAACTACTGGTATTAGTGGAGAGAAATTGGTATATAAGTATGGACTAGATGCAATGGCACATGTGATGAAGGGGAACTTTGGATTGTTCTTTTCTGGTTCAAAAAATGTAACCGCTCACAACGTGGATGTCCGTACTTCGACTGTGGAGTTGGATGCCGCGGTTGAACCACCGAACAAAGATGCCACACGTGATTTATGCTTGATTGCAACAGAACAATCGAGTGAACTACAAACGGCTATATTACACGACAGTGTCTTTGTTCAGTAATTTTACAGTTAAGTGCTTGCTTACTCACTCACACTCTGAAAACAGTATCATAATAATAGTAACATATGTATTACTATGATGCTAATATGATGTATTCATAATCTATCGCTTTCTTTCTAAGAACCCGCGATTTAATTTATTCTTCAATTGCAAGAAAGAATATGCGCTAAAGGTCTTTTGGTTGTTCAATGAAGAGAAGCTTCTGTTGTAGTAAAATATATTGGATAATGAGAAGCGACTTGCTGGGATAGGAGCAGGATCTGGGAAGAATACTGGTAATTGTTGAACACTGACTGATATGGTTGGAAAGAATGCAATAACACGATCAGTTGGACGTGGTGTAAAAGGAACAGAACTAAAATCTAAGAATAAATCTACACCTTCCGGGGTCTGATAAAAATATTTGTTTATTAAATTAGATACACTTATTTCATTAAATGTAAGGGTATTACTAGTATCTATAATGTTTCTAAACTCTATATCAATAGGATAGGTGGGGTTGGAGGGATTGAAATTAAACTGATCTGCTATTTCTTGCGTAGCAAGTAATCCAGAAGAAGCAAACTGATAGCTTCCTGATGTTAGTGGGTCATTACCAGAAGGTCCATATGTACCAGTAATCACATCAATATTACTTATATCATAATAATTTGACGTTTCGCTACCTTGATTAAAATTCCTCACTCTAAATCCATCGGTTAATAGTATATCAGAGCTTCCATCCAATGTAAAGAAATCAATATTATCAACTGTGAAATCGGAAGTTCCCGTAACTCCTTCTTTTCCTACAAAGTAAAGGGTTGCAGTTTGTCCAGGTATTCCCAAACCACTCACAGTTGATGTTAAAACGGTTCTTGATTCAATTACCATTGCCTAAAATTTGATAGTTTCTAAGGATATATATATAATTATTAGATAATTATTTTTGAACCTCGGTTTATAAACCGTTCATAAGATCAATAGAGGTTGCAGGATGGCATAGTGAAAAATTGAAAAACTTTTTTTACAAGGGTGTCCGGTAAACAAACAACAAACAAGCGATGCAATCAAACGAAGCAATCAAAAAAACCATTCAGTTCATTACTTCGGTAGTGGATGCATTATACATTCCTTTCCAAAACGATACCAAAAATGGCAGCACCAATGGCAATTGTCCAGACAACGGTGAGCGCAACAGTTGCTCCAGCTCCGGTAGCGCCCCTTGCGCTGGAGATGGCAGATCTTACTGCGATGGTTCGCAAGTGTGACTACATCACAAAGTGCACCTCCAACAAGAAGAAGGATCCGAGCAGCCTGTCATACCTGGTCGACACCAAGCTGTCTCAGAGCGACTGTATCAAGCTGGGAATTGGCATTGAGAAGTATCTCATTGACATTATCCAAGCATACACGACACTCGACAACATCAAGGAGAAGAACAAGAAGGGGAAGAAGGAGACAGATCATCTGTTTATGGATCCCACCACCAAGACGATCTACTATGCGGAATTGAAGGCGAACCTCAATCTTGATACGGAGAAGTCCAAGAGCACATACAACAAGTGCCTTGACATTGTGAGCCTCCTCAAGGAAACTTACCCCGGATACACGATCCAGTGGTGCCTGTTGGGGATCCGTTACACCTCTCGCGATACCATCCCCAAGATCATCCGGGGGCGCTATTCGCCGATCGATGCCAACCTATACGGGATTAACGACTACTTCACGGCACTCAACATTCCCTTCCAGTTCACCGAGGAAAGCTACCGTCAGCTGGTGAACGTCATCGCCACCGCGATGTTCTCTGAGGATCCTTAAACACAAATATCAAGTAAACAAAACAAAACAAAAACTTTATGAAACCAACCTTTTTTTACACATTTTACTCAACTGGTTTATATGTACCTATTTATAATTCTTAATCACCAAATGCACATTGTCAATCTCCTTGCCAATCCGATTAGAGTGGAGCTTGAACCGATACTTCTTATCATATTCATCAACAATATATCCATCGTATAGTTCACGGATGAATTCAGTCGCTCCAATCACCATCATACAGCGAATTGTTGTAGTCTTAAAGCAATGTGCGAGGCGTTCGTGTTCCTCACGACCAAAGGAACAATATCCATAATCGGTGAACTCACTGTCATACGGTGGATCAAGGAACATAAAGTTGTCGGCACTATTGTATGTTTCAAACAAGTGCGTGAAATCCTTGCAGAAGATATCAGTTCTCCCCAATAGCTCTTGGTATGCTGGATCAGCCACAGCATCATATTTGTATGTCTTGTAACGACCAAATGGGATGTTGAATTTTCCCTTTTTATTGTATCGTAGCATCCCACGGTAGCACGTTTTCCTGAGATAGTAGAAGCGCTTAGCATTTTCCACTGCATCCGGAATTTCCATCTTATCGCGAACACTGTAATAAACACCCTCCTCGTTTGGTGTATTTGACATAAATGTCCGGATGTCTGCACCGTGTCCATCCTTAACAGACTGATAAAGATCAATCAGTTCTTTATGCACGTCGCTTATTGCCGCCTTTTGGGGGCGCAGGTGAAAGTAAAGTGCACCCCCTCCAATAAATGGTTCGAGATATGTGTCCACCGTTTCCATCTCGGGTAGATGATGCGCAAACCGTTTAATCTCATCTTTTTTACCACCGCTCCATTTCACAAGTGGTGCAATAGGTGGTTGCACATGATCCTCATTTTGAATAACTTCGTTCATCATATTGTGCTCTTTGACACAGGACATAGTATATATAGTTACATTCTGTTTATACTATGTGATATAATTCAATTTTGTATAATAAAATCTTACATATGATCATTCGGGTTGAAAAAGAGATATTGCATGTCAACAGTAGAATGATTAAGAGAAAGGTCTGTCAGTGTATGTTGCATAGCTTGTGTGATTGATCGTATAAATGCATTCTCTATTTGTGTCTCATCTGCTCTATTTTGAGGTCCAACAACAGTGTTAGTGTTACCTTGTGATAGATTAACTTGATATGTAGAGACAGCCTCATCTATTGGTGTAGAAGATGAACCCGATACATCAACTACATCACCCTGTTGTGCATGTTGTTCCGCTATAGTGGATGTTTCACCGTCGCTATTATCGTCTCCATCATCAGTCCAATAACCATAATCATCATCTGACTGTCCTTGCTGTTCCTCTTCAGCTTGCTCTTCTTGCTCTTCTTGCTCTTCTTCCTCTTCTTTCTGTTCCTCTTCTTGTTCATCCTGTTCTTGTCCTTCATCCTCCGCATTTTCACTTTCTTGAGGATCAATATAGTTTCGTATGTCATATCTACATACTGGACACCGTGGGCTATGAGTAAACCACGCTTCCAGATTTACAGATCTGAATATATGCCCACAGTGACGTATTCGAAGAATTTCATCATCAGCAGCGAATGTGTGTAAGTCAATGGGACACATATTATAGTTTGTTTCGATAGACTGATATGGACCACGTAGACACGCACGAGCAATATCATCTTGTGTAGGAGTTACACGAACAGCATCAAAAAAATTGTTGGTTGGTGTAAAATTATTAGTTTGTCCTTGAGTTGTTTGATTTATATTACCTGCACCAAAAAGCTGTGTTCTATATGTTCGCACGTTTGGATGGGTTGCTGTTCCCGGTGGAAACAGTGAGTTCCATATCCCACCAAATGGGTTCATAAGATTGTTTGTGCTTTGTGTAACATTCTGTCCCAATACATTAATGGGGTTTGTTGTATTTGTTGTGGTATATGCTCTTTGTTGAACACCTCCAAATGGATAAAATTGGCGAGCACTCCCATTTAGTCGATTAGCACTAGTAAAATTAGCTTGCTGTTGTGGTTGTACATTTCGAACACTTTCTTGTTGTGTACTAGGGGTTACACCCGTGAAAGGTGTCGTAGCTCGAATAGGATCAACTGCGTGAACAGGTGACGGTATTCTAGCCTGCTGGGTAACATTATATAAACTATTAACAGTTTGTGCATTGCGGCGTTCGCGTTGATTATCCATACGTGCCTGATCCTCTAAAAGATCAAGGAGATACATATAATTATTATTCATTTGTCTGTATGTATCAATAATGTTAGATGTCTGGCGATTATAATTGCTACAGAATGATACATAATTGCGTATCATAAAATTCAGATCATTGCGGCGAATATTGCTCGAATAATTCTGTTCTCTCCGGTACATTCGTAGAATTGAAATAGTTTTAAATGCGTCTATTACTACATCCAAATACATTATATTTATATCGAAATAAAGACAAAGCATATAACTTTATAAAGAGAATATACCACAGTTAATAACCTTCAAAAGCATAAATATGGGTAAACGATTTGCATATGATCTAAATGACTTCGTAGGAAAGGGACACACAGGTCTTGCTAATTTAGGAAATACTTGCTTTATGAACTCAACCATCCAATGTATATCTCATAGTTATGAGTTTACACAACTTCTCAAGAATAAAAAAGAGAGCACATATAATAACAATAAGGAGGCGCTCATTCTCTCTGAATGGAATAAATTGAGGAATCTTATGTGGAGTGAGAACTGTACAATATCTCCAGGTGGATTTTTAGGAGCAGTTCATAAGCTAGCCAAGCATAAGAAGAAACAAATCTTCACAGGATTTGCACAAAATGATCTTCCTGAATTTCTCCTGTTTCTCCTTGACTGTTTTCATGAAGGTTTGAAGCGTGAAGTAACCATGAAAGTGAACGGCAAAGCAGAAAATACAAAAGACGAGCTAGCCGTCAAGTGCTATGGTATGATGAAGAATATGTATGAGAAGGAATATTCTGAGATCGTGTCACTCTTCTATGGTATCCACGTGTCCCAAATTCTTGATGTTTCTGGCGTAGCACTAAGCTCCTCCCCCGAGCCATTCTTTATGCTCAATCTTCCAATCCCTGAGAAAAGAGCAACTTGTTCCATTGAAGATTGTTTTGATCTGTATACAGAAACAGAACGTCTAGACGGAGATAACCAGTGGTATAACGAGAAGACCGATGAGAAACAAGACGTAGACAAGAAAATTTCATTCTTCTCTCTTCCTGAATTGTTGGTAGTGGACTTCAAGAGGTTTACACATCGCCTTCGCAAGAACAATATGCTCATTTCGTTTCCTTTAGAAGGGTTGGATCTCTCCAAGTATGTTGTTGGATATGATCGCCTGAGCTACAAATATGATCTCTATGGCGTATGCAATCATAGTGGTTCCACAATGGGTGGACATTATACAGCATTTGTCAAGTCCGCAGACGGTTCCTGGCGACACTACAATGATCGGTCCGTTCAAGAAATTCCAAAAGAAAAGGTTGTCAGCCCCAAGGCATATTGCCTGTTCTATCGCAAAAAAAAATAAACTTCGCTATTATATAAGAGAATAATTAACGACTGGACAGTAGAACCTCCTTGTCAATTCAAAAAAGTATGAACATCGATATAGTGCCTTCTTCGGGTTATCCATCATTGTATGAACCCGTAACAAAACATATTACAAAGCAAAATCCATCTATCCTCCTCTTTTTAACTGTGCTTATTGTAGTTGTATATATGCTTTCTTCCTCTTTAGGAAGTGGAGCCGTATCTAGTGCTGCTGATAGTGTCGGTGGAATAGGATCAGCTATGGCATCCACTGGAAATGGAATGGGATATATGGAAATCTTCTTCTGGGGTTTCCTTGTGTTCCTTCTTCTCACTGGTGGACTGCAATACTTTTTCTCTCTCGACATCCAAACAGCTATTCGCAACATATTTTCCCCCATTCCTGAGGTGGACATAGATGTGATATCCAAGCACGAAACCGCACCAGTTCCTGAAATCACATTTGAGAAGCAAGTATTCCACATCCCCGATAACAAATACACCTACGAAGATGCACGTGCGGTATGCAAGGCATATGGAGCTCGTTTAGCAAACTACGAAGAAATAGAAGATGCCTATGAGAAGGGTGGTGAGTGGTGTGGATATGGCTGGTCTAAGGATCAAATGGCACTCTTCCCAACCCAAAAGAAGACATGGGATAAGCTGCAAAAACGTGGAGGTCATCGTAACGACTGTGGACGTCCAGGTGTAAATGGTGGATACATTGCAAACAAGAATGTGCGCTATGGTGCAAACTGTTTCGGATACAAGCCTGAGATGAACCAGCGCGAACGCCAAGCAATGGAAACAACTGATCCTATGCCAAGCACACCTGAAGAGCGTGCATTTGAACGTAAGGTAAAGGAATACCGTAAGAAGCTCCCGGATATAATGGTATCACCATTCAATCACAACGACTGGAGTGTAATTTAGACTGGTTTATCTAGAATGACCTTTTCATATATGAGTTTTATGTATCATATATGAAATATAATTGAATTGGAGTGCATTTGATTATTTTCTTTGCTTGCGAGTTCCCTTTCGTACTCTCTTTCTTTGCTTGCGTGTCTTCCTTACAAAAGTCTTCTTTGTCTCAGGACGCGCCATATCAAGCAGACGCTCATAGAGATCAGAATGAACTACTTCCTTCTCAGACAACTTTATCTCACGAGAATTGGAGCTGTTTTTCGCACCAACATTGAGATTTTGTTGCATATAGAAGAGCCCAGCTGGAACAGCGAGACCTTTGAAGATAGATGCAACGGATGACACCACAGACCCACCACCATTTTGTAATGCATCTCCTCCTCCAGATACTTCATCCTTGCCTGCATTGAAAGTCATAACTGGATTACCAGTAAGAGCCTCATCGAGTTTGTATCCTGCAACATAAGTATCTGAATTTACTTTTTCCATAACAAATGACATTTCTTTCGTGTGATTTATATTCTGATTGTGCGGACAAACACAAACGTTATTTATTTCTCTTATACAATAGTGCCTAAATTATTTTATGAATATATATGCATTTTAATTATTCTCATTTTAATATTTTATCTTCCTTTCTAGTTCTATTTGATTTATTCAGTTATTTTTCCCCCACGCATTGGTATTCTCAATGCTATTCTTCAGCTTCTTTTGATGATCATCCCGCTTCTTCTCCATTATCTTACCATATTTTTCCTCTTTTACTGCATACAATCCACGAAGCAAACCAGGTGTACTATGAAGAACCTTTGTGGAATATTCCGGAATGAGATGATGGCTTACAAGAGACAATAATTCTCCTCCATTGACATCTCCTGCTCGATACAGGATATTTGTTTGTCCACGAGGTAGTTTGTTTCTATGATAGCGAAAGATATCTTGGATAGGTTTAGCCAGTGCTGAACAGACCACTTGGTTCCATCGTTCATTCAGTAACCTACGTGCGGGAGGATACGCTAAATAGTCATCCATAGTAAGTCGTTTGTAGTGGCGTTGAGAGTATTCAGTAAGATCCCCCATTTCGTCATCGTCATCTACACGGTTATGGCGAGAACTCATTATAGTTGTTCACAATCAATCTTTGATAGTCTATATACAAAATATAAGAAGTCTTCTTTAAACTGGTTTTCATCATAGAGTTCGAACCCTGATTTATCAATTGCCTTACGGAGTGACTTATACATTGAAAAGCATACATCCTTTACGCGAACAGCGGGAACATATTCATCGTCTTCATCGTCTTCATCGTCTTCATCACCCCATTCCTTATAAATTGCAGCGTTTTCTACTACACCATTACAATGAGTTTGATCTCTACTTTCAGTATCATATTCTCCTAAATCTTCCTCCTTCTCCCATTCACCATCTCTTAAAAATGCGGTCGAATTGAGCCAATGGTTTATATGATCCAAGTATCTTGTTCGTCTCATCTTCATCATAATGCTTGTATCTTGATAACAAGGTCCAATATAAGGCACGTGTGGAATAGGAGACATCACAATAGGCTCCACTTTTTTATATTTTGAATGAAAAAAACTCTCCATAGTGAAAATATTCTGAAAAATACAAAAATAAATTCTAAAGAAGTGTAGCTAACAAGCAATCAATCTATATACTAGTATCTATTATACTTCTCTATTGTGTGAGCACTTTAACTCATTTATAGAAACGTTTAATATCTTCCACGTACTTGACATCGCGCTTTTCTTTAATGTGCTCCATAATTTGCTCCACGACATTATCATCTGTTATTACATCACCAAGGCATTCTTTCACAAACTTAAGTGTCAGTGGTTGAACAACACGAACACTTTGGAACTTAAGTTGACCATCTGAGATCTGAATGGTCGCGTGCTTGAGTTCTTGTTCCTCTGCATACGTATGGATCTGTGAGCGAAGCGCCGTTTTTTCACCCCTAAGTTCTTTTAATTCACTTGATAACTGCTTCACTTTATTATCAACAGATACCCATTGTCTAATTTTTTCTTCGAAACTCATTTTGATAAATGTATAGTATGATATAGAGAGAAATATCAGACTATATTTAACTTATTTTTTGCAATGTCTATTATTTAACGGCGTGACTTGCGTGCGGTGCGTCTGTGTTTGCGAGAGCGACGTTGGGCACGCTTTTGTGCACTGTACATCAGGTAGGGGAGGAGTGCTTGACGGGCTGCGGATACAGCTCCTGCGAGGAAACCACCACGTTGTCTGCGGGAGCGACGTCTTTGCTTGCGGGCTACACGACGGGATTGTCTGCGGGCGCTTCTAGAGTGTCTACGTACCATTCTTTTCTAAATAATTATCGGATCTTATCAACTACGATTATACGATATAGAGAGAAAAGAAAACTATGTAAGAATGGTTTTCTTACGCAGGATCAATACAAATATTGCTAAAATAAGAAGAAAACTTATGCTCACGAAAATGAGAGAGATGTAAATGTATGGATATATGTCTAATAATAACATATCTATGAGTGGTTTCACAATGAGCTTTACTTCATCTTTTACATCATCGCGTTTTAGCACTGAAAAGCACTCTTTAATGAATTGTTCTCGGAATGACATATGTAATAATAGTTATCTAATGAACGGATTGACGTAAAACTTTTATATTCTTATATTCAACCATTATTTTTTTTGCGATAAAACGAACTTGAAAAAATAGCAATACAGTCATATAGAGAAAAATAGAAAATTGTGAAATACTCCATATACACACAGTAGAATAATGAATGTTATACCATACTTTAGCACAATTGAAGATCTAGAGCCTATATCTTTGGATAATCCTGTCCGTCTCCAAGGAGGTGCATACTATTCCGCCATTCAGTATGGAAAGAAGGACTTTTTCTTGCAACTTCCTGAATGTGAGACAAAAGCCGGAATTATTCAGACAGGAAAGCGCACATATACCGATTTGATGTTTGATGACAACAACGAAGAGTTTATCCAATGGTTTATGGATGTAGAGACCCAACTGAAAAAGCGCCTGTTTGAGAAGGCAGATAAATGGTTTCACAATGATATGGATGAAGAAGATATTGACTATTTCTTCCACTCGTGTTTGAAGACATATAGACGTCACAACTATCTACTTCGTGCTTTCGTTGGGGGATCACGTCGTGTTCCATCTTCCAATGGTACTCTATCTAATGCAAGATTTTCTGTCTTTGATGAAGATGAGAACGTAAAGACATACGATGACGTGAAAGGAACTCGTGTCATTAGCATCATACATGTGAAGGGCATACGGTTCACATCAACCAGCTTTCATATAGATACAGAAGTGAAACAAATGATGCTTATCAGAGAGAAAGAAGTGATATTTCAACAATGCTTGCTTCGCCGCAAAACCACCGCCACGCCAGCTGAAGATGTAGTAGAAGATATTGCCACACGATCTGTAACACAAGAACCTTTAGCAGAAGAAATTGCTATGGCGGAATCTACAATTTCCACCGAAGATGTTGGGATAGAAGAACTATCAAATGTCAGTGAAAATGAGAGTGATGTTGATATAACTGTTAATAGTATTGGTGAAGATTTAGGAAAAAGTGCCCCGCTTCTTATGTCAACTGAGGAAGAGACAACAATAGAAGCATCAGAGGGATCAGTTACTTTAGACATTTCCGATGCAGAAGTTGTGGAAGAAGAAAATGGAGAAGATAGAGAAAATAATGATGAAGTATCAGAAGAAATAACGATAGAAGTTACTCACGATGTTCAAGCACCTCCTTTCCCTTCCCCTTTAGGAGAAGCAGTTAATCAAAAGATCCAAGAGGAAGTAGAAAAACGAGTGCAAGAAGGATTTTCTGCGAATAAAAATGAGAAAGTCGATGAAAAGAATAATGAGAACGATAATGATAGTGAGAACCACGATAGTATTTTAGAGCCTGTGGAATTTACATTTGATACGCTTGATACAGATGATACGCCTATCACATTAAAACAACCAAATGAAGTCTATTATGAGATATATCGTGAAGCTCGTAGAAAAGCAAAACTTGCTAAGAAGAAGGCTATTTTAGCATATTTAGAAGCAAAGCAGATCAAACAAACCTATATGTTAGAGGTGGATGGAGAAAGTTCGGATGATGAAGATTTTTCGTTAACAAATAATTTTACCGATACATTTGATAGAGAACAACAGCAATTAGAATAATTTCACTAAAAATATTTTATCACCTGATTTTATAGAATGAAGTTCGGCAAGCTGTTAAAAAAGATACAAACATCTCATTACATAATGATCCTGGCTGGTGCAGCCCTCCTCTACGCACTCTATCATTACTCTGGACAAAAGTCCATGGTAAAGGATGCAATGAAGGCAGCCAATGCAATCCCCGCAGCCATCGCTAACCCCCCTGAGGCTCCTGGACAATCCGCACACATCAACACTGCCGGAAACCCTATGCCCAGCGCACCTTTAGGTGAAAACTCCCAACCCGCTGGTGTATCTGGAGTAAAGACTGGTATGCAAGGACTTCCCCCTGCCTGCTCTCGTGAGCAAGTAGTGAACCCCGCTGAACTCCTCCCCAAGGACGAAAACAGCGAGTGGGCACGCCTCAACCCAATGGGGGCTGGTGATCTCCAAAACGTAAACCTGCTTAAGTCTGGTTACCATATTGGTATCAACACCGTGAGCTCTTCTCTGCGCAACGCTAACCTGCAACTGCGCTCTGAGCCCGCTAACCCTCAATCTAAGGTCGGACCTTGGAACAACACCACCATCTCCCCCGATATCAACCGTCGTCCTTTAGAGATCGGATGCGGACCCGAAGTATGTGCTAACTAAATGAACTAAGCCATTCATCAAATCATCCAAATATTCGATACGTATCATAAAATTTCATATTATTTGACAATGTTAACTTCTCAAATAATACCAGTATATATTATATAGTAGGTGCCAATAAATCTGTACCTGTATTACAGAAGAGAGACATTTATATGAAACAAGATCAAATATTAGGATATTTATTGATTGCACTGATTGTTGGTGTAATTCTCAAAATTTATTATGATAGCGACGTATTCCAATTGAAGTGCATTATATCTGACGTAGATGGAAATAAATATTGTGTGCGTGAAAGGAGTAAAATTCAATTGGTAGCTGACCTTTTAGCACGTGTTACAACTAAATTAAAGAAGCTAGTCAAACATATGAAGGAAAGCTATCCTACGCGGGAAAATGTGAAGCGAATGTGTGAAAACTTTAACCCCAAACGCATCAATGAAACGCTTCCAACAAGTGTTCACACGGCATACAGTGAGAATAAAGGAGAGAAAATGGCATTCTGTGTCACGAGAAAAAAGAATGGAACGCAATTAATTGATGAGAACACACTGACATTTGTTGCTATTCACGAGCTGGCACACGTTGCTACAAAGTCCATTGGTCATAAAAAGGAGTTCTGGAACAATTTCAAATTCCTCTTACAAGAAGCAAGCAAGATAGGTATTTATCATCCGGTTGATTATAAGAGCAAACCTGAAGAATATTGTGGGATGGATATAACTGACAATCCTTATTATGATATGTAAGCGATTAATATATTATTACATATCATATCTTAGGTATCATACCTACCTTTCATAAATCGAAAATCGCAATGGGACATCATTTTCAATAAGATTGATTTGATGTATTTCTCTCCATTCCTCGCTAGAAAATTCAGGGAAGAAAGTGTCACACTGGCAATCCTTATCAATATGTGTGATATATAGACGTGTCAATTGTTTATTGATATCTTCATTCGCAAAACATTCTTCATATATTTGTCCGCCACCGATGATCCACGCACGATCTATATTTTTATCTCTACATACATCTAGAGCATTCTGAATAGAACAATAAACATTGTCACCCTTCATCGTTCGCGATACAATTGCATTATATCTTCCTTCGAGGGGTTGTTTAGGTAGACTTTGCCACGTCTTTGATCCCATAATGACGGCTTGCTTCTTCTCCAAACTAGGGTGATCTCCCATTCCGGTTGTCATACTTTTGAAATATTGCATATCTTTGCGGGATCTGAAAGGGAGTTTGTTTCTATATCCAATCCCATTTCCTCGACACATAGCAGCTATAATATTTATTTTCATATTGTGCGATATCTATTATTTCTAATAATTAGTAGACGATATATCAATCTAGATAAATATAATGTAAAGTATTTATATAGAAATAATTCTAATATGGAAAATCTATTTCGCATTATTGAGATGGAGGAGGATAGCATCTCACAAATGTTTATCTTTCAATCTCGTGATGATCAGGATGAATATCTTGTAGAGTTGAAACCAGCAGATTATTCCAATAATGTGAATCTAATCGGTGCGGAAAATTACAACAGCTTACAGTCAAGCAAAGATGCTTCAAGTGATATAAAGGTTTTCATAGTGAATGAGACCATATTTTATGATGATAGCATAGACACAGTAAAGCGGAAAATAATCAAGGCAATGAACCGTGAAGTATCATTTGGGGAACTATACCTATTTGGTCTCCATAAAGAGATGCAGTATAATTTCGATATATTCGAGATGCTGACACAAAATGATGCATTAGAGATTACACCTTTGCGATTTGCACAGTTTATTAGCAACTTTCTCTCCATAAAGATAGATGATATTGATTTCGATAAGGAAGAATTCACATATAATGACGTGATGCTTCTTGATATGGATCGCAAAGAGAAGATCAAGAAAATTCCAGTGGGGAACCGCTTTTTCATAGAGAAACAGTATCCTCTGTGTGTGAACCCATTCGATATGATAGAATATGATGCATTGCTTGAACGATTTGGTGATAATATTGTTTCTACAAAGAACAAGGCTTTATTAATGAGTGTTGGCAAACTATACGGAAACAATTTATATGTATGTCGTGCGGAAAAAGTTCTCTCTTATGTAAAAGAAAATGATATTCCAGAGAGAAAAACAGTCGAGCTATATTTCCCTTATTTGCAAGAAAATGACATATATTCCTTGGATGATCTTCGCGCAAAAAAAGCATCACTTCTCTCTGGAAACAAGGATCTATTGAGTGTATCATTCCAACAAACAAGTAAATCAGTTCAACTCTTCCACGATATGTATGAAACAAAAACAAGGGACTTGTCCTACTTATCATATGGTATTCAAGAAGTGCATTGCACAATACAGCCGCCCAATAAAATATTCATCCCTCTAGATGTATTGATAAAGATAATTCACACAAATAAGAATGCTTCCTTTATCAAATACAACCCCGGAAAGGGACGTGAAAAGGTGTATCGTTTGTATTCCGAGAAGGTTGCACTCAATGGAAAGAAAATTCCTTACTTGAGCAAGGCAACTATTGCAAAACATCGATTAAATGTAGCAAGAGAGAAATCTGTCGCTGTCGTCGTAACCGGAGAGAATATAGATAGTATGGTAATAACATTCTTTGAGACGGGACAAATATCTATTGAGTATCGCAGTAAAGAATTGCGTTCCGTTCAAGAGGCAGAGCGTGATATAAAAGAGAATGCAAATCCTATATTGGATATTGTGCAGGACTTTATGGCACAAAGAGGATATACATTCCACACCTTTACCACTTTATATGATCCATTTATTGATGTAGATAGCCTTCAGTATAAAGCACGAATTGCAATCACTCGGAAAATGGCATTGAATAAATTCCAAGGATGCATCGCTCCTATGTTTGCAGTGATAGAACCAGACTTGAAGAAGGGAATAGTTATGCGCTACAAGAGGATATCCTACTTTAGTGAGATGGACAGTATGGATGCATTCATCACAGAACGCGCAATCCGTCGTGCATCTGATGCTGAAATCGTTGCAGACCTGGAGAGAAATTTCTCTCTATCCACAGAAAAAGCCACTGATGCTTACACTGCTTGGATCAGTAACATACAAGTGGAACAGAATGCACATCGCAACCGCAGACTGACAATTAAAAGCAACCCCGGCTTTTTAACTAGTATAGTAAGAGAGAAGTTCACAAACAATATAATGATCACTGTAGATCAGATAAATGACATACATTATTTGTCATACATTCCTATTTATCTGGATGGAATAGTTCGCCTCACACAAGATATGACTTCTTCTGGTGTAGATAAGAAGCGCATCGACCGTGTATGTGGTGTAAAGGCAAAGGAGGAAAAGGATGTAATACAGGACATAGAAAGTAATATTGAGGAAGGCATAATGCAACAAGAAGGATTTTCATTCGAGGATGATGAAATAGAAGAGGATGATTTAGACGACGACGGTGGAATTCTTGGTCTATTGGAAGAGGGTGACGACGAAGACTATGAAGATATGATGGGTGGTGCACAGATGGATACTCCTGATAGTGGATCTGATGGATTTCTTTCTCTCGAGGAGGGTTCTGTATCAGCAACACCAGGATCCGCAGAAGGCAGTCCTATGATTGAATTGGAAGAAGGATCCGTCTCTGCAACACCAGAAGAGGAAGAAGGAGTAAAGGATGAGCAATCTGAAAAACAAGAAAAGAGCGAAGCTGTAGACAAAGATGAGGGTGATGAAGATAAAGATGAGGAAGAATACGAAGAATTTGAAGAAGGATCCGTCTCTGCAACACCAGAAGAAGAAAGTGAAGCCATTGAACTATCAGAAGGATCTGTTCTTTCTCTCCAAGAGATGTCTGAAGGTGGTATTGAACCATCTGCAGGAACGAAATCATCAAAGAAGAAATCAGTCTCGAAGGCTAAGAAACCCAAGTCAGCATCACCGCCGAAAAAGGATAAAAAAGAGGAAAAAGAAGATCTATTGGAAGAAGATATAACAGGATTGGATCTCAAGAGCCCTAATTTCTTCACAGAGAGAATGATGAAGCGTGACCCTGCTCTGTTTTTGAAGCGTAAGGATGGCAAATTCAAAGCATACACCCGCGTATGTCCTATGAATGTCCGTCGTCAACCTGTTATTCTTACTGATAAAGAAAAGGAGGTCATTGATAGAGAGAACCCCGGATCATATGATCAAGCAATTAAGTATGGATCTTCCAGTGATAAACAATACTGGTATATATGTCCAAGATATTGGTGCCTTAAGACAAACACAAGTATGACAGAAGCAGATGTAAAAGCAGGAAAGTGCGGCGGTTCATCCAAGATAATCCCATCCGATGCTACAAAAGTCCCCAAGGATGCATTTGTATATGAATTTACTTCTACAAAGGAGCATCAGGACGAAGACGGTAATTATATCAAGCATTATCCGGGTTTCATAAAAGAAGGAAATCATCCGGACGGGTTATGTATACCGTGCTGTTTTAAAACGTGGGATTCACCTTCACAAATCAAGCGCCGTAAGAAATGCTTCAGTTCTGAAGAGGTGCACGCAGAAGAGATAGGACGAGATGAAGCAGATGAATACATCAAGGGTGTAGACAAATTCCCTCTTTCACGTCATCGTTGGGGTAAGATGCCTCTATCTATACAAAAGCTTCTTCATACAGACAACAATAAGTGCTTCGCGAAAGGACGCAACACAATCAAGCCATTCGTGACGTGTATGCTACGTAAAGGCATTGAAGTAAATAAGACCCAATCATTTGTAGGCGTTCTTGCAGATGTATATCCAGAATTCCACAAGGAAGCAAAAAAATCTCCTCCTAGTATCCGAGAAATGAAAGAGATTATTATTGACAGCATATCAATAGATGATTTCATATCCTATTATAGAGGAAATCTCATTTCTCTCTTTGAGCAGGATACTCTTTCTGTATCAGTCGAAGCATACAAAGATAGTAAGTTGGCAAAGATGTTAGATATGAGATCCCCTGAACATAAGGTATTTTTCGAAAGAGTAATATCTGCATACCAGCATTTCCAAGATTTCCTTCGCGATGACGAGATTGTCATTGACCATACTTTCTTATGGGATATTGCAAGCAAACCACACCCAAAGCTCTTCCCTACTGGATTGAATATTGCATTATTAGAGATACCGGAAAATGACATAACAAATAATGTCGAAATCGTATGTCCTACAAACCGGTTCTCAAGTGAAACATACAGTACCAAGAAGCCTACAATATTAGTAATGAAGAAGAACGAATTCTACGAACCAATCTATATGTTCCGCGATGAGGAGAAAAATATTCGCGTGCATAAGACTTTCTCAGCATATAACTCTCAACTTCTCTCCAACATAAAGTATATGCTAGAGTTAATAAAGAAAGTGAATGATAAGTGTGCACCAAAAGCAAGTATGCCTCGTGTATATAAATTCAAGGAGAATAAATTCTTAGGTGATATTCTTCACATCGCATCAACACATAGCATAAAGGTAATTGATCTTGTTATGCACTATAACGGTTCTATTGTAGGTGTTATGGTAAAGGCAGGAGAAGGTGGTAAAGACAAAGGGTTTATTCCCGTTCGCCCATCAAGTGCACCTGTGCCATCTGCAAAATCACCCGATACTCCTGCTTCCACTATTATGCTAGATGATGTGAATTGGAATGATTTAGATGCAACACTTCGTGTGTTAGAGGATGTGCATCGAACCACAAAGGGAGCCATTCCTTGTAAACCAACCATAAAAATTCTGGATGATGGTCTGGTTGTAGGTATTCTTACCGAGACGAACCAATTTGTAGCGCTGGAGAGACCAGAGGAGAACATTGCCATTGATGGACTGGTGGAACAAGACGGAGCAAATTATGCACTCACTGATGTCGACACTATGACATCTCAAACCACTGATCAAGAACGCGTAAAGACCATAAAGCGTATTAAGCTGGAAAGCAACTTTTTCCACGCATTCCGTAACCAACTTCGCATACTTCTTCACAAGTTCAATGCTATCGAAGAGAGAAAGGCACTCCAGACCTTACTTAAGGATGATAGTATTTCTTATTCAACCAAATTGGAACAGGTGCGTAGAAAGGTCAAGACACTTATGAAAGACAACTGTATATTCACTGAAATATCAGAAGATGTCTTATTCTCTTTGAAGGATGTGACAACTTGCACATACAAGTGCAGAGAGAAACAATACTGTATGATGGTTGACGATGGCGATGATGGAGAATGCAAGCTGATGATACCCAAAAAACATCTGCTTAGTGGATATGATAATGAAGAAATATACTATACTCGTATGGCAGATCAGCTCATACGATATGGCACAATTGCCAGCTATATGTTCAAGCCAAACGTATATGTCGGAGGGGATGTGGTTGAATATGATGTTCAAGACAATGAAGTTATTCTCCTTGATACCATATTATCGGAAGGATACTTTAATGATTTGACGGAGAGTTATCAAAACAAATATATATTGCACAGTGTAAGGGATTTCGTTGAGCCACAAACAGCTCAGGTCTATGAAACTCAATTTACACCGGATGAATTGATGAAAGGTAAGAATGTTGATGGTGCAAAGAAGCTTGATAAGAAGGTCAGTGAAGTTGGTGTAGCTGCCAAACAATCAGCGAAGCTATCTCCCGAACAGTGTATTGAGAAGACACTTCCTGCTGTGAAAGGCAACTGGGCAAAGATGTTCCCTTCAGATACGTATGAAGTGGAATATAAGAATACTCCTGCGTGCTCATTCCAATTAATGCGTGACATAATACAAGATCACACGAAGAAGCCTGCACCTAGTGTGGAACAGTTAAAATTGGTGCTTATTGAAAAGATACAGAAGTTGATTGATACATATGGAGAGGGTCATATTCTCCGCAAGATCATTAAAGATCAGGGGAAAGAGAGACTTGTCCGCCAAGTGTTAGAGAGAAAAGTTACACTCGACACACTTATTTTATCCAGTGAATATCCTGTATCCAACATAGATATCATACTTATCTCTACTCATTACAAACTACCTGTTGGAATAATATCAGGAACCAAACTATATGAGTTGGTTGGATGGAATATAGGCATCACAGCTGTGCGAGAGACAAAGGATAACAAGTCAGCCGTATTCAAGGATCGACGCAAGTTATGGCTAGTTAATGCAAAGGAGCCTACCGAGACATACTACTTTATCAGACAGCCCGGTGTAAAGCGCAACACTGTGTTCTCCTATGGATTGCTCAGGACAAAGGATAGCATTGCAATACAAGCCTCTGCACTTCCTCGTTCCACTGAAATTCTGCTCACCACATATCGTAAGCGTCCTACGTTTGAGCAATACATCAAGGAATACAAGCCTATTATCAATGCAGGCGTGGTCAAAAAAGCCCCCAAAAAACTTGTTGTTGACGATAGTGAGGGTAAGAGTAAAAGTAAAGGAAAGGCAAAATCCACAGTTCGTAAATTAGCAAAGAAATTAGTTATTGAATAATAATTCCAGTATATGGAGATAAAACCTATATTTTGCCAATAAAATGATAAGTAATAAAATGATGAGCAATAAAGATGACAAATCAATATATGATATATACAGAGATACCATATATTGGTCTAATAAACATTGCTATCTACGGAATGGGTTTGTTCGTGCAAAAGAAGGAATTCCATCATTCTCAATTGTTCTCTCTACTACCGCAGAATCAGGTAGCATAATATCACCCAGAGATATATTAGAGAGCTGCATTCGAACTTGTGTGAATAACGTAGGTGAACTATCCTGAGGAACAACCACTCTAGGCCTCCAGAAGTAAGGATTTTTCTCCAAACGTTTTTTTAGACAAGAAATAATGCATCGTGTATGATATGCAATAATATTCTCATTTTGTTCCACTGTTGTCACGAGGTATGAGAAAATCATCTTTTTACACGATTGCACCAAACTAGTCATAAACTCATCTGTAACGGAATATACATCCGGTAATATAATATTGCACTCGTAATTGTAGCGTTCCTTTACAGAGGTGGTTGATAAATAATAAAACATATCATCCAAATCGCAATACAGGTCAACATCGTCTTCTGTATCGATGTAATCCTGTAGTGTGTTCCGAATAAGTGAATGATACATCAATGCTTTGAATTCATAGAGATCCGTATTGTGTGAAATGAATATTTTGACAAACGGATCGATCGGAATATTTTTTTGTCGACATTTTACATAGAAATTATAGCAGTCTTCACGCTGAAATGTTAAATTAGTATAGGGGTTTTTCACGTACAATGGCTTTGGTATCATATATTGAGAGTTTAATAGCGAATGGCGCATCATTTTCATTACATCAGACAATGTAAAACGATATGATGTATTATTCTGATGAATAAACAATAAATCATTCTCTGGTTTTTCAGATATATCATTCAATTCCAAATCAAAGTCATATTCGAACTTTTTATAGTATTTGCGAAATAAAAATGCTTGTTGAAGTCTAGATATTGCATTCTTAATAAAATTATATTGTTGAAATAATAAGAATAATTTATTCTTTTCACGTGGTGTATATTTATTATCTAGGCGAATATTATTCCATAGTGTCAACACTTTCTTTGAATTGTTGAATAAAGATTTTTTATGATATTTAAATAATTTACATACTTGACACGTGATAAAAAAATCATCATTATGATATTTACGAATGAGTAATTTAGTGACAAGCTCATCCATATTTGTGATTTGGATTATTTAAATGCTATGAAACGTATGTAAATGGTCTGTTATATGGTATGATTTATATATATTTAAGATGGTTTCCTAATAATATGTTGAACTCTCTAAAATATCATTGTATATGATTGACATTCTATATTCTAAATATTTGGTGTTACAACTCCATCGGTTGTTATAGTAGCCGGCGAAGGTGTTACTGTTGTTCCAGTAGGTAGTATATATCCTGTGGGCACAGTAACCGGTGCGTCAGGATCGATTAATTCCAAATTATCAATGTACCATCCAGATTGAGGAGGATCGGGTGGGTTAACTCCAGTAGCAAATGCCAATCTTGTTCCATATACTTTTGTGTACCCATAGAACTTTCTCCATACATTTGGCCAAGATAATACGTATTGTGGAGTTCCTTCATTAATGACATACTTGAACACATCATTCTCTGGTTCACCATCTGCTGCATAGGTAATAAATACCTCGAATTTGTGCCAGGTATCATAAGCAAGTGATCCTAATGGTATTGCGATGAATGAACCTCCTGAGAATATGATTGTGGTTACATCAAGTGTTGCATTCTTAGTTATGTTTATATTGAACCCTGTTCTATCGTCTCCTACATATGATCCATTGTAAATCTTAAGAAGTGAACCATCATTTGTTCCATCTGCAGAATCAGCATATACGTGGAACACGTAGCAGAATGTTTTGCCTTTAATTGCTTCATTGAAAGCAGTCTCATCCGCAGCAGATGTTTCTATTGTGAGTGCAGGTGTAAATGGAGAACCTTGTCCAGGGCTACCATACAATTGGGTATTGCCAGTGAACCAAGCTCGTGTTCCTTGGTATGCAAAACTAATATCTACTATAGTCTCACCGTCTGTCGTATCATTCGTGAAATATGTTTGTGCACCACCACTCCATCCACCCTGTATGAATGAATTCTCACTCTGACTGATTGGTTCAACCACATAATCAGGTGCCTCAAATGTGATAAATAGCTCATCTCTTGGGGGAGGAGGAACAGGAGTAGGTTCAGCATCCTTCACAATATTTGTTCGGATCTTGCGGTTCTTCCATCCTGTGAAATATCCCAGTCCACCTTGATTGATTGCTGTGTCGGGGTGATTTTTTGTCACAGCCTGGACACGCTTTGTAATTCTTGAAATATTCATATAAAAATTATATATTATATAAATATTTTATTTCCCATAATATTTTATTTTTCTAGATTATTTATTTTCTTTCTCATTGATACATCCATCTAGAACCCTGGATTGTAGTCGTTGTCGTCACCCATATCCACTGCCTTGATGGTCTTGATGTTGTTCGATTGCTTGATGTTGTCAATAGCGCATACGTCATCCTTGCTTTCCATACCGAATTGCTCCTCCAGTGACTTCGCAAACTCGATTGTCTTGCTACCCAGTTTGCCCATCTCCTTCAGATCCAGCACCAGTTGGAATGCACTTGTTCCATAGTTGCCCTGCTGTCCACACATCACGTTTGCAGATACACCACGCATATTATCCATCTCTGCGTGGCGGGCTGCTGAGAAGAACATCTCCGGAGTTTCTTCAAAGGACGCCTTCGCAATCGGTCCAATGTGGTCATTGTTGATGCCGTGACGGAAGATAGAGATCATCTTGCTTGAGTGACACATTCTATCACAGAGAAGCGCCATATGGTGATAGTTTACATATGTGTCACCGTGCTCCATCACCTCATTCAGTTCATCGTAGATCACTTGACGGGCTGCTTCCATACCAAGAACATTGAAGATCTCCACAATATGGTTTGAGGTAGTCTTGCTAGGATCAATGTCATCCATTGCCAGAATATCAAGCAAGTTCGTTCCCACTGTATCCAGCACCCAAGTATCCTTCGGCACATAATTGCCGTTCTCAAATTCTACCTTAGTATTCACCTTGCGCAAGATAGCCTTTGTGATGCCCTTTACACCACGCAGAACAATGTGATCCAACAGATTTTCTTGAACATTCTTTAACATATAGATTTCATCGGATTGATCAAGGATGACTTGTTCACCATCAAGGAATGTCTTCTTGTTCTCTACCTTTTTCATATGTGCAGCCAGAAGGCGGACACGGAAGATGAGCTTATCTGAATTATAGTCAGACATTACACAACTCACTTCATCTTTGTAACTGCTCTGAATAGCAAACATTACATCACCCATTGTGATATTTTTCTCCAACATTTCCTCCTTGTTCAACTCAAACCGGATAATCCAGTTGCCGAATTCGGTTTCTTGTGCATCTTCTTCCTCCAAGCAGTCTTCGACGATTTCTTGGAACCGCTTGTATTGTGATACTAGTTCCTTGTCTTCATCGATGAGAGTGTTCATATCGTCGGGATCAAAGCAGATCGATACTGAGGTCACAATGTCTCGCAGGGAAGTATGCTCTACAATGTGACGCATTTGTTCTGCCTTTTCCTTGTTCTCTGTCTGACCCGGAGGCATAGAGATTGTCACAGAAGAGTTCTTGGGGTTCTTCGACAACTTAAGAATTTCTTCAATACGTGGCACACCACGAGTAGCATTGGACTTACTGGAGACACCAGCAAAGTGGAATGTATCATTTACAGCTAGACCATTTTCGATGAGGAAGTTACGAGTAGTTTCTACAGTAAGATCATATGCATATGAAGTTGTATTGGGAACTTCTTCAATGCTCTTAATTTGGACGAACACTACATCTTCCATACGTCCATTGCGATCTTCCATCTGAACAATGCCATTTACCATATTAGGGATCTTCATCTGGTGACGCATATCATCTGGTGTTGGTTCATAGGAAGCAAGAGATTTGTATCCAACAAGAGCATCAGTAAATATTCTGGCAAATGTTGATACAGAGAAGGGTGAAATAGTGAGTTTATATGTATCACAATCATTACTAGCAAATGACATAATTGCAGGTGTTTGCGTTTTTAGAATAACATTTACTTGCTCAATAATTTCACGAGATTTATTACTAATAGAGATATGTCCCTTTTCTTCATCAACGTATCCACTGTGTGTCATCATTGATGTAATAAATCCTATCTTCCATTCTTGTGTAGAGAACGCGAATTTAGATAGATTATTTTTATCGCATAAGATTTCAATCTCACATCTCTTCATTGTTTCATTTTCATCGATATTATTTGTTGATACATATGTTCCCATAGCAATACCACATTCAAATGTAGCTTTCACTCCATCAGGGAAATACTTTGTAGATACATTTAGAGTGCGTTGCTCATCGTGATCAATCTTTTTAGTAGATACTGGAATATAATCACCGACCTTAAGTGCATCACCACGTGTGCAAACAAGCTTGCCATCCTGCAATGTCAAGAATGACTTTGCCTTTGTAGCAACAACTTCCTGAGCATATTCAGTAGTAACACACACCATAGTATCTGTTCCGTCTTCATTTACTACAGGATGTTGCGTTCCTGCCTCAATCTTATACCACTCTACATCTCCATTTTCATTTGGTGCCTGAACTTCCCATAGTTCCTCATCCAATGTAGGTGCATATGTGGTATCTTTTGTATCGTAATATTCCATCTTTGTTTTTCCTGCATCTCCGTGAGCAATAAGACTTTCTACGAATTCTCCAATAGGCACAGTATTACAAATACCATTCTTACGAACAATGATGGGGGTTTCGTAGGTGAAACTGTTCAGTGTAAGTTGTGTAGTAGGTTCACCAATCGATTGCGCTGCAACCATACCAACCATCTCTCCTGGATTAATGATAGCCTTTTTATAGTTGGTGGTAACTGTTTCCAGCAATACCTTAACCCCATTCTTAGAGAAGCGGTGGGTTAAGAGGAGCTCCTTGGGTGAAAGGTAGTAATCATAGAGCAACTCAAACAGCTCGCTTGGAGGTGCACTGGAAATCTTGTGCAATCGCTGCTTGTAGTTTTCTACCAATTTGAAGCATTCCAGAGGAGTGATATCAACCATTGAGTTCGATTGGATATTGAGCTGGTTCTTCACATTCAAGATAATGCGACCAATATTCACTGGGATATTCACCTGGTTGTTGTTTGCACCGCGGAATACGTGTTCATAGAGTGCTTCGCGTGCATCAAGGAAACGGTTGATATATTCAAGTGTCTTGGCTTTACATTCTTCCATCTGCTTCTTTAGGCGGGTCATTGTTGCCTTGGTATAGTTGATACCATTCAGTGCTTCCTTTGTGATATCCTCGGGGATCTGGAAGTGGGCGAAGATTTCTTCCATTGTCATTTGCATCACAGGAAGTCGCTGTCCCTCAACCTTAGTTGTATCGATGCTGTCATCACCATATGTGAATTGAACGATGCGACCATAGTTGTTACGCACGGTCATATCGTATTCGACCTTCAGATCTTCCATACTCTTGATCAGTCTGCGTTGGACATATCCTGTCTGACTTGTCTTCACAGCTGTATCAATCAGACCTACGCGACCACCCATTGCGTGGAAGAACAGCTCCTGAGGTGTGAGCCCCTGAATGAAAGAACTCTCAACGAAACCACGTGCACCGGGACTGTCGTCAAACTTATGATAGTGAGGAAGGGTACGATCTGCGAATCCATATGGGATGCGCTTTCCATCCACGTTTTGCTGTCCCAAACAAGAGATCATCTGGGCAATGTTCAAGTTGGATCCCTTTGATCCTGCCTGCACCATAATCTTGAAGCGGTTATCCTTGCTCAGGTTCTTACGCCCGATCTTTCCTGCTTCTTCTTGTGCCTTGTTAAGGATACTATTCACGCAAGTCTCAAACTCAACATTGTCAGATTTACCAGTGTTATTCTCGAATACACCAATCTGCACATTATCGAGGAGCTCCTTTACTTCGCGTTTTTTCGTAGTGATTGCATCCACAATGCGCTCATTTGTGGTGGCATCGGCAATCAGATCACTGATCCCAACACTGAATGCACTGGTCTTCATATATTCAGTAACGATATTCTGGAGATCGTCAATGAAATCGGCAGATGCCATACATCCAAAGTCATTGAAGATGCTGTGGATCAGTTTTTTCACTGTCTTATCGAGCTGTCCACGCTTCATCACACCATTGGCAATTTCGATAACATTATGAGACGTCTTCTTGTCTTCATCGTCGAACGAATTGTTCTTGAATGTGGATGTGAGTGGAGGGAGGATCTGTGAGATCAGCTCGAGGGCAGAAACATCCTTCTTGGATGCAAAGATGTCGGGGCTCATTGTCTTGATCGACATCAGTAGGTTCATCGCTTGACGAGGTGTGAATTCGGTTCCTTTCCTCGTGATGCGGTATGTTCCAAGAAGACTGTCTTGGAAAATGCCAACAATGGATGAGTTGTTAGCAGGACTGATAATCTGACGCGGTACAGCTGCCAAATTACGCAGTTCAGCACTTGATTCTTCATCCTGTGGCATATGCATATTCATTTCCACAAAATCTCTTGCGTTTCCACAAGAGCCGGACTATATCTTGTGCCTTATCAGGTTGATTAAACCATCATATAAGACCCGTAACCGTCTAGTCTCTGAACCTTCTCCATATCCTATCATAACGGACGTAGGAGCTTGGCTGCGGATTGTCCAATCTTCATACCTTATTACCATTGGGTTCGGCAATTAACCGAGTTCCTCCAATTCTGTTTCCAAAGTAGGAGTGGTAGTATGAAGCTCTAAGGAGTTTCCCGCAATTTGGCTACGTTGCCATCCATAAGATTGACTAGGTGATTATATTAGTTAATGTACCTATGCCTAATACATCAACCAGTAGATATTACACTGTTTTCCTCACTAAGTATTATCTACAACTTAGCAAGCAGTCACCTGTTGGGAACAAAATCTATCCCCATCAAAATCAGCATTGTATGGCTTTGTATCAGCCACATTCATTCTGAAGGTATTTCCTTCATTCATAATCTTTGCAATATGACACATCATACTCATCCTATGCAGAGTAGGTTGACGGTTAAAGAGAACCGCATCCCCATCCACCATATGACGGTGTACAATGTCGCCATCATTCAACTCCAGAGAAGGACGATCGACATACTTCAAGGAGATATTTTCTCCGCTGCTGCGCTCCAGAATTTTCGCTCCCGGATACACGTCCGGACCGTTGCGCACCAACTTCAACAGGAAGTTCTTGTTTCGTGCATTTACAGTCACCGGATACGTGATGTTCATAGCGATTTTCTTTGGCACACCCAACTGACGAATACCCAGATTAGGATCCGCTGTAATCACACTGCGAGAGGAGAAGTCAACGCGCTTTCCCATCAAGTTGCCGCGAACACGTCCTGTCTTGCCGTTCAACCGCTCAGAAATCGACTTCAAAGGGCGTCCTGAACGCTGTGCCACAGGATCTGTTCCGGGAATGTTGTTATTCACCATACTCGCCACATAGTATTGTAGCATCTTTGTCCAATCCTCGATCAATTGGCTCTTTGCATCTTGATCGATCTTCTCTTGGAGTGTCTTGTTGGACTTTAGAATATTCACAATAATATGCGAAATATCGTCTTCACTGCGTTGCTGGGCGTCGTGCTTCACAGATGGGCGAACCGCCGGGGGTGGGACAGCAAGAACCTGACAGATCATCCACTCTGGGCGGGAGAATGCAGGACTGAAACCCATAAACTCCACATCATCATCGCTGATCCGTCTAAAGATCTTTAGCACGTTTTCCGAAGTGAGCTCGATCTCGATAGTCTTGCTCTCTTCGCTCTCCCCCTCACCACTAGAGACATTCTTCCATTCTGCAAAGATAGAGGCAAGACCCTTTTTCTGAATTTTATTTGGTTGAAGACATCCACAACCATCCTTGTTCTCATTGCCACATTGCGATACCGTGCTTGCCACACTGAAGATATAGTCCCACCTTTCCTTGGGCTTCATCTGCAATGCGGTATTATATTGCTCCTTGTCGATCAGCAGCTTACTGCATTTGATACAAACACATCGCAAAATCTTCAGCACGTGCTTTAGGTATTGAATGTAGAACACAGGACGAGCCATTTCGATATGACCGAAATAGCCGGGTGTCTCCATATAGTTGAGCCCATCTGTTGGGCAAATTAGTCCGGGTTCTAGAACACCCATACGAGGATCAAACAACCCATTAATCACCGGTTTATTATTGATATATGTATCACGAGACGTGATTTCAGCAACCGATGATTTTCTAATCTCCTCGGGAGATAGAATACTAAATTGGATGCCAATGATTTTAGAAGGGTGCATCTTGGTTGAAATCCCAGAATTATTGTTCACCATTCTTCTTATACTACCGGGAGAATATTTAGATTGTTTCACAATCAATTTTACTTGTTTATATTGAATATTCCATTAAATCCGTTCGTTGAGAATGCCAAAACAGATATATCAAAAAATTGAACAAGGTTAAAGCTTTACATAAAAGATAAACCACATATATCATCATTTATCGATGAGCAACGAAACATCTAATAATCATTATAATTTGCGGTCAAAGTCAAAGGATACTATGAAGGATCAGGCTTCCACGAATACCGCATCAACTCCTAAGGCTGATGATACAAAAAAGTCTAAGACGTCTAAACAGGAGCGCAAGGCAAAGAAGGCTATGGAGAAAAAGTATAAGAAATCTCTCGGTGCTGAGAGTGACGACGACGACGGTGACGACACTGACTATGACCACGAAGAGATGAAAGAGATGCTAGACCGCAAGGCATATCAAAAATTTCTGTCTAAATGCTTCCCATCCGAATATATGTCAAAAAAGGTAGAGGCAGATGATGAAGAGGAGGAGGATGAAGATGACGAAGAAAGTATTGGTTCTGAAGACACTGATGAGAGTGATGATGATGACGACTATGAAGATGAGGAAGTTGACAGTGAGGAAGAAATTGAGGATATGGAGCAATTTCTCAAGGATAGTATGAAGTTTAACATTGTTTTCACGATTGGTGGAAAGGAAGGAGAGGATGAGGATGAGGATGAGGATGAGGATGAGGATGAGGAGGAGGAAGAGGAGGAAGTGGAGGAAGATGCCGACGAAGAATATGTTCCGGAAGAGGAAGAGGAGGAGGAAGAGGAGGATGAAGAAGAAGAATATGTTCCGCCGGTGAAGACAAAGAAAAATAAAAAGAAGAAGCGCATTACTCCTACACCCGTGAAGGACACATCTAATAAAAAGATCAAGAATAATAACGATGTCCCTGATGTCGATGAAACTACAGTAAATGCTATGAAGGAAATGATGACCATCTTCAAGAAGAAGAAGGGAGATGGTATGAAGGATGCATTTGCAAAGATGGAAAAGTATCTTGATGACGAAGAGAAAAAGTTGGAAAAGAAGCGTAAGAAGGAAGAAAAGAAGCAAAAGATAAAGAATACAAAAGAATTCCGCAAGATGCTGCGTGGAAAGTCAGTGATGAATGATTTCGCATTCTTCAAGAAGATGGAGGCAACAGAGCAGACATTTGTGATGAAGAAGATGAAGGAGATCAATGAGCACATTCAGGTGGAGAAGCCATATCGCTTGACACTCATTGAATCACCCATTCCTGCGAAATACAAGGGAAATGCCCTGCGAAAGATCAATTCTCTGAGTATGATGGATCCCGGATCTGGCGAATACTACAAGGTGAAGCAATGGGTTGATACATTTATGCGGATCCCATTCGGCAAGTATAATTCACTGCCTCTTCAGATCTCTGACGGTGTAGAACAGTGTAATGAGTATATGGAGCGTTCTCTTCAGACCCTCAACGATGCAGTCTATGGTTTGGATGATGCGAAGATGCAGATTATGCAGATGATTGGACAGTGGATTTCCAACCCTGATGCAGTAGGTTCGGCGATTGCAATCAAGGGTCCAATGGGGACAGGCAAAACGACGCTGGTCAAAGAGGGGGTGAGCAAGATCCTGAACCGACCCTTCGCATTCATTGCACTTGGTGGCGCGACAGATAGCAGCTTCCTTGAGGGTCACTCATACACATACGAAGGTAGTATCTGGGGCAAGATTGTGGACATCATTATCCAAAGCAAGTGTATGAACCCAGTGATCTACTTTGATGAGTTGGATAAGGTTAGTGACACTCCCAAGGGTGAAGAAATCATCGGAATTCTCACGCACCTTACTGATACCACTCAAAACACTGAATTCCACGACAAGTATTTCTCAGACGTGGATTTCGATCTCAGTAAAGCACTGTTCATCTTTAGCTACAATGACGAGAGAAAAATCAACCCTATTCTCCGGGATCGTATGTATCGCATTGAAACGAAGGGATATGATGAGAAAGAAAAAATTACGATTGCGCGCAAGTATCTTATCCCATCCATCGAGGAAAATATTAACTTTGAAGAGGGTGAGATTACTATTACGGATGAAGCAATCCGCGAGATGATTAAGAGCTACACATTCGGTGAGAAGGGTGTTCGTAATCTGAAGCGATGCTTGGAGATCATCTATACAAAGTTGAACCTGTATCGATTGATGAAGCCAGACACTGAATTGTTTAAGGAAACCAAAACATTCAAGGTGGAGTTCCCCTTCGAAGTGAAAGAGGATGTTCTGGAAACTCTCATTAAGAAGAAGGAGAAGGAAGATCAGTGGTACAAGTCATTGTATATTTAGAGAAAGCAAAATAATAAAGTGTTATTGAAATGACATAAAAATATAGGAAAACATTTTTTATCTAGATACTATATACCCTTGCCTATCTCATCCTATAAACTTATATACGAGCCCAAATGGACGAGGTAGAGCAAAAACAGAAAGCAATCAACTTTATTTTACAATTAAAAGATAAACTGCACTCAGAAAATGAACGTATATCAATGTCTGATTATTTATCAAAGCGCGCCCAGAGTAGTATTGTTGCAGAAAACGAGGATACCATTCAAAATATAGACCGATTATTATATACGTTTTGCGATCACAAATGGACGACTGACTTATTTGAGCATAGAGGTGAAACATTCGAATTAACGTATTGTGTTCATTGTGAATTGCAAAAAAATGCATAACATTATTCACAAAAGCAGTAAATAAATATTTATATTTGGATATAGTATATAACTATTTGATTTCCAAAATAATATGGCTGATGCAAAAACACATTCTAAGAGGGTTCAGAAAGAACTAGGTGATAAACCATTAGATAAAATATATTCATTACTTGAAAATGCACAACCCGAAGATTTACATCGGGAAACGCAACCCATCCATTGGTTTGTAGACGATGTAAAAGAAGACGTAGAAAAAATAACTAGCCTCATCGAAAATGAACCAGTTAATCACTCTGATTTCAAATATGCAGTAGGAAGATTAATGGATGATGCTGGTGCCCTTGGAGAGAAACTTAACATCCCTGGTGCGGATAGTTACCATAGTAGCAAGCAAATGGTTCTTGAACTGGCTGAAAATAATGATTTCAAGCAAGCAATTGGAGATGAATCCATTATTGAAAAAATGGTGACAGCTGTAAACTATGAACCAGGACACGAAGGTGGTGCGCGTCGTAAAAAGCGTCGTTCAACACGTAGACGTAGTCGCAAAAACAGGTGCGCATCCAAGCGTAAATGTCATTCAAAAAAACCCCGTCGCAGAAAAACACGTAAGACACGTAAGACACGTAAATAGATATTATCTATTAAACAACTCTGGAAAATATAATATTTCATATATTTGACATATTATATTCTATATACAACATTTTCCTTATACATCATGCACAATTGTTTACACAACCGCAGATCCCGGCATCTTAATTGTACGTAATCCTATTTTTTCACTCTTTGGTACACTAATAATGACCAACTTCTTTTGCGTTTTCTTACGTGGCTTTTTGACAGCCTTCTTTACACTCTTCTTTGCTAACAACTTCTTTCCCAATGCACCAGTTTTCAATACACATCGCCCACTCTTGGGATTTAATATCTTGCCTGAGGGGCAGTCCTTTTTACCTTTCTTCACAGTCTTTTTTACAGATGCTTTTTTGACAACCTTCTTTACACTCTTCTTTGCCAATAACTTCTTACCCATTGCACCCGTTCGCAATACACAGCGTCCTGTTTTAGGATTTAATATCTTGCCTGATGGGCATTCTTTCTTATCCTTCTTCGCCTTTTCTTCCTGAGCCTTCTTCTCATCCTTCGCTTTTTCTTGTAATATGCGCTTGCCTATTGCACCAGTTTTCAATACACAACGATTTGTTACTGGATTATATATTTTATTTGCAGGACATTCTTTTTCCTTCTGTTCAATAACAAGTTCCTCCACGTCAGGAGCAGCAACAGAGGATTTTGGTGGTGGTTTTACTTCCTTTACCTTCTTCTTCGGTTCGCACAAGGGTTTTATATTATTCATATAGAATTCATATGCAACGGATCCATTAATTCTATCCTCATAGTATGGTTGTGTCATAAGCTTTACCAAATCATATATTTGCGACTGAATAGGATCCATATCAGGGTTTTTGTGAGACCAGTTGAACATTCTTCCACGAATAGCAACAAATATCTCTGCCAAAGCAACACCTACACTAAATACGTCGAGCTTTTCAGAAATCCTGCGAACAACTTCTTCTCTGTTCATCTCCTGGAGGTTTAGACGATATTTCTTGATATACTCTTCTTCAAGAATACCTTTATAGAGGCTGCCTTGGTATATGTTCTGTTCATCTATGTAGCTCATATAGCTTTCATTGTATAGCTTTTCCATAATCTTACGAGACCTGTAGACAAACCGAGGTTTGTTTCTTATATTATATATATCATATGAAGGTAGTGCACATTCAAGTGGGTATGCAAAGTATCCTACTCCAAATCGATATAGCACCTGGGGAGAATACATTGCCTCTGCTACAGTGCTTGCAAGACCAAAATCAATATATTTCGTCTGTAATGTTCTTGGGTTGGTTACCATATTCTGCGTTTTAATATCAAAATGCATAAATCCCTTTTCATACATGTCCTTCAACCCATACATTATTGGCTCTAATCCTAATATGAATCTCTTGCTATAGGACGGTTTATCCAGTAAATCCTTCTTATGTTTGGTAAGAAAAACAGCAGTCTCTGTACCACCATCTTTATATTGTAGTAGTCTCATTCTCGATATTGATCTTCCCTTGTTAGTGTAGGGATGACAACGATTGATACCTTCTTCTCTCTTATATGCCTTATCCATCTCACACATCTTAGGTGCTGTAAAGTGATAAATTCCGGTTGGATCTAACTCATCAATACGCAATGCTTCGCTCAATTCTTCTTGGGCATCTTTTTTAGAGATAAGCTTGCTCACAATACCCTTTTCCCTCTTGTTACTACCTTTACAGGGGATCATTGGTCGGAAAGCACAACCAAAGCTTCCTTGTCCGATTAATTTTCCTCCGTGTTGCATTATGGGTTACGTTTCTCTCTTATGATATATAGTTGGAAAATATATATCATATATACTTATTCAATGTAATTATTCATTGCAGTCACTGCATTTAGAATTCAGTAGCACCGGTGCGGTTTCCTCCACGTTGGTTGATGTATTGGATTTGCTCGCGGTTCATACAGGCGCATCCTCCACTGGAGAAACCACCTTCCTTAAGGAGACCACCGTTGGCGCTGTAGTTGGAACCGCAGCATTCGGGCTTGAACTCGGTTTGGGCGAAGTAGTTCAGGTTATCTTCAGGGGCGACGAACTTGCTTTGGTAGCTGTCGTGATCTTGTTCTCTGTATGCTAAAGGATCCTTGCTTGCTTCACCGTCCTTCTTGGCATACTCGGGGAGTGCTTGCAATTCAGCGCCAATGACTTCCATACCCTCCATAAGTCCCATACGGCAGCATCCAGCAACTAAGTGGGATGCCATTAATCCAAGAACAACCAGAATTAATACGTGCACGAGTGTGATTTTTACTCCAAATACCTTCATATTCAAATTTTCTTTATACATATCAGTTAGATAATTTATTTGCATTATATGCCATTTTCTCTATGGTGTGCGAGGAACTCGCTTTGTAGACACACTCGTATCCTTGCCTAATCGATGAAGAACGATCGCCACTCGAACAACAACATAAATATAAATTGCTAGGAATGGCGCTGCAAAGGGTATTGTGAAGAAAAAGAACAGCAATGGAACTATGATTGCCGTTAATATCACCAATCCTATAATCATTAATTCAATAAATGCACCAACAAACGTCGATGTTGCTAAAAATCCTGTAATACCTGTAAGGATACCTGTTGCAAGAATTCCAGATGTCTTATCTAAAATATCCTTGATGCGGATCACTGTTCGATGAAGAGGCGTCGTGAAATTCATCAAACGTCCCATTACATTTTGAGTAATGTGTTCCATATTATCAACCGTTGTAGATATCTTCTTGCGTGTTTGCTGAATATCATTTCCAATATCGGCAACGCCACTGGTAAGAACGTGAAGTGTATAGTAAATAGGCTGAAGTGCATCACTTGCAACTTGTGTTAGTATATTAGAGACGCAATACGAGAAATTTTCATTTGTAGTTTCCCATACACCCTTTGTTGAATCATTATTAATCACACCTGCAAATGGGATTACCATAGGATTGCATTTATTTGCGTTCCAGTTTGCGCGCAGAGGTAAAATACGTTTCATTACATAGAAATAACTGACAATAACAAAGAATGCAAGAAATGTCAGCATTGTGACAACTACGCTTCCACCATATTGATCAAAGAAGCCTTCGCCGTGATATAGGGTATTTAATTTGTCTAAAGAAATGTTTTCCATATGTACTCTTACATTACATAGGGAAATAAAATCACGTATTTCTCTCTAAGAAGACACTATAAATGTCTACCTAATCATCCCAATCCCAGAAAGTGTGCTCTCCAATTCGGATCAAATGGTCATCTGTAATCAGACAGATAAGGTCTTCGGTCTTCATATCAGGACATTCTTCCGTTTCGGGATGCTCCTTCATAGCAACATACTGTTGTGTTGTCTCATTGCGGATCAGATGAGATCCTGTCACGTATAAATCGCAATCCAGTTCTTCACTGCGGATCTTATAGAATGTGTTGTGCTTCATATCCTCATTCGAATTACCGCGAAGTTTCATTGTTCCGATCACCTTACTGCCATTATGGATCACATCCCCGAGAGAAACATTCTTGATGTTCACCTTTGAACCATCTTCAAGAGTGATAGGTGTATCGGGATGGAAACATACGAAGCGTAACGTCTCTCCGATCGGTCCAGCCATTATGCTACCCCCTGTTTCTACACCAGTTACCAAAAGATAGACTAATGTTACCATTACACCAATGATCTTTCCCATAATATCCTTTATCTTGTTGAAGATACGTTGGAATTCTATGATTAAGTTCATAAATACACCGAATATACTGCCCACTATTTTGGCTATATTTCCTAAGAAGCTGCTTATTTTCTCTCTGACAGAATTGACATCTTTCACAATACCACCTAAAGTTCCCGAGAGAACGCTGTTGGCATAATGTGTTGGTTGCAACAGGGTTCCCATATAGGAGGTTTGCATATTTTGGATACAGTAGCTAAAATTCTCTGCTGCATCGTGACCAAAATGACTTGCAAATGGCATCACGGTAGGGTTGCATCTATATTTAGGCCAGTTTTGTTTGATATGATTGTATTGTACCTTAAACATATTGTGAACAAAGAGAGAGCTCAATAGCACAATGATGAATAGGGTAAGGAGGATGTCTTTTAATCTCATACTACTACATTATTTGGATATTTATTTTTTGCCGGAACGTCCTCGCGTGCGGTGTTTTCTGCGGCGCCCTTGAGATTTCTTGTGTTTCCTTGATCGTCTTACCTTGCGTGTGTTGCGACGGCGCTTTCTTCCACTACCAAATTGACTTGCTGGGACAACTTCATTTAATTGTCCATCATACTTGGCATATTCCTGCTGCTGGAGAGAATGAGAGTTCGCCTTGAAAGAAGTGTTTGTGGCATCCATTGGTGAAGGAGGCATGCCTGTCACAAATGTGGGGTTGAGTAACTTTGCTCCACCGCTTTGTTCTCCACCATGATTTCCCTGGTTCATATCATTTTGCGCATCATTCATATCTTGCACTCGCAGATGTGCATTCATCATAGCATTTCCTGTCTTTCCCTGCGTGAGAAGCATAGGTTGTACTGTCAAACCCTTTGCTCCACCGCGCTTCATCATTCTGCGGCGCCCGTGAGATTTCTTGTGTTTTCTATTGTTTCGCGTGCGTTTTCTATGATATGCCATTCTATATACATACTTAGTAGAAATTAAATATTAGAGAGATCTCATCATTTCTCTCTATATAAAAAATAAAATCAGCAGTAACTATGGCAAATGCAATGAACGATAATGAACGTCTTCAATTGGAGAAGATGCTAAAAGAATACAACGCGGAGGAAACAACAAGTAAGATCCGTGAACTCCGCCATAGCAAGCGCATCCGCGAAGATGTGACAATTATGTTGTCAATGAAGCGCAAGTATCAGCGTATGCAGCGCGATAACCCAAGTCAATTGAAGGAGATGTGCATCAAACAATGTCGTTTCCTCTATGATAACTACACACGCATCTTCCATAAGCTTTACAATGATGAGATTGATCTTAAGATGTTCGATACATTCCTGCAAATCCTCACCCGCATTGAAACAGGAGAATTGGATCAGCACGAAGCATCATTTCACGTTGGAAAAATCTTGAAGGACATCTATGTTGACAGTGCATTGCGCCAAGATGAAAAGCGCGACAGTGATAAAAAGAGTGGAAAACCATCTTTTGCAAAAGGAAAGAAGATGTCTTGGGATCAATTCAAAACGATGAATTCTATGTAATTTCGATCGCGTATCAGATTTCTCTCTGCAACTAATCTAAACATTCATCATAATACAATATAACATACCAGAACCTTGCCACACAGCAACATATCCTGTAACTAAATATAATATTGTATTATGGGCTTCATTCTTCTTATTGTGGAATCACCTGCAAAGTGCAAGAAAATAGAGGATCTACTGGGACCGGGATACAAATGCATTGCTAGCTTTGGTCACATCCGAGAACTTCAGACAAAGAATGGTATTAAATGTATCGATGTTGACAATAATTACAAGCCACAATTTACAATCGCTCGAGGAAAATACAAAACTGTCAACTCGTTGAAGGATGCCATCCAGAAATCAGATGAAGTGTTGCTAGCGACTGACGATGATCGAGAAGGCGAAGCAATTGCTTGGCATATATGTAAGGTGTGTCGTTTAGATCCTCTTACGACAAAGCGTATTATCTTCCACGAGATTACCAAATCAGCCCTTACACGTGCCGTAAACAATCCTACCACGATAGATATGAACAAAGTAAATGCCCAAAAAGCGCGTCAGGTGCTAGATCTTCTTGTAGGATTTACAGTATCTCCCCTTCTTTGGAAGCAATTCAGCTATAATAAGAAGTCACCTCTCTCTGCGGGACGCTGTCAAACTCCTGCCCTTCGTCTTGTATACGACAATGAGTGTGATATAAAGGATAATCCGGGAAAAGCTTGCTATGATGTAAAGGGGGATTTTACCGACAAGAGAATACCTTTCTCTCTAACATCTACTCTTACTTCAAAGGAAGAAGCAGAAACATTCCTCGAAGAAACAGTCTCACACGATCACGAACTGACACTAACACCCGTTCAATCAACACATAAATCACCTCCTAAGCCACTCACAACGAGTGATCTTCAACAGAAGGCAAGTAATGTGCTTCATTTCTCTCCAAAACAAACAATGGCATCTGCACAGATCCTATATGAGAACGGTTTGATTACATATATGAGGACAGATAGTAGGACATATAGCAAGGAGTTCATTCAATCCACAAAGTCTCACATTATTTCTCTCTATGGAGAGAACTATATTCATCCAAACATAGATGTATATGCTCTTAGGGTCAGTGATAATGCACAAGATAATACAAATGACACATCAAGAGGTAAAAAAACAAAAGTGTCCAAGAAATCAAAGGTTGGATCGAAGAAAAAGGATGGTCTTGCACAGGAAGCACACGAAGCAATTCGCCCGACATACATTTCTCGTTCTGCGATTGATGAAAAAGGGAAAATCACACAGAGAGAAGTCCGCCTCTATCAACTTATTCATAATACTGCGCTTATGAGCTGTATGGCACCATCCGAGTATGATACGTTTAATGCATTTATCTCTGCACCACAAACAAAACAATACAGACATCACTGTGAACAGGTGACATTCCAAGGATGGGAGATCGTGCAGGGTAAGCCAATAAAGAACAAGCTTTTCCCATATCTACTTAGTCTTGAAGAAAGCCACGTATCCGAAGATGTTCCATATAAGCAGGTATCAGCACAGTATACATTGAAAGAGAGAAAGCAGCACTATACGGAAGCAAAGTTAATCCAGCTTTTGGAGGCACGCGGCATTGGTCGTCCATCAACCTTTTCTATGCTTCTCTCTAAGATCCAAGAAAGAGGTTACGTGACAAAGGAAGACGTTGAAGGAACAAGACTGTCGTGTGTCGATTATACACTGAAAGGCAATGAGATAGAAGAGGTTGAACAAGAACGAGTATTAGGTACAGAGAGAAACAAGCTAGTTCTCCAGCCAATGGGTCGTCTCGTGATTGAATTTCTCTCTACAAATTTTGACAGTTTATTTGCATATGAATACACAAAGCATATGGAGGACACGTTAGACAATATTGCAAGGGGATCAAAGATATGGTATACATTGTGCGATGAGTGTTATACAGCAATGCAGTCTATTACATCAAATATTTCTCTCGAGAAGGTTAAAATAGATATCGATGAGAGAACAGTATACACAATTGGTCGATACGGACCTATATTTATTCGAACGGAAGAGGATGGAACAAAAACAACACATCCTGTCAAGAAAGATGCTACGTTGGAGGATATCCGCGCCTCAAGCAACATCGATGAATTTATATCTCAACCAGATGAGAGGAGTTTAGGAGTATATGAGAACAAACAGGTGGTTCTGAAGAAGGGTAGGTTTGGATTGTATGCTGTATTTGGAGAGAAAAATATCTCATTGAAAAAGCTGAAAAAGAAACAAAACAACATTAGTCTAGATGACGTAATTCCATTTTTAGACGAAAGTAAGCAAACAGGAGTATTACGATCAATAAATGAAAATGCTAGTCTTCGCACAGGAAAGTATGGACCATATATTATGGTGAAGACAAAGAAAATGAAAAAACCGAAATTTATTCCCTTGAAGAAATTTCCGTTCGATGCAGAAACGTGTGAGATTGAGACATTAGAAGCATTTATCAATGATAATATGTAATAGAGATTATTAGTATAAGAATAATAACATATTGAAGTATCATACATATATCTAACAATTATACATTATTTATGTTGAGTATATGAATGGTGCGTGATAAGAATATCCGCGTTTTTGTTCATCCAAAAGTTGATTAGCTTCTATCACGAATGAGAAAGGCAAATTCTTGAAATCAACAAGTGTTCCATCGTGATAACGGAATGTGAACTTCATCTTGCGAATTGTTGGAACAGGAACCTTCAAGAACGTTATGTTTTGCAGGAAACTATTCTTGCTGTCAATGACCGTACTGAATGGATATCCTAGCATATGTATCTTAGCAAATGCACTGTTCACACATCCGGAATAGTCATTATTGAATGTGCTGCTCGTTGAGGTAGAGTATGGAACAATCTCATCCATAGAGTTATATTTATCAAGTTCCATATAGATTGCATTACGTCCATAAATATCAATGCAGTTCACGGATTTAGAATACTTAACAGTTCCACTTGCGTTATCAGTAGAAGGCTCGAATATCTTAGGATCCCAAAAGAATGCTAAATCGTGTGATATCTCTTCTGATACATACTCCTCTTTGTTATATCCCAGATTGTATGGTAATCCCCAGTTTGCATATTGACCAAAGACACTGCTTTGATTGCAAGGAAGATTATCATATGTTACTTGCTCACCCATTAGCAGCGTAAAATTATCCCTCAAATTTATTATGTATATTTTGTGACGAGGTTCATCGTAGAATACTCTGAACTGGTTATATACATATCCAGTAGGTAAACTACCACCGTAGATAGATGTAAGTATTTCTGTTACATATTTGTTTAAATTACTCTCCAACTCTTTTACGAGTTGACAAGGCTTATAGAAACCCTCTGGTATCTCAACAGTAAATGTTCCTGCGCTAGCATCATAATCGGCAAGTGCTGTTTTTTCTGCCGTTGATCCACTAATATCCTCCTGTATGGAGAATGTAAATTTAGTATTTTGATAGTTATTGGTGAAAGTATACATATTGCTTGGAAATTCAGCGGAGACAAGTCGCAATGAAGTTACATTTACTAAATTTTGAGGGAGTTCCACTTCAAAATGATTTGCATTTGACCACTTATTAATATCTCTGTCTAAACTGTGTATTGTAACTAATTTACGATCCACAAAATAATTCTGTTCACGTTGTATTAATGGATGATTTTGGTTTGTACGAAAACTCATTATAATATTATTTATATAAAAATGATATTATATTTTATTCACTCTGCGTTATATCAAGAAAATCCAAATTCATCAACAAAACCATATTCATTGAACTAATATCTTTTCTCTACTAAATATATCTATAGTTATCCTTGCAGTATTCATACAGCATAAACACCTCTAAAAAATCAATGACAAATACAAACATAATTCACGTATTCACCTATTTGGCTATATTATTTATTGTAATAATGACACTGACGACCTTTGTTGTTCAGCCAGTTGACCCAAAGAAAGAGCGCATATCAGATACAGTAAGTAATATGTATTCCTTTCTCTACATTGCCTGCTCTGTTCTTTTTGGCAGTTTAGGAATTATATACTTGTTCCGTTTTACACCGAACATTCTTCATATATTCCACTACCTTAATCAACCACAAGTTATTGTAGGTCTTTCACTCATACTTGTTACTGTTTCTATGAGTTATATGTCATACATATTCAATGTCCATAAATCAGAAATCCAACATCACTATTTTACAATAGAACATATGAAGACATATCAATCCCTCTTTCACCTTCTTGTGTTAGGTCAGATTGCATACATAATGACCAGTATTAACGGCAATACTGTGCAAACATCTTCCGATGGAATAACTTATATCCTCATCAACTCAATCATAACAGTTTTTGTATTGCTCCTCACTGGTAGTGGTCTCTGGAGAAATGTTACATTCTATGTCACTGACGGTTAAATCCACTTCTTCCACACATCACGCAACATCATATACGTATCATACATTACACATATCACACATATCACACATAAATATTTAGAAAAACCACTTGAATATTAGTCCATAGTCTCCTTTTGCTTCCCATATTCCAGATATCTTCAATGCAATCGAACACTGGTTATGGCTCCCCAGAATAGCAGATGATCTTACATTCTCCGACGAAACGGATTTAAGAACCCCTGTTAAAAGTTGATCACGTAATGTATAGCTCACTTGATACGTATCGTCAAACTCAGATAGCCCGACAATATTCCTCTCCAAATAACTTAGATGATCAATCATTTCTTTATTCTCATCTACATTGAATGACAAACGAAATTTGTTATAATGTTTATCTATAACAACATTTGTAAATTGAATATCTAAAAATAAATTATAGAGAGAAACATCTGGACTATGATAGACGAATTTATAGAATGAACTTTGATCCATCACTTTATTCTTCTGACGTTTACCAACAACAATATAGTTTGGGTCACATTGATCTATTGTTAATAATAGCACCATTTTCTATATTTGATTATATATTTGTTCGTTATATGAACACAACTATATAATAACCATATAGTGCATTTAAGCTCTTTTTTCTCTTGCGTTAAACCTAGACGCATACAGTAGATTTCACTCCATAGAAATTCTCTATATTTGTGATGTTTGTGAAATCAGATGAAGTAATGCCATCTGTTCTGCATTAATGTCGCCATCTCCTAATTGATCGACACATTCAGCCACGTATGCACATTGAGCAATATTTTGCCTGAACTGTGTGAATACTTGGATCATATAGTTTTTCCATACATTTGCCAATTGTGGTTTTCTCTCTGCAATCCGTAATATATATTGCATAACACTTGTTTCACAATCATCAATGCACGGCAATATTGTAGAATTTACAGGGCGGCTCATTCAAATATATACGTATATCAATAATTGTCTATTTACTCTTGATATTATAGTATGTTTGCTATCTAAGTATATATTTAGAGAGAAAACTACATATACTAGTAGTTTATAGTAAGTATTATCACATTGCAAATATTTCTCTCTACAGATGGCAACAAAATCACTTGGCGCATCATTTCGTGAGTTAGTTGATCGATCCCATAATAACAATTTACACACCAAATTAGAAGGTTATCATAAGTCCATCACAACAATAAATGATTTCCCTCATCTTATTGTTCACGGAAGTTCAGGTGTGGGTAAATATACGCAAGTTCTCCGGATACTAGAGCATCTCAGTGCAAGAGATCTCAACTATCAGAAAATTTCAGTAGTAACAATCGGTAAAGATAAAGAATACAGGATGAAACTAAGCGATATACACTGTGAAGTAGATTGCACAATGCTTGCAATTAACCCTCGTTCTCTCTGGAACGAAATATTTTTTCATATTATGGATATAGTTCAATCAAAAAAGCAAAAGGAAATGGTTATTCTATGCAAGCATTTTCAAACCGTAAATCAAGAGCTCCTTGATATATTCTACTATTACATGACATATTATAACCCATATGTTGAGATACGTTTTGTCCTAGTTACAACCGAAATTTCATTCATACCTGAACATATTCGTTCACTCTGCGATGTAATAAGTGTTGAGCGACCAACAAAGAAAAAGATAGAAGCAATTTCAAACAAGAGACTTCCTGCAACGAACCCTACACATAGCATATCGAATATGGAACACGTTATACAAGGCAACCTGGAACTATCAAACCCACATCACCTGATATGCAACGAAATACTGGATCAAATATATGATGTTGATAACCTATCAATTGCCAAACTGAGAGACACCATATACAAACTCCTTATTTTTCACCAAGACATATACAATAGTATGAATTACATCATTCAACAATGTATCATCCGAGGAAGCATAAATGATATAAAGTTTACCGAATTGTATCACCATATCCATAAGCTATCAGTGTTGTATAACAACAATTATAGACCTATTTTCCATTTAGAGAGATTTATTCTATATCTATGTAAGGTGATAAATGAATGATAACATTGCACGAGACGTCCTAGAACTCCCTAGGACATTTTCAAAACAAGAATTAAAAAAATGCTACTACAGAAAATGCCTCCTATACCATCCGGATAAGACACACAATGGAGATGATACTATGTTCAAACGATGCAACGAGGCATATGAGTATCTACTTGATAAGATGAATAAAACCGCTCATTATAAGGATGGTGCAGAAAATGACAATGAGGATACAGTATATTCATCAACGGTTGATTATATGGAGATTTTGCAGAAGTTTCTCTCTACAATGCATTACTCAACGTCGGGGATATCTGTTTCCCTTATTGAGACATTGCAGACTATACTAGAGGATGATGTATCTACGCTATCTACAAGAATGATAGAGCATCTTGACTTAGATACTTTAACATCAATATACGAGTTTCTTCTTCGTTACAAAGTTCTTTTCACAGAATATTCAACGCTTTTTACTGTATTAAAAGATGCTATACAATCGAAGCAAGAAGCAAGCGAGATATACGAGTTGCAAGTTTCTCTTGAAGATGCATTCTCACATTCAATCTATGTCCTAGATTGTGGGGAAAACAAGAAGCGATATATTCCACTGTGGCATGACGAGGTTCACTTCAATGACTGCATTGTATATATTATGAAGGAATGTGGGGACAAAATATGGTTAGACGAAGAAAATAATGTTCACGTAAAATGTATCATTACAACAGAGGAAATGATGAGTGGAGATATAAAGATGATTACCTTATACGAAGGAAATAATATACAGATACCTTGTAGTGAGTTATATTGTAGATCCTATCAAACGTATCGCATTTATAAACAAGGGATACCACAGATCCACGAAACAAATATATTTGATACCACCCAGAGATCAGACATAGTAGTTCATGTGTTTCACAAAAAGTAATTGAATAATAACTTGCCAAAATAATATTGTAAAAAAATTATTTTATAATATTATTTTTTGATCATTTGATCTATGCGGATACCTTCTTCTTTACCACCTTGCGCTTCTTCTTTACCAATGGCTTGGGTGCAGGAGGAGGTGCATCGTCCTCATCATCTGTATCCTCTGCTGCAGTTGACACTGCTGCCTGTGCTGCCGATTGGATCTCAGCTGCTACATCTGCACTTGCCTCTTCCTGTGCCTCGCGCTCAGCTACCTTGTCAAGAGCACTCTTATCCGAACTTGATAGGGATAGGAAGCAACCACCCTGAAGACGAACGGGGCGACGGACAATTGCTTGAGACAGCTGCCACGTGACACCGAACTTTCCACCAGCAAACCAGAGACCATTGCACTGGATTGCACCAACTACGTGAGAAGTCTTAGGCACAAAGTCCTCAAAGTTCTTTCCGGTCATATCCATACTAGGAGTGAAGATTGGTGTCTGGTCAGTATCATAGAGCTCAGTGTTGAACTTACCCTCCCAGTAAGGGATCTTCACACGAAGAGAAGGAGAACGAGAGTAGTCGGGTTCACCAGTTACCTTGTCCTTGGGATACTTGAGGATTGGCGTAAACAGAGCCTCTGCTACCTCGCGAGACAACTTGCTCTTTCCCATCCATTCCTTTCCATTCTTCACTGCATCATCCAAGATGCGGTTCTCGAAGTCCTTCATCTTCTCAAAGAAGGTGGACATACTGTCGTTCATATAATCCTCTCCGGGGAACTGGAGGCTCATCGTATAACTGACACGTCCGGTGTCCTCATCCACCATCTTATTCACACCCCATGTCAGAATAAGAGGAGTGCTCAATACAAGAGTGTTCTTCTTTGCATCAAAGATCTTAATAGACTTGCCTCCGCGAGCATTCGTGCGAGGAGCACCATAACTCATAGTATCGACGGAGAAATCGTCAAAGCTTGTGATCAAATCCTGTGCCATTGTAAATAAATAGTTGTTTTGCGTGTATATGTTGTTTCACTTATGTTGGTGTATTACTATATATCTATGGTGTTTCTTTAAATCAATTTTTCGTTAAATTCTACACGAAAATACGTCATAAAATAAAATACTTCTACACTACATATGACACTACAACAAACATTTCTTTTTATTTATTATAAATGTATAACCTCCATCATCTATGTTGTATACCCACCCAAATGATTATTTTCACGGATTGTAAATGAAGATGGTGGGAAAACGACATAAAAAAATATATACTCAATGTAAGAGAGAAGCGCGGACGTATCACTTGTGTGTCCAAAAATAGTCACTTAATACCCCTTACAACAATGGAAGCAATTAATCAAAATAAAAAGATCAAGAAATTGTCTCGAAGGATCCGTAAAGTATCTAGTGAGGATTTCTTCATTTTAGATGTATCTGACTATGAAATGATGGAGAGAAAGAAATACAACGTAAAGCAATTGAAAGCAATGTGTAAGCACTATAAGTTGAAAGTAAGTGGTAATAAACCAGAGTTAATAAAACGTGTCTTCTATTATTTGAAGCATTCTTATTTTGCCATTCGGATACAAAGTGCGATCCGTGGGTATTTACACCGGCGGTTTTTCAAATTGCGCGGGGATGCATTAGCAACTCGCAGTAAATGTGTGAATGATACGGATTTTCTCACGATGGATGCTCTTTCTGAAATCCCACATTATCAATTCTTCAGTTACCGTGACGGTGCTGGGTTCTTGTATGGATTTGATCTATGCTCTATCTACAATCTTATGAAGCAGAATGGAAAGGATATGCGTAATCCATACACGAGAGATGAATTCCCTGTATCACTTAGAGAGAACGTAAAACAGTGCATTCGTTTTTGTCGCCTCTTCCATTATCCCCTTAATATCGAAATAGAAGATAATCCACATAATAACCTGTCAGAAGAACAGCAACTTATAAAGACAATAGATGACTTATTTCATAAGATGGATTTATTGGGATTTTACACAAATGCGTCGTGGCTTACTCACTTAAATCGATCCCAGAAAATCCGCTTTATGCGTGAACTATTTGATATTTGGGCATATCGTGCTCAACTAACGACAGAAACAAAATACAAAATCTGTCCCCAACACGCGAACCCATTTTTTAGTATTCGGTTGCAGACCATCCATCTAAGAGAGGAGAAGATAATTATGAAAGCGATTGCAAAGATACTCACTGAGCTCGTTACTACGGGGGCAGATGATGGATCTAAATGGCTGGGTGCCTCCTACGTGCTCAGTGCATTAACTCTAGTTTCTTCTGAAGCCGCAGACGCTCTACCGTGGCTATATCAGTCAGTATCTCATCAATAAAGTATTTTACTATATTTGGACTTAAAAAAATATTGATCAGTAACATATTTCTTTAAGTGTGTATTCCACATTATACCATTTATCGTCACAATTTGAAAAATATATATTTTATGACCAGAAACAACTTAAAAGAGAGTGGTCTATATATAGTATAACAACAAGAACAAGATAAGATGCCCAGAAAAGCCAAAGTAACCACTGCCCCCAAGGAAACCCCTGCTCCCGCACCTGTGGAAGCAACCCCCGCCCCCACCAACGATGTCATCGCTGAGCCTACCCTCACTGATGCATTCACCACTCTGCTGGGTCAACTGACCGCTATGCGCAGCCAAATCACTGCCATCACTGGTCAACTCCGCACCCTGCGCGCCCGCAGTGAACGTGAGATCCGCATTGCCCAAAAGAACGCCCGCAAGCGCCGCACTGCCAACCCTAACCGCAAGCCTTCCGGCTTCGTAAAGCCCGCCCTGATCAGCACTGAATTGGCTAGCTTCCTCGGCAAGCCCAAGGGCACTGAGATGGCACGCACTGAAGTAACCCGTGAGATCAACCAATACATCCGCGCCAACAAGCTGCAAGACCCCGCCAACGGTCGCAACATCCTTGCCGACAACAAGCTGCGCAAGCTCCTGAAGCTCAGCAAGTCCGACAGCCTGACCTACTTCAACCTCCAAAAATACCTGAGCCCCCACTTCCCCAAGACCCAAGCCAAGGCTTAAATAAATGGGTTATTCATAACACAACTGTCTAAATAAATAATAAAACACAATAAGAAAATTCAATAAACAAAACACAATACGAGAAAACATATAATCTAAACCAATACGACAAATACAATACGACAAATACAATACGACAAATACAATACGAATTATCATATAGGAAATATTTCATTTCTATATGATATATAATTTGGTTGATATGATTTCAAATGCTTACAGTGTAAAACTGGGTTTTGGTAATACCCACGATGTTGCACGGTTATCAAAATTAAAACTTGATCTAACTGAAACAACATTCCAACCACTAAGATCTTGATTGAATGAAGTTGCATTCTGGAACATGGCATTCATATTTCTAACCATAATGGTATTCCAATTGCTTATATCAGAATTGAATGCAGTTGCATTCTGGAACATGGCATTCATATCCCTAACAATACTCGTATTCCAGCTACTGATATCAGAATTGAATAATTCTGCACGACCGAACATTCCCCCCATATCTGCCACATTACTTGTATCCCAGCTATTAAGATTTTGATTGAATGATTTTGCATCGAAGAACATAGCATTCATATTTGTCACATTAATTGTATTCCAGTTGCCAATATATTGATTGAATATTTCTGCACCATTGAACATACTTTGCATATTAGTGACAGAACTTGTATTCCAATCGAGTGGATTTCCACCATTATTGAATGAAGTTGCTTTACTGAAAGTATTCACCATATTAGTTACTTGACTTGTATCCCAACTACTAAGATCTTGATCGAAATTAGTAGCGTTGTAAAATAATAAAGTCATATTTTTTACTTGAGAAACGTCCCAACTACTTATATCTTCATTAAATGTTCCGTTCCCACTAAATAAACTATTCATATTAGTGACTAATGTAGTAACAAGATTGCTAACACCATCAACAATAAATTGTAGTTCTGATTTAATGGTAGCATCATCAACGACCTTATATGTTATACCATTGAATAATTCAGTATCTCCTACGTTAACATCGTCTAACTTACCTGATTTTATACGAACAGTGATACCATTTTCTGTAAATTCCAAAAATCCTTCATTTACTTCTTGATCACTACTACTTCCTAAAATTTCTTCATTTACTTCTTGATCACTACTACTTCCTAAAATTTCTTCATTCATTGCTTCATTGTTAGTAGATATACTTTCATCTATTGTTTTAGAATTGTATACACGTCTTAGAATTGGTCTGCGTGTGAAAACACCACGCCCCATTGTATTTACTAAGCCCCCATGCAAAACTGCGTTTCTTGTTAGCAAAGCACGTTGAATTCTCTTTGTTATTCCGGGCATTTATAATATAAGAATATTTTATTTATTATCGTTAATAAATGAGGTAAATTATCATATAGGAAATATTTGATTTCTATATGATATATAATTTGGTTGATATGATTTCAAATGCTTACGGTGGACACGTTCCCCATACTGGTTTATTTGGATTAGCAAGAGCTGAACCTGATGCAAAATTGACGGGTTCGGAAGGTATATCTGTCACGCACCATTTTGTAAGATCTTGGTTGAATGAAGTTGCACCATTAAACATAAAGTCCATATCATATACACCTGATACATCCGAAACATCCCAGCCTCCAATATCTACATTGAATGAAGTCGCATCATTAAATGTTTCACGCATACTATTAACATTCTGCGTATTCCAAACACCGATATCTTGGTTGAATGCACCTGCACCTGAGAATGTCGCAAAAAGACTTGTTACTTGACTTACATCCCAGCTGCTGATATCAGCATTGAATACGGAAGCACCAGCAAAAGCTCTTCCCATATCGTTTAAACTAGATGTTGTCCAGGTGAGTGCATTTCCACCGTTATTGAATGCAGTTGCACCATCGAATGCTGAATATATAGATATTACTCCACTTACATCCCAACTGCTTATATCTTGGTTGAATGAAGTTGCATTGAGGAATACACCTCCTATATCTGTTAAACTAGTTGCTGTCCAGGTGAGTGCATTTCCTCCATTGTTGAATGCTGTTGCGCCTTGGAACATATTTAGGATTATGCTTACATTAGTCATATCCCAGCTACTGATGTCTTGGTTGAATGCAGTTGCACCTTCGAACATATTATTAAGGTTTGTATTTGCACCAAATCCAGAAGTCCAATCAAGAGCGACACCTCCATTGTTAAATGCAGTTGCGCCTTTGAACATTTTTTCCATTGTGCTTACATTAGTCATATCCCAACTGCTTACATCTTGGTTGAATGAAGTTGCATTTTCGAACATTTCATTAAGGTTTGCATTTGCACCAAATCCAGAAGTCCAATCAAGAGCGACACCTCCATTGTTGAAATCAGTTGCGCCTTTGAACATAGCAATCATATTTTCTACTTTACTTGTATCCCAACTGCTTACATCTTGGTTGAATGATTTTGCATCAATAAACATAATAAACATAGTAGTCACTTGACTTGTGTCCCAAGTAAGTGGCTGACCACCATTATTGAATGCCTGTGCATTATTAAATGTTTCTTGCATTGTTTCTACTTTACTTGTATCCCAACTACTGATGTCTTGATCGAATGCAGTAGCTGATGTAAATGTTTGGTATAAATTGGTTACTTTACTTGTATCCCAATAGCTTATATCTTGGTTGAATGCGGAAGCACCTAAAAATGTTCCAACCATATTATTAACATTACTTGTGTCCCAGCTACTGATATCTTTATTAAATGTTGCATTTCCGATAAATAATTGATAAAGACTAGTTACCAAAGTAGTTACTACATTGTTTGATACATCTATTCCACTTATGTCAGTCCCAATAGTAGCATTATCAGTAAATTTATATGTAACACCGTTGAATAATTCTGTCTCTCCAACAATGACATCGCCAATCTTACTTGCCTTTATGCGAACAGTGACGCCATTTGGTGCAAGTTCTAAAAAGCCTTCGACAACTGGTTCGTCTCCCCCACCTTGACCCTTTCCTGTTTGAGAATTGTATGCGCGTGTTAAAATTGGTCTGCGTGTGAAAACACCACGTCCCATTGTGTTTACTAAATCATCACGCAAAATTGCGTTTCTTGTTAGCAAAGCTCTTTGAACTCGCTTGGTTACTCCGGGCATTTTATGATATATAAAAATATTTTATTTTTCATATATTATATTTATTCTTCAACTATCCACATTAAATCATTGCTTTTGCGAATATTCTTGTATCGCCTGCAATTGTTTCAAAAACTTATGTATTAATCGATCCTTTTGTGCATCATTTTCATTGAATTGATAATATTTTCCATCGGTATTTACCCGTCTCTTGTAATAGTAGCACTGACTACGTGGATTATCTTGGAGTGAAGGCATTATGTCGCAATATAATATATCCTTTTCTGTCTTGTAGTATAACAGCGATGGAACAGACACTGAAAGTTTACCACCAGAAGCACCATTAGATGGGTTTCTCTTAGCACTCGCCGCGGGACGATCACCCATATCCCTCATATCAGGTGACCTGATTTCTTTATGGATATTGAAATATGACAACTCAGGCAAATAGGCATTCTTTATAATCTCTTCCGTGCTATCAGGATGAAGTGTCTTCTCAATCGTTTCTCTCAATGGAGATCTTTCCTTGTCGTTGTAGAGAGAAATATCAGCAATGGCATATCTAAACCCCGTTGTTTCCTCCACTGCAATCACTTTTAATATTCCATCTCTCTCTGGGGGTGCACTCAAAGCCAGCGTCAAGCTCTGTTCCAGCATTCCAATAAGAAGTTCTCCAACCATAGCTTCAATCTCACGGATCTGTTGTAATTGTGCACGCGTTGCACTAAGGATGCCTATTCGCTTTATCTCCCTCTTCAAATTATTATACCAGTTCATAAGAAGAGTTCGCAATGCCTTTGCATTATTCCAAGAGACATACTCATCAAATTTGGGGGAAAGTGTAGAGAGAAGTTCTCCGGTATTCATCACTGTATTTCTCTCTGCTGGATACAAAACAATGTCGATATCGCGTGTCACTATGGTATTGCCTATATGAAAACGCAGACCATATGATCCTGATACTACGGTTGTATAACTTTCAAAATCAGAATACAACATAGAGAGAAGATCAGGAAGAAGCCTTCTATGGATGGCTAAAAACAAAATTGTTTGGCGGATTTGATTTACATTTTCTTCCGTAATAGATGTTTCTGGGAAGTATTGAGGAAGCATATCAACTATGGTATGTTGGGTTAAAATTGTGTTTGCATATTCAACATTTCCTGCTGGTATAAATACTGGTGCTTCAGACATACTATAATTTGTAATAATGTTACTTATATTCTATATTATACTATTTACTGCTTATAATATAGAAAGAAAGTATTTGATTAGACACACCGAGAATAAAAAATGTTTGTTCACATAGAATTATTTTACACGTTTTGAAATTTCATCTACAAGAAGACAAATCCTTCCTTTGTTAGTTCATCTTTCAAGTGATCTTGGTTCACCGATGTATTCTTGATCATAACATTTTTAATAATATTCTCGTGTGCTATCTTTGCAAAATCAATATCATACATATGCATAATATGTTGAACCGCATCCACGTCGACGTCATCGAAGCTTTCCTTGACAAACCCTAGGTATGTGTCATTATCATTATCATTAACATCAACAACATTATTCACACTTTTGTTATTGCTGCTATCTACACCACTTTCCTTCGATGCTGTAGACATCATACGCTCTTTTTGCCTCATCTGCACTCTCCACTGTGTAAACTTCTTGTAATAGTCGAAAATGGTTCTACGTCCTTGCTTCTTTTCATCACTATTATAGTCCGTTCCTGCTAAAATACACATATGCATAAATGCCTCTCGTTCCATATGCAATCGCTCAATAATATTTGGAGTTTTATACAACACTGCACTATGCTGGATGAGACTAAAGTATCGCAGTATATTTTGACATCCATACACGAAAAGATCCATATCTTCACTCAACACCGCGTGAACTTTCTTCTTCTGCATTAGAGCCGCACACAACACATCCGCCTCTCCGGGTGCGTCCACATATGACATTCCGAACCCCTGTATCATATGCTTGATGGTAGAAATATCATTCTTCTTAATTCGAATGAACTTCTTTTGCAGTTCACTGATCTTTTGCAACATCTCTTCGCGTTCTACAGGATCCTTTATGTCTTTCACATTCTCGATAAGACGGTCATACTCCTCCTCTGCACTCTTCTTCTCTTCGTGACGCTTCTTCAGCTCATCTTCCTTCTCCTTCGGTGGCTTACCATCAAAGATGAACAATGGAGTAATATTATACTGAAGGAAAATAGAACACATATTATAAAAGTTCTCACACAGCGCCTGATCACCCTTGAACCGATATAGAAATATACTAGTATCGACCGCTATCTTCTTACCCTTCATCTCAGACAAGTGGATCTTCTTGATGCAACTATCGTCATTGCAGTGCTGGCGAATGAATTTATTGAGTAGTTTGATCCCCATATTAGATGACTAAACTACGCAAATTTGATGATTTATGCTATTCACAACTACTGTTATTATATAGTATTGTGTTTCATTTCTTTACATTGTTTTACATTCAATTTTCCATCATATCAAACAGTGTCATACGTGCTGTTTTTTTTGTGGTTTCATCCATTCCATTGGTGCCATCCTCCACATCCTTATCAATTGCATCAAGTATCTTCTGTGCGACGACCTTTGTATCTCCATCTTGCATCACACGAATAACAAAATCACAGAATAAGTCAACATTTTCAAATGTATTCCTAAATTGCAATAGGTTGTCATTGTGTGTCGTGCACCACCCAAGGAAATCCACTTGCTGGATCAATACAGCCATCTTTGCAATATAATAGGCGAATACATTGCTTTGTTCACGGTATGCTATACGGCGGAGCTGACGCATTTCGTGCTTTCTCTCTGTGAGAAGAGAATAATTGAGATGCATATGATCCAGCATCTTATTCATCTGGAACACTGAAAATGCTACCTCGGCTGACATCATAGCCACAAATGTGTGATACAGGTCGTCCATAGTTGGTGATTTAGACGTGTCTGTCTCCCACGCATCGCGCATTCCGTAGACTTTACCGATGGTATGGATGATTGTTGCCCACGTTTCACTATATGTCTCATACATACGATAGTCACAGCGAATACCATAGATATCGTCGAATTTCTTTTGTGTATGTGTCTCTTGGATAATAGAGAAATCCAGTCCAAATGCGTGAAATAGCTCGTGAATGAGAACCTTCATACACTCTTCTCTCCGATAGATGAAAATTTGGTTCTTTGCACCATTGCATACTTGTGTAACAGCGCTGTTTACGTGATGTGTATCCAGCACCTCAACACGATCCTTTGGCATTGTCTTTTTAAAAGAGGATGGGAATAGCACAATGTCAATATCATTTGCACACGATTTACTCTTATAGGGAAGCAAGAATGCAATAATGTGCATTATATGTGCAGTCATTGCATCGAATGCATCCTTTGTTAGAACGTCTTCTACAAGATAGTGAATAGAGATCCGATGACCCTCAATGGATATATCATAGGAAACTAGATGTTCAGTATAGAGAGAAACGTGTTGTTGGATGTGCGATGGAACATAGTCTGATTGCAGAAGATGAACCCAAGAAAGTTTGCTTCCTGAAGAGAGAAAGGGTTGTAGTGGAGTTTCTTCAATGGTTTGTTGAACATATTTATATGCTGATATCCAACCCTCTATCATATGCTTTATGGTGGTTTCATACCCCTTTTGTTGAGAGCGAGAGGCAAGAGAAAGATAGTCCACACCGTGGGACAAGAATAATTGTTTTGATGAATATTGTGTCATATCTAGAGAGAAAAATCGACAAACAAAGATGGTACCAAAAGTATCTACTATATTAGTTAATTAGACTTTTATATTGGTTTGCTGTGAAATACACCTTTGAAAACCTAAAATGACACAGTTACTCCCCCTCAAAATATAAAATCATACATTTCCTACAATTTCTCTCTGATCTTCATTAAAGAATACATCACAACAGCTGGTCTCTTTCGCTGGAAGAACATCAACTTTGCGTCCTTCGTATCCCGTAATATTGTGTTTGCTTCCTTGTTCTGTTTAAACTTTGCCTCCTGTGCATCGCGCACATACTTTTCTACGTGAGTTGAATATTCTGGATCCTCCTTGACTTCCTTCGGCAATATACGCTTTCCCCCGAACGACTTCTTTCCCATCTGCAATGCACGAATAGCATCAACATCCTTTGCCAATCCTGATCCTCCTCCCATAGTGAACATCTTATACACGTCTGGGGAAGTAGCCTTGTATTTCATTGCCTGCACATAATGCTCTACAGTATACCATTTCTCTCCATTGAGTGTAAATTCCGAGGGGTGAACATTCGTAAGCTTGCGACGCCAATGTGGAACGGCTGCAAGTGTGGCATACTTGACACGATCCTCCTTGCGAATGGTTTCTCCGGATCCCATACCTGGCTTACTATCGGCTGACTTGTGATAAAATTGGAATACAGTGTTATCATCAAAGCGCACTGAACCTGCCTTGCCCTCTCTCGATGCAGCACCATCCTCTATCTCAGCCTCTTCCTTTTCTCCCAATACCTCTACCTCCTCCTCAGCAATGCGACCCATTAATGCCTTGAATTTGGGAATAATTAAATACGAAAGTGCCCCCATCTCAAGACATTTATCCTTAATGAGTGCCTTTACATCGAATGGAATTTGCTCAAAGGTAAGCATAGTCTTTCCCTTATACAGGATATTCTTATAGTGATCACCGCGCCACTCGGTAATAATGTAGTATTTAGGCTTGAATACGCCCTTCTGCTGTAATTGTTCATCATTAAGCTGTCCACACTGCATTACATTTGCAATATCACCACTTTCATAATTGTATTTAGAGAGAAGGATAAGTTTTACGTTGAGAACGCGCTCCAATGTAGAAATTGCCCACGTATCTGCCCAGAAACTGCAACGTTGCACTGCGGTTTTGAAGTCATCTACACCGTGAATACCCTCCATAAATTTATATTCGTCAATCATATAGCGCGAAGAATCACGTTCTCCTTTTATGCGCTCAAAACGATTGACTATTTTTTCGCTTCGATCTAAAATTACCTTCTGCTGTTCAGTAGAAGTTGCCTTATTAAATTCGCGCTTTAATGAATTATTCTCTCTAACAAGTTGGTTCATTTCTTTTTCAGATGTTACAATGTTATCAGATATGCTATCATACAGCTTTTTATATTCTGTAAATGTTGCCTCTGTCACTTCATTGGCAAGAATACGGCGAAGATCTTTTACCGTAACACGCTTTCCAATGGAAGCAAATGCCTCACGTATGACAGCAAAAAGACAGTCTCCACCAGCCTCGTTATCTACAATTGTGTAGTTTTTGTTATGGAACAAAGTTTGCACCCAGTTTGTTCCTCGTGTGAATTCGCGACGATGATGCTCAGCATCTTCCTTTGTTTCTTCCACATCCAAAGGTGCGTCATCGTTATCTTCCTCAAATAATTCGCGAATGAGGGAGTGTTCGCGAGGAAGGACATCATCATTCTCGTGTTCCTTTTGAATACTCTCTAAACTTTCAAATTCTTCTTGCTTATCTTCTTTATCCTCACCTTTATCTTCTTTCTCCTCTCCAGTTCTAGGTTCTTTTTCTTCTTCATCCTCCTTCTCTTTTTTGTCTTCCTCGTCACTATCGCTATCATCCTGTTTCTCATCATCTCCATCTTGTATTTCAACTACTCCTTCGTCTTCCTCTTCATCATCATCTTCCTCGCTTTTCTCTCTACGAGAAGCACTTTCGCTATCATCTTCGTATTCATACTTTCTCACATAATCTTCAGATACGTATGAAAAAAGAAGGGGGTCACCAAGCAATTCTACATCTAAATCGTTGTCTTCATCTAATAGATCAGGCAGTGATGATGCCATTGCCTCAAACACACCAATTTTCTCTTTTACGACACCCTTATAGACCAGATAAATTGGGATATAGATGATATTCTTTGCTATGTACGTATATTTCTCTCCACCAAGAACAATCATAATCGGAACATCGCCAATATTAATGACATAGATTGATGATTCGTGCTGTCTATCTCCTTCCTGAACACGCTTTATTTCTTCGTAGTTAATTTCACCATTCAGCTTAGATACTACCATATGGGATGACACTATGAATGATTGAATGAAAACTCTATATAATACATAGACATATTAAAATCGCTCTAATATATCTATATCAAATTTACATAAACCCGGTTATATTATTCACTATCATACTCTGTTTCCCACAATTCCTTTCTCTCTATTACCATCATTATATTATCATCTTCGCTTTCAAAATCTATGATCTGTTCTACTAATTCATTCTTTGTCCGCCGATACGGTAGACCATAAAAAGAAGAAATCTTCCGCAGTTCCTTTGCAGAATGTGTGTTATGATAGTAACACGCTAATTCAGAGAGAATACTGTAATCAATATCATCTTGATAGTCATCATCATCATCATTATCGCAAGTAACACCGTTATTTGACAAGTCATCACCATATTCATCCTCCTGAAGTGACATCTTATGAAAGTCTGGTCTGGCCTTATATCGGGCACATTGAGCAACTAACTCATCCCATCCCTCCGTTTGTATATCTTTAATTGCGTCTTTCTGTTCTTGATAATTAAAACACGGTTTATGTTTTGATCTTTTTTCTCTCATATAAAGTGATATTGTCATTGTTTCGCTTACAACAAAATAGAAAATAATTTCTAAATTGTTGTATAAGTAACTATTTGAAGTTACATTTCCAAAGATGTAACTCTCTAGTCTTGAAGCAAGTCAAGAAGATCCATCATCTTGAAGATACACTTACTCGTGAGTGAACTGTAGTTTTTGCGGTTCATTTCAGTGATTTCTTCTACTTTCTCCTCAATCTGACTGGTATAATCCGGATGCTCGTGCATTGCGGCAAAGCAGTTTGATAGAATAGCATACAATATCTCACATACTTCTTCTGCCACAAACTTCCTATCATCCTTTTCGATTTCCTGTTCGAATACACCGAATAGATGAGTTGTATGTTTCATCATAGTATCTGCTTCAATCACACGCTCATTCACCAAGTTTGCAAAGCACTTTGCAAGAGCCCTGCGCTTCTCATTGCGACGGTTTATTTCACAAAACTCGTCATATTCCGTCTCTGGGTCAGCAAACTCAAACACTTCGAATTGCTTCATAAAGTCATTTGCGTGCTGGTAGAAGACATTCTTCATCATAGGATACTTCTCAATCAGGTGACCAAGCAGTTTAGCATACACCTTGGAATAGAAGCCATTCGTCGAACTGATCTCAAAGAGCTGATTGCACATCAACAGCATATCATCTTCATCTGCAGACATCTCAATGGCGCGTTCAATAATATCCTCAATTTCACCCTTGCACATTGTGTATGTATCATCGGTCAACTTATTCAATTGTTGGATCATAAGGGTCATTTCCTTTGCAATCCCATCAATATTTTTCTCGATCTGTGTCTCATTAAATCCACGCAGGTTGTTCCACTCATCATTACTGAGTTCTTTTGGGTTCTTACGAGAACGTCTATTTTGATGAAACCCTCCAGCACCCCCGTGATTGCGTCCACGTCCTCGTCCTCCACCCCCGTGATTGCGTCCACGACTATGAGGAGAACCGGCACCTTGTTGTGACGACTTATTCTGCCTGCGGAACACTTTCTTTCGGAAAAGAGGCGTCTTGATATAATTAGGTGACCCTACCATATCGGCTATGCGGTTTATAATGTCAATCGTCTTATCGGGCAATTCATAGGAGAACCCCTTTGTTCGAAGGATTTCCATAAAGTCATCGGAATATACTCCATCATCATCAATTGCATCGAATGAAGAATGCGACATTGTAACAGATGCACACATAGTTTGTTTTATTACATTCTATTTTGTGTCTATCTTTATATCAATTTTGCGTCTGTAAATAAATATTCTTTGTCTTCGTGTTCTTCACGTGATTTACAGAATGCCGCAATAAAATGTATGCATTCACAATTGAAAGAAGATAAAATTGAACGGGCTTAAACACAACAAGAGCATATAAACCAATAGACATATCTTATGAACGATACTGTGCAAGAAACAACAATTAATAATACCCCCAATATTCCAAAGATGGCATCTGACGAAGGTTTTGCTAAGCGCCAAAACTATGAGTTTATGCAGTGGGATGATCTCGACAAAATGAATGTAAAGGTATTGCGAGGCATTCACGCGTATGGATTTGAGCAACCGAGCCCAATTCAAAAGAAAACTATTTGGCCTATTATTGAAGGACGCGATGTTATTGGTCAAGCTCAATCAGGAACGGGTAAGACTGGTGCATTCTGCATCGGAACACTGAACCGTATTGACTGGAAAAAGAACGCAACCCAAGCTATCATTCTGTCTCCTACTCACGAACTGGCAAGGCAACATATGCGGGTATGCAAAGACCTGTCTCAATATACCAAGGCACGCATTAAGCTGTTGATCGGAGGAACCTCGATTGAGCAGGATGTTGCTGAACTGAATGGCGACGAGAAGCCCCAGATCATTGTGGGCTGTCCCGGTCGCATTCACGATATGATCCGCAGAAAGCACTTGGTGACAAAGGACATTCATATTATGTGCATTGATGAGGCTGATGAGATGCTATCTTCTTGCTTCAAGGAGCAAGTATATCATATCTTCCAGAACCTGAACAGTGATATCCAAGTTGCCCTGTTTAGCGCAACAATGCCAGAAGAGGTAAAGGAACTCACCCAAAAGTTCATGCGCGATCCCATTACCACCTATGTGAAGTCTTCTGATCTGAAGGTTGACAAGATTTCTCAGTTCTATATCGCATTGACTTCTGATCAGCAGAAATATGAAGTGTTGAAGGATCTATTCTCTAATATCACAATCTCCAAGACAATCATCTATTGCAACTCTGTTAAGCGTGTGCAGGATCTTCATGATGCACTTAAGCAGGATGAGTATCCTGTGAGTTGTATCCACAGTAACTTCACAGAAGAAGAGCGAAAGGATGCACTAGATGACTTTATGTCAGGAAAGTCCCGTGTTTTGATCTCATCCGATATCACAGCCCGTGGTATTGATGTTCCAGAAGTGAATATTGTTGTGAACTTTGATCTGTGTAAATGCAAGCGCAAGTATCTCCATCGCGTAGGACGTTCCGGTCGTTGGGGACGCCGTGGTGTAGCAATTAACTTCATCACACGCCGTGACACGCAAACAGTGAAGGAGATCGAGGAATACTACGAGACACAATTTATGGAGCTTCCTCAAGATTATGCTGATAAGATCAAGGCACTTGTATAATGGACAAGTCACATAACAAGGAAGATAATTCACACAACAAAGAAAATACAAATATGCAATAAACATATACCATAAAAAATCATAAAATATAATGTTTCAAAATATGCATTATATTTTATTTTTGTTTAGATATCAATAATAAAATACTAATGTGATGTAATGGATCAATCAAATAATATCACAAATAATGACATTCCTTATAATGCATCTTCTATCGCAAGCGCATTTCAAATACCGATCACATATGACCCAACACATCGCAGTCTCTCTGATATCGTCCAAGATGATATAGGTGCAACACAGGAATTGACACCATATCATTCCTTGTGTGATCCGTCTAGTGTCCTAGATACACTATTATTCTCTGAATATGGAAAATATTACACTACAAACACGGATTTTCTCTCTGATTACTCACGATTTATTCGAAAATACAATGGTACTACAAAGAATGCGCACAAAGAACATATGATATCCTCTGAAATGGAGGAATTGCTTCAATCATTCATAGGATATAAAAATAATAAGGGGTTCAAAGAGGCTTTTGAGTATGTTGCCTGGAGCCATTTAGACTGGATGAACCGGTCATCGTCAATCCTTCAGGTAATGACATACTATAATTTAGGATCACCTATCATTCACTTGACGTTGCCTATTGTCTTTCTTATCATACCATTCATACTCATTAAATGGTTTATGAAGGTTCCGATCACTCTTTCTCTCTATAAAACCCTTCTTGCAAAACAGTTTAGCCAACACAGTATAGGTAAATTTTTTTCTCTCTTCTCCAATGACCTAACCACGGAAAAGAAGATGTCTGTCTCTCTGAGTGTGGCGTTTTATTTCTTCACAATGTATCAAAATGTATTGAGTTGCATTAAATTCTACAATAAGAGTTTTGAAATATCCAGCTATCTGTGGATGATGAAGAAATTCGTTAACCATTCATTACATACACATAATGCAGTAATAGAGAATGCGTCCCATTGTAAAACAGAACCTATGGCAAATTTCAGGAAGAATATAGAGAGAAATAGGGAGCAACTGATTTCTCTCTGTTCAGAATTGGAATTTTGTAGAAAGGATCCAAAACCCAGAGAGAAATTCTTTTCATATGGATCATATTTACGAAACTTCTATCGTCTTCAACAAGATGAAGATATGCAACAATGTCTCTATTATGCTTTCTCTCTAGAGGCGTTTCATAATAACACAAGTAATCTGAATCATTTGTATAGAGAGAAATGGCTTACCCCTTGTAAATTCACTACAAAGAGAGATGATGTGCATATAAAGAAGCAATACTATGCTTACCATTGTAAAGCTTCTCCCGTTAAAAATAATACTTCCCTCTGTAAAAATGCAATCATTACGGGACCAAACGCATCTGGAAAGACAACATTACTTAAATCGACGCTTACTAATCTGGTTCTAAGTCAGCAATGGGGTGTTGGGTGCTACGCTTCCGCCAGAATTACTCCATACGATACATTCTTTTCCTATCTAAATATACCGGATACATCAGAGAGAGATAGTCTGTTTCAGGCGGAAGCACGTCGATGTGTGGATCTTATTCATTTATTAGAAAGAAGTCCAAAGGAGAGAATATTTGTGATATTTGATGAACTATACTCAGGAACGAACCCATATGAAGCAACGCGAGCTGCAAAGGCATTTTTGCAATATGTTGAAAACAATACAAATGTGCGGTATCTTCTCACAACGCATTTCACAGAGTTGACTGAGATGCCTTCTGTATCCTTGCTACGAATGAAATGTATACAAGAAGAGAAAAAAATAGAATATACATACTCATCAGAAGAGGGGGTTAACCGAATACAAGGGGGGTTCCAAGTACTACGTGATCTATGTTATCCCAAAGAAATTTTAGATACAATCGACAATTTAGATAGTGATCACAGAGAGAAAGATTGAGATACAGAGAGAAATCGAAAACAAAGGAAGAAATTGCAAAAGCAATACCTATAATTCAAATAGTATTTTACGTTCAATTAACATAAAAATAATTACTCGTATTTACATAGGATTTAGTTACAATCACAAACACGAACAAATAATGGTATTATCTAGAGGATTACTAATAAGTATTGCTTTTACAACACTGATAGGTGTGCTTCTTTTCTTATACATCCGTCAAAAAACATCCACCATAGAAACTAAGATAAACACTTTATTCCAGTTGGTTCAAGAAGAAGCAGCTCAGCAACAGAGATTGCAATATGAACAGCGTCAACGTGCAATGCAAATCGAAGAAACAACTCCACAAGGGGTAGTAATGAGCGGTGGTGGAGCTGATACTGCCGACGACCTAATCTCTGTATCAGATGGCAGTGATGATAGCGATGTAGATACTGACGACGATGTAGAAGGCGAAGAGTTTAGCGAAGATGAGCTGTCAGAAGGTAGCCATGATGAAAGCGACACAGATAGTGAATATGAAGGAGGTGGAGGTGAATACCATATTGACGAAGAGGACGGTATCCAAATGGAGATAGATCTCACGACAGGAGCTGTTATTATGGAAGGAGAGGAAGCAATGGATATGATCAAGACAATTATGATGGAAGACATGATAAGTAATGTAGATACTACTATAGCATCCCCTCAAAAGCTGGAAGAATTGACAGGGATTGAAGGTGATGATTTGAAGAATGGAGAAGGAGATGATATTGATGACATTGAAACAATCGAACAAATTGCTTTAGACGAAGGAGAACTGGATGCATATGACGAAAGGGAAGCCGCCCATATAAAATCAGCTGAAGGAGAAGACAAAGATGGTAGTGATACAAAGGATGGTGATGCCTCCCAAGAAATAGCACTCAACTACAAGAAGCTCCCAGTAGGAAAACTTCGCGATATTGTTGCCTCCAAGTCTCTCCACGAGGATCCAAAGAAGTTAAAAAAGGCTGAATTAATAAAATTATTGGACCCCTGATTATATTCCCTCTAATTTTTATCGTTCCATACTATATAGGAACTACAAAAGACAATACAACACAAAGACAATAATAAACAATGAGTTGGGGAACCTGTTATTCTGGATCAAACAACATCCATTTCGATTATCCTGCAATGATGAGCGATGGTCGCAACTACACATCTTACGACCCTGCTTGTGAGCGTAATGAACGCCTCGTAGAAGCTAAGGGTATCAAGACAAACTACCAATACCGCCAGTATTTGATCAATAATGCAAAGAGCATCCAAAAGCAAGATAAGGCTGCTGCTTGTGATCAATGTGGCGTATGCACGTACGGATACCCTTATCAACAGGGTGACCACGGAAGATATTTGTTCAAGTCCTGCCGAGATGGAACACAACCCTATGGATACGAAACAAGTGATTTGAAGAATGAATATCTTAGCCGCCAAGCATTGCAGAGCCGCCTTTCTGCTCCTCTGTTAAGCCAACAAGGATATTTAGCACTTCCTCGCTCCAAGTAAATATCATTCTCATGGTTTGAAAACTTAAACGAATACAATATATATTTATTACGTGTAATTATATATTGTATAACAATATTTTCATAGATTTTATATTTTCTATAATGAAAATACTTAGTATTGATGTTGGGATCAAAAATTTAGCATATTGTCTATTTTTTCTCTCTGATGCACACAAAGAAGAGAAGACATACACAGTAGATAGTTGGGATGTCATTGATATCTGCGAGACAGATGAGAAACCTCCTTGCTTTCATAAAGATTGCACGCGGGATGTAAAATACTACCGCGATGGAATATATTATTGTAAACTCCACAGCCGCAAGAGCACATACAAAATTCCCAAGCGTGATACTAGCGTGAAATACTTAGCATCAAAGAGAATGGCAGTGATAAAAGATTTCTGCGCAAATCACGAAGTGAATGTAGAAGGTTGTAAGAAGAAAGACGACTATGTATCATGTATAAAAAAATACATTGATGAACAATTTCTATATTCAATTGGAGAGAAAAATGCCAACTCGATGGGTCTGGTTGATTTAGGAAAAAATATTATGACACGATTTGACACATTGTTTTCAAAACATTCTATTGACATTGTCCTCATTGAAAACCAAATCAGTCCGTTGGCAAATCGTATGAAGACCCTACAGGGGATGATATCTCAATATTTCATTATGCGAGGTGTTCAACAGATTGATTTCATCTCTGCGAAAAACAAGTTGAAACGCTTCATCGGAAGTGGTAAAACAAGCTATTCAGAGAGAAAGAAGAAAAGTATTGCAGTTATGAATGAATTATTTCTGTCAACACCATTGATTTACTTGTGGGAACCTATATTTAACAAGCACAAAAAGAAGGATGATTTAGCGGATTGTTTCCTCCAAGGATTGTGGTTTCTAGAAGAAAAGAATTACGTTTCACAAAATAATATTACTGCGTAAATAAAGTTAAAATATAAAGATCATACTATCCATATACGAACTATACATATAAAATGAGTGCACCTGAAGTAATTGATATAGGCGGATCTATGGGTGGTAGTGATACTATTACCCTGAATATTGGTGAAAGTAGTGGAGGATCTAAGGGAATGAATTTTGGAGCTGGACTAGACATGCTTATGAACGAAAAGCATAAGAGTGGAGCAACACCAACCGCTGATATTGATATTGGTGATCTAAATAAACTTGAAAGTGAGTTGAATGATTTATCTGAAGATGTTGGATCTAGTGGCGCAATCAAGAAGGGATTTTCCATTCTTCCCGGAAGAGGAAGTGGAGATAGTGGTTCTTCTGGTGATGCACCATCTGGTATAAAGATTGAGCCAATCAGTATTGATCTTAACAAGGGGGAAGGTAGCACTGTGGGAAGTGCAAGTGCATCAGGGGAGAAAAAACAAGGAACGTGGGATGGCTTCAAGAAGTTCAACGACATACCAGTAAAACCAAATGAGCATGTGCCTAAGGAAGCACCCATGACAAAGCAAGAACGTTTTGCAAAGAAGTTTGAATATCTGCGAAAACTTGAGATGCTTGAACGTAAAGGTGTAAACCTCTCTAAGAAATACTCTATGGACAGTCCCCTTGATGAGATGCGTGGAGAATATGAGATGATTATGTCTGAAAAGGAAAAGAGCAACTCTGTGAAGTTCCAAGGAAAGATTATGATGGCTTGTGTGACTGCACTTGAGTATCTCAATGGAAAGTTTGATCCATTCGACTTCAAGTTGGATGGTTGGGGTGAGAGTATTCAAGAAAACATCGATGATTATGACGAGATCTTTGCAGAACTTCACGAGAAATACAAGTCTAAGGCTAAGATGGCGCCCGAATTGAAGTTGCTATTCCAGTTGGGCGGTAGTGCAGTAATGCTTCATATGACGAATACTATGTTCAAATCTGCTATGCCTGGTATGGACGATATTATGCGTCAAAACCCTGAGTTGATGCAGCAATTTACAAGTGCAGCTGTGAACTCAATGTCTCAAAACAACCCCGGATTTGGCAACTTTATGGGAAATGTAATGGGTGGTGGTGGTGGAGCAATGCCTCCTCGTGGATCTCCACCCGGACCTCGTCAACCAGATATATCTCGTCGTCCTGAAATCATCCCACCTGGACCAAGCAACCGTCCAGACATTGGAATGAGCCGTGGTATCCCTCAATTCGATGATGCTGCCGATATGGAAGCTCCCTTTGCAAGTGCTGTCGCTCCACCAAAGAGATCAGGTGGTAGACGTAATAAGACACCTTCCGCTCCTCGCCCTGATATGAAAGGTCCAGGAGACATCAGTGACCTCCTTGCTGGATTAAAGACAAAAAAGATTGATATCCGTCAAAAAGAGATGATGGATAAGAAACCCAAGGGTAGTGGAGGTAGCACCATCAGTATAGATGAACTTATGTCCATACAAAAGGATGCTGATAATGTTCCACGCAAGACAAAGCGTCGTCCCAAGTCAGAGAAGAACACTGTAAGCTTGGATATTTAACTATTTCATCCTATCTAATAAATAGTTGACATATACATTATAATATAATATAGAATGCATTCATTTTGCATTATATATTATAGAAACCATAATTATTATTTGTTTTTATCATCTAATATCTTCTTTCCTTTGTCATTGGCAATATATTTTTTCACGTGAGATTGCATTATATTTATGATAATAGCCATTTGTTCCCTTTGATTTTCCATCAGTTCTTGAGTTTTTCTGCTATCCTCCATTATCTTACGGTTTTCTTCCATTAGCTTCATCATCATAAGTGCTATCATTTTCATATTTTCACTATAATTGTCTATTGTTTCCGAAAAACGGTTGAATAATTCAACAATTGTCACAGGACCATCATCATCTACACCCACAACTTCTTTATTTCCTCTTCCGTGATATATTTGTGGTTCAATACTGTTATCGTCTTCAGTATCACTTTCATCTATAATAACCTGATTGACTGGTTCATTATCTGAAACAGTAGTAACGGGGATTTGTTCTTTCGCATATCTAATATATTCTGGTTCACTATTATGCTTACATTCTATATGTCGCATTAATCCTGTTTGATAGACAAAATTTTTACCACAGGAACATTTATATTTTTGATCATTTGGTAATTTCTTTGCCAGTTTATTACGAGGCATACGTAGATAATATCTACTAGATAAACGGTATTAGTATTTATGTTCTTTTGATGCTACTTTAGTTTGTTCTTGTCTATCTTGCATATTTGAGCAATATCACGTATTATTTTCTTATTATAATCATCACGTGTAAATCTGTCGTATCCAAATACCGCCTGAATTATCTGAGATCGCGTGTTTTCATTATATTCGCTATTAAAATAGTGTTGTGGCTTCTTATTGAATTCGCTACCCATCGTTTTGTCTAATTTATAACTTAGGTGCTTGATGGCTTTTTCTGTTTTTTCTAGTGTTTCATCCTTTTGCCATTTATCCTCTTGTTTAATATATATGGTCTTACGTTTCATATCAGTGCAATGAATGGGGCGTTTTGTGTGATGTAATAATGCAAGTTCCTTTCCCATAGTATGCTTAATTCCTTTGACAAATCCGTTTGATCCGATAAATGCGAGATCGTCATATGTGATCCGTAATCCATCAATGAAATCATTCATATTCATCGCGTCTTTACAATGGACATTGAGAAAAGTGTCTATATGGAAGCTATTATTCTGTTGATTTATTACAGTCTTTGGTTGTTGTGCAATTTCGACAAGCTTTTCATTTTGATCTGAAACCTTTTCTAACGTGTCTGACATCATCTTCATCATCATATCTCGTTCATCCATCACCATCTTTATAAGTTCTTTGATGGCTCCTTCATTTTCAACAGTTAAATCATCAGATGTCTGGAGAAAATCATTCAATATTCTGTCTTCCTCTGTCACTTGACACTGCTTCTTATGACGAGACAGACCTGATCTATGTTTATATTCTTTTCCACAAGCGCACGTATAATTTTTAGGTTCATCTATTTTTTTTTTAACAGGATGATTATATAATATGTGCTCTTTCATATGTCTAATTAGCGCACTATGATCTAATGTTTCAAATGAACAAGATTTACAGTTAATTTTTGGCGCCAAAACTTCTTCTTCAGTTTCATTATCACTATATTTATCTTCGATCAATGTATTCTGGAGATGCTTCTTTGTCTTATGATGTCGCTTCCAATTGGATGGTTTATTCGTTGAGAAATTACAAACCTTGCAGTAATATTTTATAGTGTTATCCTGTGCATCTGTCATTATTATATATACTATATCCACATATTTATATTGTTGTAAAGCGTAATGCTCCCTAAAAGAGCCAAAAAGAGCCAAAAAGAGCCAAAAAGAGCCATCAACGAATATCAGTCATATTATTGTAATTTTATTATACCAATCCATATTATATTATCGTAAGGATGTTGTAGTGATAACAAATGATAACAAAATGATAACAAAATGATAACAAAATGATAACAAAATGATAACAAATGATAACAAATGATAACAAATGATACCAATTGGACAAAATGGACATTTATTATTGGCGCTGTGACTGAGCCTTACTGACACGTTTTGATTTTTTAGAGACATTATACTTCTTTAACGTCTGGCTCTTTTTGGCTCTTTTTTTGTTACCATTGGCATAATTGTCCGATATTTTGAGTGATTTTTGGAGATTTTTATTTTCAAAATTTTACAAAACGAGACTATAATATGGTAACAAGAAGTATATCAACTGATGTTTTTTGCATCCAGTCTGCGCCAAAAAAAGAGCCAAAATGGTAACAAAATTACCATAAAATGGTAACATAAAAAAGAGCCAAGCCGCGGGCGCATCGCCAACCAAAAATTGCCGAAAATTTTATCGTCACAAAAAAAAAAGTTTTAAAAATCGTTGTGACCATCATGGTTTGGGACTAAATTTCACGTTTTTAGTGAGTTTTATTTTGGACAATTGAAAAATGGACAAATAAATGTCCATTTTTGAAAAGTGCCACTGAAAAACTTCAAAATTTAGTCCGTTACTGAAATGCTCCGCATCCAGATTTTTATTTTCAAAACACATCATATTATAATATAGTCATTCATATTGCATTGCATTTTCGCTGCATAAGGGATGCAACTGATACAAATATGTCAACATTTATACAATATAATTTATATCTCTTGTCAATAAGTGTGTTCCAGATTTATAAATAGGGTTTTTTGTACTTCGCCGCGGAGATTTCTTAAGGGCGTCGCTCACAATTTCACTATCTCTGTGAGGGACGCCGTCCTCGGGTAAAAGTATCTCCGGTGTAGATTGTCCATTACAACATTTCGCAACAATGAAGCAACAAATAACGATGACAAAGATAGTTATCACTACAATTGCAACAACCAATCTAGGATCTACTCTATCCCCTGAGAATGCATTTGTTTTTCCAACATTCCCCTCATCATTTGACATATTCGTCATCTTGATAGATGTAATTCCTAAGATATACTATTTTTTACATACTATTCATGTTATGATAATCTAATCAATTTTCTTTTCCCAACCCATAGTATATGAAATATCTCTCTGAATTTGTATACGGTGGTATCGACGGAATAATTACAACATATTCCATTATAGCTGGATCCTCTGGGGGTGAGTTAGTGAAGCAAGTCATTCTCATCCTTGGTATATCCAACGTTATCTCCGATGGCTACTCAATGGGAATATCGAGATATATAAGCTCACAGACAGAAATCAAACAAGGGTTGCTCCGTGAAAAATCATCACTACTGTCAGGGTTCGTAACATTTCTCTCATTTGTTCTCATTGGAATGCTCCCAGTGCTTCCATTCTTAATATATGATGGTGCACAAGCCCAAAGAATATCATTCTATATTGCCTGTGCAGTATTCTTCCTCATTGGTGTAGTAAAAGGATATTTCCTTGAAGATCGTGCAATCAGAAGTGGCATACAAACCCTTCTGATTGGACTAACAGCTGCCGGATTATCTTATGGAATAGGCAAATATGTCTCACGCATTACTGCGAATAAACCCAAATAAATCTACGAACCCCTCCAATGTTCTTCCGCGACGACTTTTCATCTTGAAAATTGTGAATATAATCAGTCCAAGGATAACTTCTCCTAAAAGATACAAACCAATCTTATGCTTTTTAGCGGGGTCAGTTTCATCTCTGTATGCACCTATTGTGGCATACATTACAATGCCCAATATGAAGAATATCAATACAAATTCTAGTCTAAAAAACATATCAAAAATATTCATTTTGTAAAACTTTCAAAGGATGACCCCTACTATATATACTATGTATCTCTATTTTTTTCTGGAAGCGGACAACAGTATTCATCAAATAGCATAATCGGCAAATCATTGCGGACATATTTGCAGATACCATCGCTTCCCCACGTAACCTGTAACGTCTTTATCTCAACCCCTGCTTCCCACGCATCTCGCACAGCATTCAAATACGTCTGGTCTAAACGCGATGGCTGGAACCACTTTACATCTGTCCTCGGAATGACAAACATTAGCACACATTGGACACTGCGTTCTCGCTCTTTTATCTCTTGTAGCTCACGTATATGCTTCACAGCTCGCTCACTGACAGGGACTTTCTTGTTCTTACGGTATCCATCTGGGAAATAGGATATCTTTTCATCCCAGTTCATATGATCAAAATTCAGCTTCTTTCGCTCACGGGTAGTCACATCTGCAAAATCCGCAAGTGGGACTGATTTCACCTCACATACGTAGTAATTTCCACTGGTTGTCTTACCCATAAAGTCGAACCGTGAGTTAAGTATAGTTTTCTCTCTAGCAATGGTTGCCACCTCTAATCCTTGAACAAGATGGTTGCGTAATGCTGCTTCTGCAACCTTCTCAGATAACTTTGGTGCAATACCTATAAATTGTTTGTGTCCTTCACTTTCCAATTCAGAGAGAAGCACTCGGTATTGGCATTTGGCTCGATCACCATCAAGTTTAGTGACCCAAACAACCTTGTCTTTCTCAGCTAGTCCACAGCATCCAAGGGATGGGGTATGGGCAAGAGCGTGTACTCCGTCGATATCTATGTCTGCCACAAAGGGTGACTTTATATGGATTGAAGGTCGCTTTGTAATGACACATCTCTCCAAGTGCCCAACATTGTGTAAAATATTCGACATTTTCGCTGATAGTAAAATCTCTTTTTCACATTGATATTTGTTTTTATTTACATACTTATAAAATTGACAAAACTATCAATTTTATAATATTTTCTACACATATATCACGAAAAACGACATTCTATATAGCATTTAGTAAAATCACATTTTAACGATGTTGGCACAGGCATATCGCTTCTCCATACCAAAGAATAAACTCAATCCAACCAATATATTTCCTCTTGTGAATGTTTATACAAACTTAGCATTCTACAATGCAACACAAAGTCAGTGTTTCCTTCATCACGTTCACGCACAAAACATAGATTATTCAATGTATCAAGTGCAAAACATAGAAACGACTGATTTCTACCAACTGAGAATGAGAAATATCGGCGATTACCACGAATTTATCCAGGAATTTAGGGGCGTAAAAGAGACGAATGCAATCTATCCTATCTGCTTTGATATACAAACAGATACCGATGAACTATATGGATATCTCAAAGTGGTCCAAAGCATCGAAGCGAAGAACCCAAATACAATCTACCTATAGTGTAATAGTGGTATCTGCACAATGATAGCAATGATCCTATCTGAAGGAATAGAGCTTGCCTATTATCTTGCAAAGGCAACTGGATTGACATTATATGGAGCATATAAATTATACTATGGTGAACCAGAAAGCGAGGGAGAGAAAAGGATTGAAGAGGAGAATGATCGACTAAAGAAGCGTCTTCAGCAATTAGAAGAACGACTACAAGGTCTTGAGGATAAAGAAAAGATGCTCGAACAAATGATGAAGGAAGATAAATAATTTTTCTTACCCCATTTTACATCCCATATTCTCACCTGCCTACATAGCCATCATTTATTTTCTTCTTCGTCGTGTTCCCTTCTTTGTGTAGCGACCTCTTCTTTTCATAGATTTGTTGCCATTGCCGCTGCGATTACGAACACTCTTTTTTCTACCTCCGCTTTGTGGCACGGGATTTGGTTCTGGAGTTCCACTCGTGTTAGTTCCTCTGAACATTTGCCCTGCCGGGGGTGCAGTAGGCGTCATCTGAGATCCCATATATGCTGGCGTTACATTCGGTGCGCGAGGATACATATATGAGCCACTGTATCCATATCTTGGTGTTGCAGGAAGAAATGTGCGGGGCGTAGCAGGGTTTGGAATGAACCTACGTGGATCACTGTCCGTAAAACGACCAGTTCTCTCTATGTCTGTTTGTAACACTTCCCCTCGCTTTCTCTTATCCCGCATATCTCTTACATAGTTCATCATATTCATCAGAACACTATCTTGTTTAACAAGTCGTCTCAACTGAGCCTCATGATAGTTACATTTTGCACCCACAGCATTCTTTATACCACTTTCTTTCTTATCGCGAATGTAATAGTATATATCAACTACATAGTGATCTGCTTCCTGATCTAAACTAGGTTTACCAGTTCGGAGAGAAGTCTTCTCTATACGTCCATTCCAAGAATAATCCTTTATATAGTCAAAATCTTTCAGCGGTGAATCGCGAACATACCTGTTCTTCAGGAGAGTATCTAATAAAGTACGAACCTGTCTTTTCAAGTTGCGATCGTTCGTGCTAGGAGGAAGAAGCCAATATTTGTTGGGGTTACTTGAATTGCGGACAAAATTACCCGTCAATAGAAAAGTATCCGGTGTTTTATTTGTTTGTGCACGAATAAATAATACATATACCATCTATTTTGATGCTAGTTTCTCTCTAAATAATATTATACCTATACTAAAGGCATAAAATTATTTGAACCCATACAATTCAACGAAGCACTCTATTTGAATAACGCAACGTGTCAATCTATTTGAAGAGATTAAGCTGAGCAAGGCGATCAACTCGCTTCTGTTGCTTATTCGCGCGTTCCAATACTTCAAGAGCGTGTTGTATCTCTCCTTGTGATACCTTGTTGTCCTTGTTTATGTCAATGACTTCTTGCAGTTGGATCACACTTTCGGGGAGAATGCAGAGAGAACTCTTCTCATTGAATAAATACTGTGTCAATACTGTGAATATAGCAGTCAGTGCTAAAGCCATATATATGTCGCGCGTTCCCATCCAACTGATAGAGAAGATTAATATCTGGCGCCCAATCGAGTTGCGAAGGTATGCTTCTTGTGTATCACTAAGCTCTATCGTCACGTATTTTGACCCAATGTTTAGCATAATCATGACTAAACCGGAGAAAAAGCGACTGTCATTCAGTGTCATTAATGAATTATGAATATATTGGAACATTATTACTCAATCCTTTTTGTTTTGATATGATCTAATATAGTCTTAGAAAAATTTTCGCTTCAATTGTCTTAGCTTCTCTACAACAACATCCTTACTCTTTCCAACTCTACGTTTTGTGGGACGGCGCACGTATGTATGATATTGACGCATAACATAGTCAGTAACGCTTTCTGTGCGCAGCTTCTTGGGAAGGCGATCTGTTATGAAACCCTCTTCATTTCTCTCAACATACCGATATATTACTATAGCAACACCAATAATAGCAATCCACACCAGAATTGGAAGAAGTTTGCAAGATACATACATATTCAATCTAGTATAGAGAGAGAAAATCTAGTAGAGGAGAGAGAAAGCCTCTTGTCCACCCTTCTTGGGGGCGGGATCTCCAGCTGCTACGGGAGCATCCTTTTCCTTCTTTTCGTGCACAATCTTTTTTCCTTCTTCCTTGTTACTATCTACAGGGCGCATCTCTTCGTCTATGATGATTAATTCGGTGTTTTGCATAGCTTCCTTGATCTTCTTCTCTTCAATCTCCTTTTGGTGTTCTTCGTCTTCATCTTCCTCATCACTTTCACCACCTTCTTCCTTCTCTTCTTCTTCGTCACCCTTCTTTTCTTCATCACCTTCCTTTCCGTCTTCCTTCTTGCTTTCCATACCTTCGAACATATTGTGGAACAAAAGAACGGCGATCAGACCAGAGAGAATTCCTGCAGTGCGACCGTATCTTTGGGCAATCATTGCAACACCTCCAAGCAGAACAAGTTTTGCTAAAGGATGGGATGTCAATTGATTTAGGAAAGGGGATCTCACATAGAGAAGTACAACCAACAGTGCTACTAAGGCAAGTTCTATTTGGAATTTCATTTTCATGATAAAGTTCGTCTATAAGATACCACAATATATTTTTTTCACGCATAAAACACTATAGCACGCTATTTTGACATAAAATAAAATCTCCATTTTTATTAGGTAAATTATCAATGAACACAACCCTTGGCTTTTCAATAATCGAAGAATTTAATAAAAATGGTTCTGAAAAGAACCGTGCTATTGAGGCACGAAAAAGGGCACAGCGCAAGAGAACACAAAAAGTTAGAAACTCTGCAAAGCGCAATGAGAAAGTGAGTAACTTTATGGCAAGCATACAATCAAACACTCCGGCTGACACACCGGAGACTTCAGGAGGAGATGGTGAAGATGGTTTAGGTGATTTCCGTCCTTTAGAGCACGTTCGCCCAATGGGTGCTCCTGCATACACAAATGGGTTCTCATTAACGGGACAACCATCTGCTGCTGCCTCAGCAAGTCACGCCGGTGTATCTCCCACACAACCTGCTCACACCTCTTCTCACGCTCCTTCCCACGTTCAAGCTAATACATCTGCTTATGGCGATGATCAAGAGGTATCCCGCGAGCAATTCAATGCTATGTCTAGCCAGCCTTCTCTCTATGAAGGCTATGGGGGATATGTAGCAAATTTCGAGAATGCAGGTAGTGCACAGCAGGCACCCAGATCCAACGAGATGCTCATAGAGAAGCTAAATTATATGATCCATCTTTTGGAGGAGCAACAGGAAGAAAAAACCGGTCACGTGACTGAAGAATTAATTTTGTATTCCTTTTTAGGCGTATTTATCATATTTGTGATCGATTCCTTCGCCCGTGCAGGGAAATATGTTCGCTAAAACACCCCCACTCGCCTATCACAGTAATATAAAGGTATCTTTAGGCAGATATGGTCGCAATGCACAATTATATAATGAGTAAGACATAAGCGTCTTTGATATACACTTCTTTATCGGTTGCAACATAGCAACAGCTTGTTTATTATCAGATATGTTTTCTATGGTAATATATCTGATCCCCCTCTTGTTCTTTAGGAAGTCTATTACATTTGCCCATTGCGATGCCCATACATTGGGTGCTTCCTTTGTCACTAAGCTTCCTACACACTCCATTACTGGATCTCCACGACAGGTCATATGGGAGCGTCTCCATACATAGCAACCAATGCAACTATCCTTATGGTGAAGAAGAAATATATCGTATACTCCATCTACAACGAGCTCTTTTATATGTGACATATCTCCACATACAAATAATAATTTCGAACCATTATCTCTCTGTTCCTCCAAAAATCTCTGACACAGTGCAAAATTCTCCACACTAATCAATGATAGTTTATAATGTGGGTGGGATGGAGCGCGCTTCCAATATTTTATATCATAGGTATACGCTACATAGCGAACAAGAGGAACAAAAGGTGCTTGTTGTCCTTCCCGTTTAAAGAGACATGCACGACGCTCTTTATTAATAAGAGATTTACACGTTGTATATATCAATTTAGGAGCTATTCCAATGCCGCGGTGATCTTTATGTGTGACCAAGAAATCAACATACCAGTAGTTCATTTTTTTAAGCTGAGATGATCCTTTCTCTCTAAGATAGGCAGACGTTGGACGAAACATAAGACACGATACTGCTCGTTTTAATGGAATAACATTGTGTGCAAGTTGACCTTCACTAACATTGGATTGCCTTTTTCTCTCTACACCTACAGTTGTAGTGTGAAAGATAGACCACCAGCACGTTCCGTTATGTCCATTGCAGTGGGCAAGTATATGTTTACTCGGTGGATCATAGTGAACATCGCGATCCTTCAAGTAGTGGTTCTGTATGAGTTCTACGCAATCTTTTTGTGTACTTGGGGAAATTTTATCAGACTTGTAGAGAGAAACGTGAAATGGATCATAATATTTTGTCGCGGGGAGTTCATCGAATGATATTATCCCAGGAGGTGCAATCCAATATCGCAGTGAATTATAGTGAAATACTGGCTGAGTGGACCAAAAAGGGTGCTTGACACGATAATATATCTTCCATATTGAATACGATGCAATCAAAGCACTAATCACGTAGATCAATCCATATGCGTAAGGTGCTATACCTTGTTTCTGATCACTATCAAATAATAAAATAGACATCTTCGCGATATATGAGTGAGAACGAATAAAAACAGAAAATAATACAATAACCTATGTTACGTAGCGATTGTATTATTCAGGTTTATACAAAATATAGATGAATTGATCATAATATTGGCAGGCATCTAAATGAATGTTTCCAAGTAGACTAAATCCCGCAGATTGCGCCTCCTTCAGAATTTCCTTCTGTGGCTCCATATACAAAGTATGGATGTGCTTTCTTACGTTTCCAGTATCATCGTGTTTGATTGTTTCTGTGAACTCTCCTTTATCCCCTGATTTATCCAGAGAGAAATCGGCGCGGTATGCAAAGTCATCAAATTTCACATATGATTTGGTCATTCGCTTCTGTGCGTGCTTCTGGGCATTCACCATAAAGACTGGATCAGCACGGTCTACAATGGGACTGAATTTAGTGCGATTTACAAGATGCAATGCAAGATATCCTCCGGGCATTAGCCAGTGGTAGCAGTTATCAAAGAATTGCTTCTTATTTTTGATGTAGTAGATGGTAAAGTAGAGACAATTGATATGTGTGAAAGAATTTCCAGGATATATCATCGTGTCTAAAGCATTCCCGTGATGCACAGGTACTTTAGGAAACCGTTTCGCGGATTGCTTCACCATAGCCTTAGATGCTTCTAAACCCTCGCATTTTATCCCTTTTTTCTGGAGAAGATTGCAATGATGTCCAGTCCCGGATCCGATATCCAATACACGAGATATATTCGGTTCCATCTTGGTAATGCGCGATATTTCACCAATTTCATAGTTATTTTTCACAGGATTGAACATAAGATCGTCGTAGATGGATACATAGAAGTCATCATATATTCCTACATTCTCCTTTACGATGAATGTATCATTCTGTGTGAACCCTTCGCGCACTGAACCATCGCCGCATCCACAATCACCACTCACTCCAATCAAGCGGTATACAGCATAAGCAATCAACAATATGATGCTTAACTGGAAAAATATTGTGCTTTTTCTGAAATGGCGAATTGCTCTTGATACTACTCTCATATATGTAATAATCATATATTTTTTCTATGTAAGAATAGTAGCACAGATAGTTAATACTAGGATTTATATCCACATATCCATATTTTCAGACACAACTAGAAATGATTGAAATTACCGATAAGCGAGACCCAAACACATTTAGAACCGTAACATTTTCAGGATATAAGAAGACAGAAGTAAAAAAACAGCTGCACACAAATATAATGCACGGAAAGGTGGAACAGAGCCTATACTGGTGCGCAGAGCTTATATGCGGTGGTCAGTATATTGAAATCTGGGATACCATACTTACGCTTGCAGGAAAACACATCCACTATGGAAATCCTAAACTGCCCATATACTTAGAGAAGCGGTTTGAGGATTTTAAATCCATTATTGAAGGTGGATTTGCAGGATATGAAATAAAGATGCGCAATAGTGATAAAATACGAAAGCTATTTGCAGAAATAATGTGCATACTATGTTTTTCACAGAAAAAGCACAGCTTTGATTCGATAAAGATAGACAAGGACGAATTTGATATAACCCAGATATCGTATAAGCTTCGCGCAGATAGTCTTGCGTACATAACCCCTATATTTATGTCTGAAGACCCAAAAGAATGCTTTATTGCAGGAAATGAGCTGGCATACTGTGTGACTGAAAAAGGTCGCAATTCTAATGAGGCGTGCTATTGGATTGAGTGGATTAGTGAATTTGAGAGCATATGTGCGCGAAAGAAGACAAAGTGCGTGTGTGAGCGCCGATCTTCTATGCCGGTTGATGGTAGGTATCAGACTGAACTTGTATGGTTTATGTGGGATATTCTTCTTCATGAGACGAGTAAGAGAGACCAGCTCACACGCAAAATAATGAAAAGTTTACTCACGTTATTTTGCTTACGGTATACATCTGCATCAAAGAAAAAGCGAAGGTTCATTCTATATACAGCTGTATATATGCTCACAGAGAAGATAAACGCATTGATACCTATTTGCACTAAAAATGATATGATACATAAAATAGTGCAGAACCTAGACCCTATCTATAAAGAATTAAAGAAGAATGAGGTGAAGCCTGAGACAGATTATATGTATCACGGCGTAAAGCAGTCTAGTCTAGAAAGGACAATTGCCAAGTTAGAGACGATGAATAATATAGGCTTCATACCACGAGGATAATTACTAGACATACTTTTTATAAAGTGCAAGAGCCTTTTCTCTCTGCTCACTGTAATCAACAATGGGTCTTGGATATTTCACATCAGTGTTTCGGTCATAATATTCGTACCACTGATGTATGTCGCGCGGGGAAACACTCTCCAATTCTGGACACCAGCGTTTAATATACTCGGCATTTGGATCGTGCTTTCTCGACTGTGACCAAGGATTGAAAATGCGGAAGTATGGCTGACTATCTGCACCGCTTCCAGCAATCCACTGCCAGTTTCCATTGTTGGCTGCGGGATCATAGTCGACGAGGTTCTGAGCGAAATATTTCTCTCCACGTCTCCAATCTATCAACAGTGTCTTCACTAAGAAACTGGCTACAATTAAGCGACCCCTATTATGCATATATCCAGTCTCATTGAGTTGTCGCATACACGCATCCACAATAGGAAATCCTGTTTTTCCCTTCTTCCACGCATTCAACCATTTGATATTATTGTCCCATACTATATTATCATACTTCGGCTTAAGAGATTTTCCCTTCATCACTTGTGGGAATGCATCCAGAATATGAATGTAAAAGTCACGCCAAATAAGCTGGCGAATGAGATCGTGCTTCTTTCCAAATAGCTTCATACACTTATTGGCGACCTCTCTCACTGAAACACAACCATACTTTAGGTATGCTGATAGATGTGTGGTTGGAATAGGCAGCATATTTCTCTCTACTCCATAGTTTTGCCAGGTCTCTAGTTTTCTAAGAATATCTTCAGCTCCTTTACGTCCTCCGGTGACAGCATTTGTCAGGCGTGGCTCTGTAAAATGAACGTATGCTTCTTTTAACGTAATTGCGTGTTTAGTATCATTCAGTGGTTTGAACCAACCTTGGGAATATTTTCGAATAGAGTGAAGAGAGAACATCTTTAGACGTGCTAAGCAGTTTTCATAGAAAGGTGTATATTTCAGATATGTAGTTCCACCTTGGGTTAGTATGGTTCCTGGTTGAAATAAGCAGACATCCGGATAAGAATGAAATGCAACATCCATACTTCCACAGATTGCTTCAATCGCTGCATCCCGTTTCTTCGAGTAGAGGGTATAGTCTTCATTCACATAGACAGCATCTACATCCCCACGACGTATTACATCGCGAATAACGGCATTGTTTTCACCATAAAATGTGTGAAGATGACCATTCCTTTCCTCTAATTGTTCATTCAATGAAATCAAACTCTCTATCATAAATTGAACCGATGGATTAGACTTGTATGAATTGTTTGTTACCTGCTCTTTCGTAAAAACAAATATGGGTATCACTGTATTACATTCCTTCATTGCGTGAATAAATGCTGTATTATCAGATAGACGTAGATCACGTCGGAAAATCATTACTCCTACATTGTATTTCATTACTATTATCTTGTATAATGTATTCGGCTATGGATATTCCGTATTTGCTTTTATAGTAAAGAGAGAAAGTTCTCTCTAATATATGCTTCGCTTAAATGCTGAAAAAATTTTCCATCTCTAATGTATGTCTGAACCCATCCTAAAGCCTAAGCAAATAGTAATATCAACTCCATCAAATATATTGCCTTGGAAAAGCCAATTATTAGATAATGTATTACATCTTTTCACAACGAATACAACATATAAATTTTACCTTCTCTCTTTCTTTCATTATGCCATAGCCATTGGATTTGTTTTGTATGCAATGTTTGTTTCACAGAGCCAGTTCATAGTAATATCCGCATTATTGATGCAGCTATTTGTTGTTGGACTTAATCTATGGGATGGATATTGCTTTATGATGAAGCTAGAACGACACTATGTTGGTAAACATTGGTTTGGTCCATATAGCATAATTACAGCTGTATTTCCTACATTTGCTAACAGAAATAGTATTAATTCTGTATTTTTCGCTGCATCGGCTTTCTCTCTGTATTATTTGGGGAATAAGGCATATGAAATGAAACTTAACAAGAAACATATATAAACATTCCTCTACCTTCTAAAGTAAATCTACGTTTAACCAGTATCTGTTCTAAAAGACAATCATATGAATATGATTAAGAAGTTTACTGGAATATTAGCATATATTACATTATTTTTTGGAAAGGATGCAGATGCAATCTATAGTGGAGATACCTGCGGAGAAGGAATGTATTATCTAGGTGATTTTAGTGATCCTGATCCGTTTCCTATCCCCGATGAACCGTATGGTGGGGGCGGCGGCGGAGGTGGTGGGGGCACACTACACGAAATGTATGAAGTTATGATGAAGAGAAATCGATACTTGTTAGGAGATGGTTCCTGTGCTTGCTGCCCACAAGGAAAATACCAAGATCTTCCATCACACCAACAAACTGTGTGTAAAAATTGTCCTATCGGGAAGACCACTGAAATTATTTGCAGTTCGCATTATACGATGTGCATTTATCCTAGTAGTGCTCCAACACCAACGCCAACGCCAACTCCAACACCAGTAATATGTGGATCTGGATACTATTTTGCTTCCTCCACGAATACCTGTAACTGTTGCTCCCTGAATACGTATAAAAGTAGCACTGGAAATCACGGGTGTTCATACTGTCCATCTTCAATGATTACCTCATATACATGTTCCACAGGATATTCTTTATGCACCTGTCAATCAGGCAAGTATAATGCGGGTGGATACTGCTCGTGTTGTCCTTCTGGACGGTATAAGAGTTCAAATGGTAACAATGGACTATCGGACTGTCTCTATTGTCCAAATGGTTACTATTCTGGACACTGTAGCACTGGATGTATCGCGCTACCATCACCAACACCGACACGGACACCATCTCGAACGCCTTCTTCAACAAATACCGCGACGCGAACTGCTACACGGACACCATCTACAACAAATACTGCAACACGAACGGCAACTCGAACGCCTTCTTCAACAAATACTGCAACTCGCACTGCAACACGGACGCCAACAACTACAAGCACTGCTACAAGAACGGCTACACGGACACCATCTACTACAAATACTGCGACACGGACTGCTACGAGAACTCCAACAACCACGAGCACGGCGACGAGAACTGCAACACGGACGCCTTCTTCAACAAATACTGCCACGAGAACTGCAACACGGACGCCAACAACTACAAGCACTGCTACAAGGACTGCTACAAGAACACCGTCCACAACAAATACTGCAACCAGGACACCATCAAATACACCGTCCAATACACCGTCCAATACGCCATCCAATACGGCTTCTAATACTGCTTCTAACACTGCGTCTAACACGGCATCCAATACTGCTTCGCAAACACCATCCAACACACCGTCTAACACCGCATCGAATACCGCATCCAATACTGCGTCTCAAACACCGTCTAACACTGCATCGAATACTGCATCCAATACTGCGTCTCAAACGCCATCCAATACGGCTTCACAGACCGCTTCTCAAACAGCATCACTGACACCTCGTCCAACACCCTGTCCGCAGAACTTCTTCAATCGTCTCGGAGACGATGCACATACATTTGAGTGTATACTGTGTCCCAATGGATATCGATGTGATGAAGGAACACAAGAGCACACCATTCAGCACTGTGGAGCAATGCATTATTGCTACTACTATGGAGACGGAAATGGTGGACGCTTCCCAATGAGGACGGATCAGTATTGCAGTCAGTATGCCGATGCAGATCATCCATTAGAGACGTGCCATTCCGTCCGATACTGCTATAGGGGACAATACTGTGAAGGTGGTGATATATTCTCTTGTCCAGCAGGCAACTACTGTGATGATCAAATGGAAAGCCCCCTTCCCCTATGCAGTGCCGGTTATTACTGTCCAGAAGGATCACATCGCGATAAATTAGAAGACTGTGGATACGGTTCAACTCCACAAGCATACTATTGTCCAGAAGGAACAGCAACGCGTTTGGTTGCCCAAGATACAACTATAGACAATCGAGGGGAATACACAGTCAACGCAGATGGTTTGGTTGGCGATGAATACACACGAAGTAGTGTTCGTCCGTGCCCAGAAGGGAAGATATGCGAAAATGGTGCAATTAAATCGAACATACGAATTGACGATAGTCATTGCACGCATCATATTTGCTATGTAGACACTACTGAAGCATCTACTATTCTGGTAACACTGAACACTGTCTATGAAATGACAAATGAAATAGTATCAATTCCGTATGGAGTGACACTTTCACAAGTAGAAAGGAGTAGTGCATGTGAAGCTACATCGCCATTCTATGTGGTTGGAACGAGCATATACATAGACACAAATTCTAAACCAATGCAGCATTGTACTCACTTTACGGTAGTTTGCACAATAGACGGATTGGAAGGAACGGGACTGGACACAGTGACAATATTTGTGAGGCATACACCCACATTGTATCCGGTTCACGAACAAAACCAGCATATTGCACTTGGAAATGAGTTTGCTTGCTGGATTGAATTCACTGAGAATATCAATGGAGGACGGATTATATGTGATATAAAAGAAGGAAATGATAATGGTATTCCAGGTGAAATTGATATGGTGAGTGATCAAGAAGGGTGGATTGAAATCGCTGCTGGGGATAGTCACCTCTGTGCCATCAGTTTTCATAACAATGTGCAATGCTGGGGAAAAGTATCTAGACCAGAAGTGTATGGTGATATAGAAGCACATCTCATAGACCGCGAGCTATATTCAACCAATGATCCATTTGTTAATAATAGAAAAGATGGTGATCAAGATAGATACATTATTCGCCACGTATATGCAGCGAAGGATACAACGTGTGTGCTATTTACAGATGGTGCAATCCTATGTAAAGGAATTGATTACATTGCCACAAAGTATAATATGATGAAGGAGACATTATCCAATAGCAACATTGTATCACTATCTCTACACAGTCAATCATTGTGTTTCATCTCATTTGATCATACATATGAATGTGTAGGAGGAGGATTAGATACAAATGACATACCGTATTCATCAGCGTATGCAGTATCTGTCTATAATGATGATGCTTGCTTTATGGTGGATAAACTATCAACACAGAGCTACACGCCCATATGTATTGGCTCATTGTATTCTGGAGGAGCATATTATGATTACGAGACAATCACTGGGGAAACAGATCATATATTCCAAGGAAATGATATGAACTGTATCTCAAAAGTGAGTGACGAAACTATCAAGTGCACAGGTTACTATTCAAAGTATTCAGCGTCTGGACGTGACTACGATGTTTTCCAAGGGATAACAATGCAAGAGAGTTCCATTCAAGAAGCAAATGCATTAGTGATGACAAAGGAAGGATCATTGCGAATGTATGGATCATTTGAACAGACACTCAACAAAACGCGTATTGAGGGAACAAATGTGCTATTTCTAGCATAAATAACAATAATAACAGCAATAAAATATAACAACGTTAAAACAATGTTAAGATAACGTGATATCTAACTACAATAATAGTAAATCACGTTATCTATGTGGAAAGCAGCAACTTTTCTAATGCTCGCATTGCGCGCAGCATCAACATTTGCACAAGGGCATTGTTCACTATTCAATACCCTAGCTATGTGCGAGAATTCGGACATTTGTCCAGAAGGATATCATACCTGTGATCAGGGAGATCTTAATCAGATGTATCAGTCTGATATCAAAAATATATTGTTTGATGGTGAATACAGCACAAACATTGCAGAATGGGATGGAGAGAAAACATCTTGTATGCGAACACCTCACGCATTGCGTCTATCCATTGATGGAACACGGCAACACAATGAACTATCCTACGGGAGCGATGTGAGAGCCGATGAGGAGGGATGTCCAATGAACCAGCATATTGTCCCGAATGGAATGTCATATCGTGTTACCGAATGCTATACGTGCATATGTAGAAAGGATGCAGTTCAGTGTGCTAATACTTGCGAATATAAAAACATCTACTTGCTCCAAAGCACACCTCAATATAGAGGGTCTGAACACACAGAGAGACCATTTGTCCAAACAATGATGCGATGTGACGATCCGAGATCTATCAGCAATGCTTTAGCGTGTTGTGCTGACCAACCTTGTCAAAAAGAAGGCTGTGCTATTTGTGAACAGTATGGAGAGAACGAGGAATGCAAAGCGTGTAAACAAGGATACTATTTTTACAAGGATTATACCAGTAAATGCTTTTCAGAAGACGCAGTATTATATGTATGCCCAGATGGTGTTCTGATCGATGAAGAGAAGCAGTCGTTTTCTTGCATTGAATGTGTGAATGGTAAAGCAAAGTCTGCATTGTATCTTGAAGAGATAAGCAGCTATGATTATCACGATAGTTATGAAGATAATGATATTGTATCAATGAATGAGTTGTCAGGATGTGTATGCAATGAAGGATGGAAAGGAGACGATTGTTCTGTTTCAAACGATGTTATACGGTGTAGTGGTCAGGGAAAATATTCTGCTTCTGAAGAGAGGTGTGTATGCAACGATGGATTTTCTGGTGATGTTTGTAGCGAGCCAATTTTTTACACCAGCAATACTACGTGTGTGAATGGTGTGCGGCTCCAAGATATATGTCTATGTCACGAAGGATTTTCTGGAACATCGTGTGATATTCTACAAAGAGAAGGCACAATAGAGGCATCCATCAAAGAAAAGCAAATACAAGATTATCTTAGGGAATATAGATGCATCTACGGATCATTTAATGAGACATCGGGTGCTTGTGAATGCTATTCTGGATATGAAGGTCACGTATGCGAGATTCCACGATGCAAATACGGTGTATGGAATGCTACCATTCGTGAGTGTGATTGTAACGAAGATTATTTTGGGGAGGCATGTGAACTGAGCTGTCGTGAACCTTGCTCATACCAAGGATCTATTTGCAATGTTCGCCATACGTGCGACTGTGATCCTCAGTGGTCTGGACATAGATGCATACAAAGTAGTTTTACACTTCATCGCAATCAAATGAAGCGCGTATATATGAATAAGAAGGAAGTATTCCATGTAAATACAAATGCAACATCAACACCAATCATATCATTTACTATGATATCTGAAACAACGGAAAATGGTATCCCATATTCAATCCGTGTTCGGTCATCGAATGATAGCACCTCAAGATCACATTCCACTACTCATCAATCACATACACATACAGATAGTGACGCAAAAGTATCGATTGAATGGACTGAACCAAGAGATGACAATCATTACGAATATTGGATTTACCCAGATAACAATAGAACATTGCGATACAAAAGTGACAATATAAATGAAGAGTGGGATTTGTATCCTGATGCACATTCAGCATTGAAAACGCAAACACACGATACATCAATGACAGGCGAAAATTACACACATAATTATTCATCGCCACACGGGTATGATGTAACATACTATATCTATCGTATTCCAGTAGAAGAAGTATCAATCGCAGATGTTGACACAAATGTAACAATCTACCATAATACAACACAGGAACACAATACTACTTCTACAAATACAACAGATGATAATATCAATGAAGACATCGAATGGGATAATGTATCACAAAACCTCACATATGGCGATAATGAGAATGATATTAATGACAGTGAACAAATAAGTGGGAATGCACAAACAGCGTCCGAGAGAGACACTAATGACTATCTCAGCAATTCAAATATAGCGTCCTTTGGAACAGGAATTGGATGTATTGCTTTTATATTTGCAGTTGTATATGCGAAAAAATCTGTCTCAAAACGCAAGCTAACAAGGAAAGATTATATGATGGAGTGTAAAGGAACAAATTATATTATGGATACATCTCTTCGTTCTAATCCATCTCATAAAAAGAAAAAACGGAAGAAGAGAGAAAAGCATCAGTCACTCATTAATGCATTGACAAAAGCGAAAGATAAGGATTTTGCGAATTATAATAAACAACGCATAAAGAGAAAATCTACTGAAAAACGATTGAATAAAACTTGCATCAATGTGACACGTGTAGACAATCGCTTGTATGATGTAGATAATCTGAAAATACAGTATTCTAATAATATATTACTTGCTAGAAAGAAGACAACTGAACCCAATCGGAAGCAGAATAGGTGACACAGCAGTAAGCAACCCAGAATATGTTGTAAATAATAACACACTACCAGTGACAATTCCACCATAGCAAAATGCCTCCCCCAACTTCTCTGGAACAGTCATACTCTCCTTATTCTCTTTCTCTTTGAAACATACGCGGTTTGCTTGCTTTGTTCCATAGTATACTCCAAAGCATCCACCTGTAAGACTTGCACTAGCAACAATACGCTGTGTAGAAGTGACCAATGTCGTTCTCAAAAGCGTCATCTTTGTTTCGTGTATGTATATCAGCAATATAATGTATAAAACAAATATAAATATTTACTTAGCACATTAACTATTATTTAATTGTTACCTTATTACAATGCGAATTGCTTCAATTTTAGAACATCCAGATATTTCTACCCTTACACAGGGTCGTCTCTCCATCCAAGGTTGGATACAGCAATTCCGCAAGCAGAGTGATATTTGCTTTTTTCAAGTGAGTGATGGTAGCCATGCAAAGGGTCTACAGGTAATTTGCGATCGTTCAAATGCACCCTCCCTTTTTGACCAACTCGACACAGTAAATGTTGGATGCTATGTTCAATGCGAAGGTAATCTTGTTGATAGTCCAGCAAAAGGGCAGAGTTATGAGCTTCAACTATTGTCTCTACCATACAGCACACCGTGTGATATTTCCTCCTATCCTCTCAAGAAGTCTCTAAAGCTACCTCAGCTACGCCAGATGGCACATATGCGTGCAAAGACAAAAGCATTTGGATGCATCTATCGTATCCGTAATACGTGCATGTTTCATAGCCATGAATTCTTTCAGAAGAAGGGATTTCTCCATATTGACCCCAATATTATTACTGTAAATGAATGCGAGGGTGGTGCAGGTGCATTTCAAGTGACCGAGCTGCTCAGCCACGGAGACCGAGTTCGCGATATTCCAACTGATAAAAAGGGAAATGTTCGATATGCAAAAGACCACTTCAAGAAAAAGGCATATCTAACTGTGTCTTCCCAGCTTCAACTAGAGGCAATCGCGTGTGGTATGGGACACTGCTATACTACAAATAAGAGCTTCCGTGCAGAACATTCTATGACAAACAAACACGTATCGGAGTTCACTCATCTAGAGATTGAGATGACAAACATATCGAATGATGACCTTATGGATATTGGTAGCCAGTATATTAAATCCCTCATTCACACGGTCTATCACAAGCATAAGACAGATTTAGAAGAACTGAACAAATTTATTGCGAAGGGCATTCTAGATACATACAGGGAACTAATGGAACTCACCTTTCATAAAGTATCATATGATGATTGCATTCGTGCTATTCAGGAACACAGCAGCATTGAGTGCACCTATGGAGAAGATCTTTCATCAGAAATGGAGCACTTTATTACCGATCATTACAAGGGCGCCGTCTTTGTCTATGATTGGCCGCTTTCCATCAAGAGCTTCTATATGAGAAAGAAGCGTGTTGGAGATGCAAGAAGCAGTATGATACACGATACGCTGTGTGAAAACTTTGATCTCCTGATGCCATATGGTGTAGGTGAGCTAATTGGAGGATCGATGAGGGAAGAGCGAATTGACCTTTTGGAGGAAACAATGGAGAACAAGGATGTCTCGGCAGATACGCTACAGTGGTATCTCGATCTGCGACGATTTGGAACAGTGCCTCATGGAGGGTTTGGACTAGGGTTGGATCGTCTTATTGCCCTCCTCACCGGGATGAAAAATATTAAGGATGTTATTCCATTCCCAGTGCACTACCAAAATTGTGACTATTGAAGCATTTAGCCGCAAAAAATATTCTCCATAGAATACAGAAAACAATTCAATGCAATTCACTCTTGATATTACCAAAGTATTGCTGATCTTTATCATATTATCCCTTTTAGGATTAAATATATTCAATTACTTTGCTCGTGCAACTGATACAGGAGCACTATTTACAAAGAAGGCTGCTGGAGTTGCACTACAAGGAGCAGAGCGCACGGTTGATCTCTCTAAGAAAGGAACCAAGGCAACGACTGATGTTGTCGCAGGTGCACTTGAAGGTGGATTAAAGACACTCGAACGCGCTCTTGACATACAAGTAGATCGCCGCACAGGAAATGGAATGGCACCTCAGCCAGATCAAAGCGACAGTGATATCCAGATGCCCAAGAAAACCGGGTTCTGTTACGTGGGAGAAGAAAAGGGAATTCGCACTTGTGTCTACGTAGGTAAGCGCGATACGTGCTTGTCAGGCGATGTATACCCCTCAATGGCAGTATGTGTGAACCCAGCACTCCGTGCATAAATGTTTTACATCAATTATATGTACAAATGATATTTCATATTATATGTTATAATCTAAACTTATCGAGTATAATATGAAATTAGTTTGATTGGTCAAAGTACCATTGGAGTGATAAGTAACGAGGCACAGAGGCTGCTGTGGCATCCGACTTCAGGTTAGGACCACTGCTCACCATACGGTTTATCTCATTCACAGAGAGGGCATAATCATTATAGAACAAGTTGCTCATCTCTCCATCAAAACCACCGTTAACACTCACGTAGACATCACCATAGTTTTGCTTTGGCACTCCGCGTAACTCAGTTCGGTTGACAATCATACCATTTACGTATGTGTCCAGCTGCTTTCCTTCCAATCGGATTGCCACGTGGAACCACTTGTTTAGAGGTATGTCTTGCACAATAACCTTCTCCATAATGGTGGTTTGAGAGGTGCTATCATTTGGGTCGTATGTGTTCATTACTACAACCAAAGAGTTCAAATCGTGAGGATCCTTTCCTAAATACAGTCCGGGTGCATTGTTAGGGAAGTTCATTCCATCGGGAGTGCGTCCCATACTGAAGCCGTCATTTCCCTTGTGGAAAATATGCTTGTATTGTCCGTTGTCCTTTATATCATCAATCATCAGCCAAACAGAGTATGTGAATTCAATACCATCTTGTTGGTTTGCAGAGCGATATATGGGTTGGGAATTCTTCAGTCGAGGATCTTGAGGGATCACTTTGGGTTTGTTTCCAGCCTTTAATCCATCCACTAATTTAGGGTTGCGGGAAGGAGTGAGAAGGTATCCTAAGAGAGAAGTTCCCAAGCGAAGAAGCACGATGAATACGATTACAATCAATAGCAAGAAAGCTACTTTTGCGACCAAACTATTTGATTCCAAGAATTCACGAGTTCCACTGACATATCGTGAACTTCCGAATGTATCTAAGGAGCGCTTCACATCTTGTGTGGTTGCTCCAAATCCTTGTGTTAATGATGTATATCCGCTCATATATAATATAGAATTGCCGTGTCTATATTATACGGGGAAAAAATATATTGGCGTTGTTAAAAACTGATGCGGGGCAGATAAGATCTAAATCTCTAAACTGCTTACCTCCTTGTTGTTCTCCATAAAGGCGAACTTGATGCGATACTTGTCGAAAAGTGTGGTCAGGTTCATTCCTCCGAAACCCTTCTTATACAGATCATATGCTTCGGTAGGGTTAGTGCTGGATGCGATGTAGTCAAAGTTGGAGATGTATCCAGAGAAGCCACCGTCGGGACAGATGGTAACAGGTGCACTGGGGTATGTCTTGGGAACACCTTGAAGCACACAGGTACGGACGAGCTTACCATCTACATATATGTCTAAAGCGCGGTTGTTTGTGGTAACGAGAATGTGTGTCCAGCGTTGGAGAGGAACATCAGTGATGCTGCAGGAGTTGCTCACGAGGGCACCACTTGTTCCAGAATGGGATGAGTATGTATCTACGTTTACATTGATGTTGTTGGTGTTTGCGTCTAAAGAAACGGAAGGAGCTGGTCTCTTATCGGATCCATAGCGTGCAAAGATAACCTTCTCTTGTCCAATTCTGTAGTTCCAGTCATTCACGTAGATCCAGAAGGAATATGTGTAGTCAATGCTTCTTCCGGATGGCAGAGAGTTAGGTGACAGTATCATTTGTTGGCGAGCATCGTGGTTACTGGTAAGGCGCTTCTTGTTGCTGTCTACCATATAAGCATACAGCACATACAAAAGAACCACCACAACGATGGCAAATAATGCGGTTCTGATATTCAGTTTCATAATCGTTCTCTATACACTCTGTCTAGAAATTATCTTATGCACACTGGCTAAATGAGCCTCAAACATCTATCACTTTTTACAAACTTGGAGGGTTCTTGTTCTTGAAATACTCGTATATTTTGTCTATTTGCACCTTATTGAGGGGTGCATCGTAATATTGGACATTTGCAACTCCACCCGGTATACCATCTTCTTCCCCTACTACAACATTGTCGTGTGTCATATATGGGATTACGCCTGGAATAGATGCGACAAGCTTACTGTTAACGAAAACGTCTGTGTTGCCTCCGTCATAGTTGACAACAACGTGGTTCCAACGCTGGATTGGGATGTCACTGGTTTCGTATACTATCTTGATACCATCCATACCTTCTTTTGTGATGATGCGGAATGTTTGACTTGATGGGTTGTATTGTATTGCAGGTTTCTCTCCATAAGAGAGAACAGATGTGAATTCATTGGACTTTGCATTGTAATTTTTACCAACGTTGTCCAAAAATATCCACGCGCTCAATCCATAGTTATATTTGAATTCGTCGTTCTCTCCAGAAGCACCGGTCTTCTTTTGCTTGTCCTTTAAATTCTCAAACGTCCCTATCGTAGTCTTCTTATCCGTGTATATTGGCTTGTTCAGTAAAACAGTTGAGTCGTGTGTAAAAATCTTTGCCTTTATTGAAGGGAGAATTTTATACAGTGTAATGAGTGCAATTTCTGCAACGAGGATCCAGTATATAAATGAGCTGGTATTCTTCACGTCGAATGCAAGTGCCTCTATTGAATCGAACAACACACAGGGTATATAGAAAATCAGATGATAGAGAATAGACACATAGCGATTACGAAGGATAGATTGCACGAAAGCAGTTCCCTTTGTTGCACGATAAATCAAATACAGACCAGTAACAGCTATAGTGGATGTTAGTATGAAAGTGAAGAACTCGCTATAGAATGATACATTGAATACATAGTAAAGCAAGATCCCTACAATGAAAAGACCTAAGAAGAGAGAAAGAATGTGTTTTGCAAGTTGCATTATCTGAGTTGTTGTTGACTGTCCTGCTGCCCCAAGAACAGTAGTCTTTTTAAATAACTGTGCTAAAAGAAGCAAAACACCTCCAATAATGATAGCATAGTTTGTTATAATTGAGAATTTACCAAATGAGCTAGATGTTGATATCATAAAATACAGTCCTAATACAACATATGCTATCAGCGATATGGCAAGCAAAGCAGTCCCCTTATGGGCACGATATGCTTGCTGTACTTTTTGTATTGGGAGATGAGATGTGATGCGTCGTACTTGTTCCATTATACATTCGTGAGATGTTTTTTTGCAGTAGTAGAGAGAAAATATCAAAGTTTACTTTGGGTTGTCTTCTTTCTATGACAATTTGGACACAAAGCAACTAAATTTCCCACGCTATTATCACCGCCATACTGGAGATCTTGGATATGATCTACCTCAAATGTATGATCAAGCTGCTGTTGGCAGTGTCCACACATCCATTGCTGATTTGATGCAACGTACTTCTTCTTTGTTTCACTGACAGAGCGTTTTACTCTTCCACCATGTGCTCCTCCCCCTCCTCCCATCCCTTTTCCAGAATACAACATTCTTTTCATTTGAGGTGATACCTGATCGTGCGTCATTTGATCAGGAGACATATGTCCTGTTTCTTTCCGGAATGTGAAGTCAAATATAGGTGTCAATAAATCACTCGTCTTCTTATCAATTGGCATATATTTTATGATGTCATTTGCGTGAATTAACATAGAATTCCCCTCCTTTGGCATCTTTTTAAAGAAAATGTAGATAGTGAATGCTGCAAATGCAATAGCACCCATTTTGATGTATTTTTGGTTTTTCTTTACACTATCAATTAAAAAATGATCATAATATACATCGTACAGGACAATGCCTGTTACGACAATTAGAAATAGACCTAATCTCATATACATTCAAGAGAGAATTAATTTTCAATAGATAGCCGGCATATGAAAGAAATCACACTTATTTATGGTATAGATATCCTATTCCCAATAAAAGAAGCAATACAAATACTCCCATATAAAACTTATATTTCTCTCTAAATAAGGTAAAATGTTTTGTATCCTTCGGTGCGTATTGTGCGTAGTATGCCTCCAAACTCTCATCAAATTCCATAACAGGTTTACCAAGTTTTATATTGATACGATTATGAAGGAAATGCATCCACTTTAGAAATGACATTCTAGAATCCAAATATGGTGTCACAGGGAACTTGTCAAGGTATTCTGATAGTTTGTTTCCAAATTCGCTATTTGGTATAAATAATGGCAGGTTCTGTATAAAGTCATAGTATTTTTTCTTGACTACGTCATTTGGGTGAAGCGGATATGTATGAGCAATGGTATGGAGGGTGAACCAAAAATGGGGACCCCAAATACTTTGATTTAATGACGAAGGATGAGCGGTCATATACAGTATACTATATATTGATTTCTAAATCCAGGGATGGTGAACGCAGTTGCAAATGCATAAGAGTAAAAATAAAATATCAAGATATTATCATTTATATTCGTAATATATATATATATAAGTGGAGCATAGCATATCATAGAAATAATGTCTGATTTAGTAAACCTAAGAAGTATAGTATCCCTATGTAAACAAGACGAATTAAAAGAAGCCATATCATCTGGTACTGATATAAATTCTATGAATAGTAATGGAGAATCAGTTTTAGTTCTAGCAATCACTCGTTGCAATGATGAAATAGTAAAAATATTACTTGATGCTGGTGTTCCTATGAACTATAGAAATAACTTTGGCGTAACACCTTTATTTCAAGCTATCAGATGGCAAAAAAAAAATGTAATTCGTATGATGCTTGACGCCGGAGCTAATGTTAATATGTATAATTCTACTAATGGCTCAACTCCATTGGTGTCAGCAGTTCGTTACGAATTAAATGATATAGTTCCTTTGTTAATAAGTAAGGGCGCAGATGTTAATTGGGAATATCCTACAACACCACTTGTTGTTGCAATTGGAAATAATTCTGTAGAATTAGTAAAAATATTACTTGATGCTGGTGCTAATGTAGATTTAATGAGTAGAGGATTTACGCCATTAATGCATGCAGCAAAAAGAGGAAATTCTGATATAGTTGAATTATTGATAAATAAAGGAGCAGATATTACAAAAGTTAGCAAGAATGGACAAACTGCAATTAGTGTAGCAAAAAAAAACGGAAGACAAGAAATAGTAAACATATTACAGCCCATTATTGATGAACATCATAGTGCAATACAAGATGTTGCACCAAATGAAGATATGGGGAGAGTTATCTCAGAATTTGCAGGATATCGTGGCGGTAAACGTGGGAAAAAACGAACGCAAAGAAGAAAGAAGGGTCATCACGCAAAGAAGAAAAAAATGCGTAAATCTAGGAAAATCTCACGCAAATCACGAACTTCACGCAAATCACGAAAATCAAGACGTTCACGTTGACAATCTCGTAAATAACTAGTTAACCTCAATCTACCTACAATATGATATAGAGGGATACCTTTATTTACTACAAATGAACACAAATACATACTGTAACAACTGCGGAATATTCGGGCATATGGTAAAACATTGCCACGAACCTATTATTAGTATTGGAATAATTGGATATCAACGAATAGGAAATGAAATAAAGTATATTATGGTAAAGCGGAGGGACACTTTAGGGCTGATTAATATGGTGCGTGGAAAGTATATGCTTCATCAGAAAGAAAGTATTATGCAAATGATTGATGAGATGACACTTGACGAGAAAGATCGTGTCCTCCACACGTCTTTTCAAGAATTAATGAAGGATCTTCTTCTTGAGAACCAAATTAGTCAGAATGAAATGTCACACGCTCGAAAGAGGTTTCATTCTCTCCAACACGGAATTATAATGGACAAAAAACATTATACATTAGAGGATCTTGTTAGCGAGAGCACAACACGGTGGAGTGAGCAAGAATGGTGTTTTCCAAAGGGACGTAGGGATACGAAGGAAAATGACCTTCAAACTGCGATGCGTGAATTTAGGGAAGAAACCGGCATTCCTGAAGAGTGTATACACCTGTGCACGAATGTGATGACATTCGAAGAAAACTTCATTGGATCGAATTACAAAGCATATACATATAAGTATTATTTAGCTGAAATTCATCACGAAGTGTCACCTGATCACATAGATGTATTTGAGATAAGTGATATTGCATATCTTACCAAGGATGAATGCATTTCAAAAATTAGACCTTACAATACGGAGCGAATTGCACTCATCGAACGGGTGGATAATATTTTGAAAAAATACAAAATAAAGTTTTTGCAGTAGATAATCTAATCTAACCTAATTATAGTAGACACACTAGATTATATTATCATAGCATCTAGAATGGAAGACGTACCATCAAGCAAACCACGCGATAAAAGGGAAGCGTCGGAAGCTGATATATCTGAGAAAGATATTGGTTCAGCACCATCGCTTCCTGCTTTCATTGAGAAGACAGAAAAGGAAATGAATGTTCTGCGCAAGAAGGTTCATAAGGAATTAAGAGAGAAAAACAAACAGGATATTGTCACAATGAAGAAGGAAAATCCTGATATAAACCGCATATTATATCCTAGTTTGGATGATCCCAATTTCAATTCCGAAATATATGCCAAGAAGGAGTTCAGAGATGTTGCATATGAACCCTTTTCCACTGATGTTGAAAAGATGGTAGATGAAATCTGCAATGCACCCTTTGAATTATCTCCTCACCAGATCTTTGTTCGCAACTTTCTATCTTTCCTTACTCCATATAACAGTTTGCTTTTGTATCACGGTTTGGGAACAGGTAAAACTTGCTCTGCAATTGGTGTATGTGAAGAAATGCGCACATATTACAAGCAAATGGGAATAAAGAAGAAAATAATTATTGTAGCATCGCCAAATGTGCTAAATAATTTTAAAACGCAATTGTTTGACGAGAGAAAGCTGAAAGAGATAAACGGTATATGGAACTTGCGGGCTTGTACAGGGAACATATTTCTTCATGAGATCAATCCAATGAATATCAAAGGTCTCAGTAGAGAGAAATTGATTCTCCAAGTGAAGAAGATCATTCGTGAAAACTATCATTTTATGGGATACATCGAGTTTTCTAATTATATTACTCGCATCAAAGAAGCATATTCTCAAGAGGGAGAGAAGGAAGCAGAAAGAATAAGACGCAGAAAATATGCCATAGAGAAGGAGTTCTCACATCGTCTTATTGTTATTGACGAAGTTCATAACTTGCGCATCACCGGAGACAGTCCAAATAAAAAGTTGGGTCAAAATCTTCTCGATATTGTAACTCACTCTGATACATTGAAGCTACTTCTTCTCTCTGCAACACCAATGTATAATAGTCATAGAGAGATCATATGGCTCCTTAATCTTATGAATGCCAATGACAATCGCCCTCAACTCCAGATGAAAGATGTATTTGATAGCAAAGGAAATTTCAAGATGCATCGTGGAGAGAACGTGGGAAAGCAGCATCTTATCTCAGCAATGAATGGATATATTTCTTATGTTCGTGGAGAGAACCCATATAGCTTTCCTTATCGCATATTCCCACACGAATATAAATCACCACATAGCATTTTAGATGATAGTTTTACATATCCAAGAACACAGATAAATGGAGCACCCATCATACAAGGGATGGAATATGTTGACGTATTTACAACTGGTATAGGGGATTATCAAAAGACAGGATATGAAATAGCCATTCAACAGATGAAGGAGCGCCTGCCTGCGAAAGAAGGTATGGAAAGTGGAATGGGATGGCAATATGTAGAGACGCCTCTTCAGACGCTCAATATTGTATATCCAAGCGCCGCCCTTGATCGCTACATACAGGATCCATCAAGTGAAGATCCAAAGAAAATCCAAGTATCTGACTATGTTGGATCAGCCGGTCTATCTTCTGTGATGGAATACGATGAATCCAGAAAGCGTGACTATCGTTACGGATCTCGTATCAAGGATACACACGGTGCAATATTTGCAGAGGAAAATCTGGCAAAGTATTCTACCAAGCTCCACACAATGATACAGCAAGTCAAGAAATCAAAGGGGATAGTTCTGGTATATTCACAGTATATTGATGGTGGATGTGTGCCAATTGCACTTGCATTAGAACAAATAGGTATTACACGCTATGGAAACCGTAGTTTATTCGAGAAAGAGCCTGTTCCCAAATTGGATGCTCGCACAATGAAACCCTCTTCAGAAAAGAAGGGTGATTTTAAACCAGCTCGATACATAATGATCACTGGTGATAAGAACCTCTCGCCAAATAACCAGAAGGAGGTGAAGGCTGCAACAAACGAGACAAATAAGTATGGTGAAGACGTTAAAGTTATTATAATATCTCGTGCTGGAGCCGAGGGTATTGATTTCAACAACATTCGCCAAGTGCACATTATGGAACCTTGGTATAATATGAGCCGTATTGATCAAATCATTGGTAGAGGTGTTCGTTTCCGCAGTCATTGTAAAATGCCGTTCGCAGAGAGAAATGTCCAGATTTTCCTCTATGGAACAAAACCGTATGATGAAGAAGATACTGAGCCAATTGATTTATACATATATCGCCATGCAGAGATGAAGGCAGTTCAGATTGGTCGCATTGCACGTATTATGGAAGAACACGCAGTGGATTGCTATCTGACATCCGCCATAAGAGAGCTTACAGAGGATAAAATCGACAAGGAAATCACAATCACTCTTTCGAGTGGGGATAAGGTTCCATACAGAATTGGATACAAGCCCTTCACCCAAATATGTGACTATCTGGAAAAATGCACATACCGTTGTGAACCTGGTATGGATAAGGAGGCACACGAAAAGGAACCTTATATTGATACTTATCACGAGGACTTTCTGCTTCTCAATAATGAAAAGATCATACAAAAGATAAAGGAAATTTTCAAGAGCAGATTTGTTCTCTCTAAGAAACAGCTTATCCTTGAGTTGAATAAGACAAGAAGATATCCGCTTCTTCAAATAGATAGCGCTTTAGACACTCTTGTTGGGGATCCAACGGAAATACTAGTGGATATGTTTGGTAAATCAGGAACACTGGTAAATATAGATGATCTGTATATGTTCCAACCGATTGAGGTGGATGAGGCACTCACACGATATGAACGTGCTAAGCCAATTGATGTAACCATTCCGGCTATAAATGTAGAAGTTACTGGCGATATTGTGGAGGAAGATTTAGTGCACGCAGCCGATGTTCCTAAGGTTATTTCTGTGGATGGAGAGAAATCAAAGAGTGAACGTATGATACGTGTAGGCAAACACGAATTACTTCGAACGATGGAAGAGAACTATAAACTAGCAACGGAAACAGATGAAGTTCCACGAGGAACAAAGAGTTGGTATATTCACTGTAGTGAAACAATCCGACGACTTAATTCTTCGTATTCAATTGAGCTATCCCTCTTACATAAATTTGTTATCCATCATGCATTTGATGTTCTCTCTACAAAAGATAAGATGGCTCTTGTCGAAGAGTTCCTTCGTCGCTCACCAGATGGAGATTTTGAAAAGGAAATGGTTACACATATGAACCGTGTATTGCGTGTATCACATAAGGATAGGAATGGATACGTCTTCATTGATCAAGATAAGCCAGTTCTTTATCTAGTAAGTGATAAGAATACATTAGTGAAGGCTAAGCCGTTGGATACCAAAGATTTCACACCATCCATAGCACGCCTTCGCCATTCTCCAGATACCCTTAATCGAACTGTCGGATTTATGATGAAGATTAAGGGTAGCGATAATATCGTATTTAAAACAAAAGATATTGAAAAGAAACGCAACTCTGGTGCAACGTGCTATCAATCTGGTAAGAAGGCAATCGTATTAACACTGAATGAAATAGTAGGCGGAACACCATATACAACTGAAAATGTAAAGCTGCTTAAAACAGATCAACTTTGTAGTGAACAAGAGTTCATTCTTAGATATTATCAACACGAGAAGAAGAATGGCGTGGTATGGTTCCTTCCATATGAGGAGAGTATTCTCACTGAGATATCAACCTTACAGAGGAAATAAGAATGTCATAAAATTGAATAGAATAAGGGATAAAAAGAAAATATAAACAGTATATAATGATGAATTCTGAAGGCATCTCAGAACCGATCAAAGAAATGGAAGGTGGGATTGAACAGCCAAGTGTGGTCGCAGTTGCACCTGTAAAGACACGCAAACAAAAGAAGCGTGACATTTATATGCTGCAAGTTATTACAAGAAAGGCAATTATTCCATTTACATCCGTCGGTGCAAATATCAAAGAAATTCTTCAGAAGAAACTTTCACGTGATTTAGAAGGAAAATGTACAACAGAAGGATTTATCAAGTCAAATTCTGTGCGTGTAATGAGTTATTCTTCCGGAATGCTTCAATCAAAGAGTGTAGTATTCGATGTTCTCATTGAATGCTTGATCTGTAATCCTGTTGAGGGAATGAAATTCAAGGTGAATGTTATCAACAGCACAAAGGCTGGACTGCGTTGTGAAGCTGGAAAAGATAGCCCTGTTGATGTATTCATTGCACGTGATCACCACTACAGTGTAAAGGCATTCTCATCCATTAAGGTTGGTGACGATATTTCAGTGCGAGTGATTGGACAAAGATACGAATTGAATGACCCACGTATTTCAGTAATCGCAGAATATGTTCGCGCCAAAAAACAGATCCCTGCAAGAAAACCCAGACTTGTTTTGCAAGAATAGATAAACAAGTTAAATACAAAACTATTATGATTAATATATTATTTTTATACTACGATATTATTTATTATGACAATGGATAGCAGTCACAAATTTGATATAAAACAAGCAATTGAACGTCTTGATTCATCAAATCACAAGGAAATATTCAGAATATTTAAGAAATATGATGTCCAATATAGTGAAAATAAGAACGGTATATTCATCAATCTAACACACATCGACGATATTGTTCTCAATGAAATCAAGGAATATCTCCTTTATGTGAACAAGCAAGAAAAGGATATTGACACGTTAGAGAGCCAAAAACAGAAAGTAGAACAGTCTTTCTTTACACAGACGGCAAAGCAGTAAGAACCATTGTTCAAACAACATAAAAACACACAGATATATTATTGCAATATAAACCGAACATCATAATGATTGATATTGCATCTATGGAGAATTGTATGCTCTCACAGCATAATGTTTTACCATTTTTTTCTTCTGCGGAATCGGATGTAACAATATATACGCATCGATTTTTGGAGGAAGAAGAGCTTCGAGAAGCAGAATTAGCACCAGAGCCCGAGCGAACAACACATATATCGTGCGAGAACTACATTTGGTATTACTTTATTCTTGTCCACGGAATAGACGAATATTTGAACCTGACAAAGAAATTCAAGTTTGAAAGTGAACTCAGGTATTCGCTGATTGATCGTGTGAACAAGGAGAAAACCCTTCTGAAAGCAAATAAGTGGAAGGCGAGTGAAATCACAAGAGATTTGGGGTCAATGCAACCCATTACACGCACAACATTTTTTGCATTATGCTTCCTTAGAGGGTTGAATATTGCTATGACACGAGGCAGCGTGGCAAGTATTCATAAAAATGGGGATACCAATGATTATTATTTAATCAAAGGAGACACATTATGGGTAGATCCTGTAGAGCGTACAACCGTTGAGAAAGATTACTATATTGTTGACAAACTGGATAAGCCATTCAAAGCAATGACAGCATATAAGCTGGCAGAGCTACGTGAGATCTGTATCCAAATGAAGATTTTAGGAAAAGATGACGCTGTATCATATAAAAAGAAGGAACTCTATCAGAAGATGCAAGAAAGTGTATGCGATAATGAGTGATGAGAAAGAGGACAATCATTTGTCTATGTATATGCGCGTGTGTAATTAGAAGGAAGTAAAATTGAATATAGTTATAGGAGAAACGGTGTAAAATAATATATCCAAATATACTATACAAAATGAGCGTATCACAGGAAGCATCAAAAGACCGTCTTCCTCAACTGTTACATCGCTTTTTAGGAAGCGAAAATAGAAATGAAGAATTTGAAATCCGTTTTGGAACAAAAGGTATACACCGTATTTCCAAAGTAGATTTTGATCACGTTGTTCAATATCTTCTCTCTAAACAGTTCAGACGAGGGTATGAACGTCAAACATTGAAAGTTAGAAATGAATTTATAACAAAGCAAGGTAAAATGGTGATCTCCAATCTCAGAACAGAGATCAATAATAGTCTTCAGATACAAAAATATTGCAAAGCTAACCATATTGTTGACGATGACAAGAATATTATTCCAGGGACTGAGTTTATTCAGAAAACAGGAAAGCGCGTGAATGACGCATTGGTTCGCCCTGTAGACTTTGATGATTTCAACTTCCGTGCAACGTGGCAAGATGAACGCAAACTCACTACAAAATCACCATTAGTGCAGCAAGTGATCAATGACTGGCGCGATAAGAAGAAGATATTCCGTTTGATTACTCGATACACATTCACGCATCCTGATTATCCTGGTATAAAGGTAGATATGAGTTTAGTAAAGGGGTCAAAGGTGAATAAGAGAGGAAATATGATCCCTACCTATAATATTCAAGAATCTAACGTGTTCGATGGCGAAACACAGTATGAGATCGAGATTGAAGTGGAAAAGTCAAGAAATGCTTCTGTTACAAATGACATGATGCTTGCAAACTTGCGAGCAGTGATCAAGTATGTTCTCTCTGGATTGCAAAAATCGAATTATCCTATTCCTTATACCAAAATGCGCTCTGTGGCAACTGAATATATGAAGATGATCCACGGTGAAGATCACGAGGTTAGACGCATTTTAGCAAAACATTTCGTGGGTCCATCATCCATCTCTCTTGAGTTAAAAAACATTCAGCCTTTAGAAGAAGATAGCAGCGTTCCCAATATTCACACTCCATACACTGTTACTGATAAGGCGGATGGTACACGAAAACTGCTCTTCGTTGATGGAAAGGGACTTATCTACTTCTTTGATGTGGGAATGAATGTGCAATTCACAGGAATGCGCACTGCATCTGATGCTCATTGGAACAGTATCCTGGACGGAGAGCATATTATGAACGATAAGCACGGAACATACATCAATATGTATGCAGCATTCGACATCTACTTTATTGACGGTGAAGATCAACGATCAAAGGCATTTGTCAATCATAAAACAGACGACACCGATAAAACTATGTTCCGTCTTAATCAGTTGGCTAACTTCCTGAGATCATTCAATGCAGTTCCAGTGGCAAAGACAGCACATCCACTCGTGTTTGAAAGAAAGGTGTTTGAGATTTCTCCCAACCCAGCAACAATCTACAGCACTTGTGCAAAGATATTTAAGCGCATTGATAGTGAAACATATCCATATGAAACGGATGGACTAATCTTCACTCCTTGTGAATATGGTGTTGGACTGGGACCTGATCAAACTGAGGTGTTCAATACCAAGCACACTTGGACACACTCTTTCAAATGGAAGCCACCAGAGTTCAACACAATTGATTTCTTGGTAACCACAAAGAAGGATCAAGTGGGAAAGGAAATAGTGAGCTATGTATTTGAGGATGGAAAAGATCTTTCAAGCACTTCACCCATCAGTGAATATAAGACGCTTATTCTGCGCGTGGGGTATGACGAAAAGAAGCACGGAATTATGCAGCCGTGTAAGGATTTGATCGACGACACTTTCACAAAGCGCACGAGCGAGGACAAGACTGCCGACTACAAGCCTGTTCCGTTCTACCCAACACAGCCAAGTGTGGATAAGGCGTATCTCTGCAATCTAATGCTCCGTGAAACTGGTCTGGAAAAACATATGATGACTGAGAATGGTGAGGAAGCAATTGAGGATGAAACCATTGTAGAGTTCAGATACGATAAGTCACGCAGTCACCAGTGGAAATGGGTTCCTATTCGCGTTCGTCACGATAAGACTGCTGAATATAGAGCAGGACAGAGAAACTACGGTAATGCATACCACGTTGCACAGAGTGTATGGTCTTCCATTCATCACCCCATTACAAAGAATATGCTTATGACGGGAGAGGACATTCCAGATGAAACAAATGTGTATTCGCAAGATAGTGCTCAACTGGAACTGGTTGCACCACTCACTGATTTCAACCGCAAGTATGTTCGCCGTGCTCTTCTTGGTGCAGTGAGCGAGCGAGGAAAGACACTCTTTGACACAGCTGTAGGTCACGCGGAAGATGCACCCCTGTGGATCGAGGATAAGTTGAAGTTTATATATGGAGTAGATAACGATAAGTCTGCTATCGAACACCGCCTCAATGGTGCCTGTGCAAATTATATTCGTGAAAGAGAGAATTACAAGAGATCACCTGCTGCTCTATTTAGCTACGGAAATATGCAGCAAAATCTCCGTGATGGAACAGGGTTCTTCTCAGACCGTAACAAACAGACGATGACTGCACTTACTGGTCGCGGAACGCAAGACAAGAAAACACTGGGAGATGGTGTATACAAGCAGTTCGGCATCGCAGAAGAAGGGTTCGATATCACTGCGTGCTTCAATGGAGTAGAAAAGAACTTTGAAAACTTGGAGACACTGCAAGAATATTTGGCAAACCTATCCGAGAATACAAAGAATGGTGGTTATGTGGTAGGAACGTGCATTGACGGAGGATCTATATTCCGTGCATTTGCTGATCGCGAAGTGGGATATTCCATCGATATAATGAAGGGTGACACAAATGTATGGTCCATTCGCAAGTCATATCGCCAGACTACGTTCGATGCAAACAATAGTTCACTTGGATTAGCTGTTGATGTAAACAGTGCATACACAAATGGTGACACATATCGTAATTACCTTGTGCAGTTTGACTATTTCGTTCAAGTAATGGAGATGTTTGGGTTTGTGTTGGTGACAGGGGATCACGCAAAGCATATGGGTCTGGGTAACAGCAACGGAACGTGGAATGACCTTCATTATCACATGAGACAAGAATTGGATCGTGAAAGCCAAACGCGTAAGAGAAAGAACACTCTGAAAAGTAAGATAGGAGATGCTATTGACTTAGAAGATGATGTGGCTTTGATGGGACTGCTTAAGAATTATAGATACTTTGTGTTCCAAAAGGTCAATCACGTGGATAGTAGGGAAATGAAAAACCTCCTCATCCGCACATCAGAAGAGATGGAACAAGAACTGGAGAAGAAACTTACAGAGGAAAGCATTCGTCGTGAAATAGAGGCAGTGAAGGAGGACGATGAAGCAGATACAGTTGTTGAAAAGAAGATCTCGGCATTGAAAGAGGCTGATGATGCAGAAGATAAAGTGGAAGAGACCCTTATTCGCATTCCTCGTGTGAAGAAAGTAAGAAAGTTGAAAAAGAAGCTTACAATCACAGAATAAAGAGGTTAAACAGGTTAAACCATAGCCGCGATAATACTATAGCGACATTGAGGAATGACATCTTTCCCTCTTACACAATCGAATATAACAATTTCACCAAAACAAATCCATATAAATTTTTTATATGGAAATGAAGAAAATGATCCAAATAAATATATTTCAATCAATGAAAAAACACAGGGATATCTTTCAAAAGCGAAACAGTTGATCAATGATAACTATGAGCAATGGGATATCTATAAAAAGTATACAAACCCTTATGAATTTATCCATACAGCATACAGCAAGGGATGTTATGTCAGCACATTGCGTCCCATTTCTAGAGCATATTACAAAATGGTCGAGTTAATAAAAATATATGACCTTTTCAAATCATATCGCTATCGACCAATGCGATCCTTTCATCTTGCAGAAGGTCCGGGTGGTTTTATTGAGGCGTTTATCGATAAAAGGAATTCGTCATTGGATGAATACTATGGGATGACGCTGATTAGCAAAGATGACAGTGTTCCCGGATGGAAGAAAGGGAACTACTTGAAAAACAAATCATCTAATGTGATATTTGAATATGGCACAACAGAAGACGGGGATCTATATAACTACAAAAATTTGGAATACATCAAGTATAAATATGCCGGTCAATTTGACATTGTCACTGGAGATGGAGGGTTTGATTTCTCAGACGATTTCAGTCATCAGGAACAGAACGCAATTCGTTTGATTTTCTCACAAATGGTCTTTGCTCTTTTCTTGCAGAAGGATGAAGGCACATTTATTTTGAAAGTATTCGATATGTTTTCAAAGCCAACTCTTGATGTGATTTTTATGCTGCGTACCTATTATAAAGAGATATTTGTATGCAAGCCATTTACCAGTCGATTTGCAAACTCTGAGAAATATATTGTATGCAAGGGGTTTAAGCGCGATAAATTTATGCAGAGTGCTGGAAAATTGGAGAATGTATTCAAAGTATTTCACGCGCTTAATTTTGAAAAGATCCATATTGCATCATTCCTCCAGTGCGAGTATGACTATATGTTTGTGAAGGAGATGCAAAAGATTAATACTGTTCTTGCACAGCAGCAATTGGAGGTTATATATAACACAGTTGGATATATGTATCGCAATGGAAAGCATCATCGTGGAGATCACGAAAAAATGCAAAATGTTGAGAAATGTATCACGTGGTGCAAACAGCACAATATTCCTTATAACAATTATAAAAAAGGAAACATTTTCTTGTCTAGCCGATAGTGTATTCTACATATACATCTAATTTCACTATACGATAATGTAATATATCATAGTATAAGATATTACATTAGTTATTATAGTTACAAATAGTAAAATACTTCTTTACCGATACTACTCGATATGTTTAAGAAAAACAGTGCAATCCTCACCTTTATGTAATGCCAAAACACCCTTGATTACTTTTTTCTGCTCAGGAAAAGGAATATGAATTTCTTTTCGATCACCCTTCATTACATATTCCTGCATCACCTCCAAAAGCGATCGTATCGCAGAAAATTCGTGCGTCAAATTATTCTGCTTAAGTTGATATATAATTTGTAATGTCTCTATCCGGCGTTCGTGTTCATTTCTATATTTTTCATCGAGCGATTGCCTTAATTTCTCTCTACGCTCTTGTTTCGACATACTTGTCATTTGTTACATTAGTATTTTGAGTAGTCTCTATATCCTTATACTCAACATAATCACAGGGTCCACAGTTGTCGTGGTTACCCCAGTCAGACTTCTTATATACAGAATTATTGTCATAATTTAACTTCCATCGACCCAAATCAACTGGTTTCAAATCAAAGAACTTACTTACTTTCTTTGTATGATTTGACATCGTTCTGGAAAGCTTCTGGAATACTTGCATTATATCAGTGGGTATATACGTGACCTATTGTGTTTGGTTTCATTTAATGTGAAACACAACTTCTTCAATTTTATCGATATCTTCGCCTGATATAACAAGAATGAAACTACTCGAGCCACTATGTAATAGTAATACTAATAGTAATAGTAATACTAATATTGAAACCACACTTAGCGCACTCTAGATGATGCAATTGTGTCATATTTTAAGCGGTGGATACGAGAACTAGATGACACAGCGCTGTTCTTGTTGTATTTGGCATTGCTCTTCTTATATACACCACATTGGTTATCAGTGTCACAACAGTCCTTACGGATGGCATTGGTTTCAGTGTTTCGAGAGAAACCAGACACACCTTGATCGTAGGTGCGGCAGCGGGCGCGAAGATATTCTGTTCGGGACGCATAATATTTTGGTTTACTGGGATCTGCATTAATTACAGTGTTTGCCGAGTAGCGAACCTTTCTATCATTGCAGTTCTCTACTTTGATAACTTCCTGGGTACATCCAGTGTTACAGGCAAGGGTCTTTCTGTAGTATCTTGCAGGGGGAATTTTAGAATTCACTGGCAGGTCTGCTTGATCAGCTGGACGCTTTTGTTGTGTTGTTTTGTTCGTTGTTAAAAAGAGAACCATTTTATATGTATGTGGCAGGTATTATGAATGATGCTTCGCAAAGGTTAATATACTCTGTAGAGAGAAAGAAAAAACATCGAAAATTCTATTCTCATTTTATACTATATGCACGGAGTTCATCTTTTAATCGCCTTTATCATCGTCCTATTCATATTCAATATATTGTTCATCCATCCTTCTCAGGAAGGTTTAGAGAACAATGGAGATAGCAATATCCCAACTACATTCAAATCTGACACAATCGCAATTGTATATCAAAACCAAGGTATCATAAAGAGCATACAACAGAAGGTATCCGATTTGGCTAAACAAGTCAACACTCTTCTAATGCAGCAAGACACGATGAGTGCTGATATAGCTGATTTGCAAAAGAAGGAGACCACTAACACCAAGACTGCATCTGCTGCCGACACTCTTGCACAGCAAAATAAAGCGCGTCTTCTTAAGATGGCACAAACTGCGAAGGCAAAGGGTCAGCAATCAAAAGCACAAGCCGCCAAATTAAAGCCGGTTGGTTAAATATTCAAAGGTCTAAAAAATAATATTATTCTATTATAGATAGAAACTAATCATAAAATAAGTATTTACGTAATAAATAAATGAGTTCATTCTTTTTCCAAAATATATTGGGGGATGCTGATAAACTTCAGCAGGATTTCTTGGGACCAGACTACTCCTATTACAAGAAGATCAAGAACCCTGGAGAGCTAGGTGTAAGTGCAAAAGGTAGTTTAGGTGCATTGGCCACGGATATTGAATCCATCGTAGATTACGTTAAAGTGATTGTTAGTGGAAGTGGAGCAGCGAGTAAGGTAGGTGGACCATTGGGCAATCGCTATTTCCTCAAGACACCTGGAACCTGCAAAGACTATAAGACAGGGAAGGAGGTAACGCGTTCTATGTATATTGATAACGTTCCAACCAGCAACATACCTATTGTGTCTAATATGTCTGGCATTGACTTTCCTGAATTTAGAGGGTTAGCTCCCGGTCTTCTCGAGGACACATATGACATTAATCCCCTTAAAATGTTCCGTGCATTTATGGAGGGTTCTGAGCCTGTATGTGCAGAAGTCACTCTTGAGACTGTAGATGCTAACAATGTAAAAGGTAAAGAAAGTGGATACATACCTATTTCTGAACTGATCGATATGGCAAGTGATGGTCAAATACCGGAAGATGTTGTCACTACAGAAATGAGAGATGCACTCAAGTCCAAAGAAGGATTTTGTGATATGCGTGACAAGGTTCTTGGATACGTTGTTGATGACACCAAGTATGTTGTAAAGAAGCCCACGATAAGTGCAAACATTTACTATGCTATTGTATCTGTTCTCTTGTTTTACGTTCTATATCGTATTGTAAAGCGCTAAATTTCTAAAGGTGTAATATGTATAAAATATATAATGGTTCTGTGATAATTATATGTTTCTTAATTCGATCTACTTATGCTTTCTAGTGTGCTTCGTTCTGCGGCGTTGTTTACGTGTAGATTTACGTTGATGGCGTTTATACTTTCTTCCACCACTTTGACTAGGCATTTGTGGAACAGCTGGAGATGCAGGTCCTTGTGTAGGTTGTGGTTGTGGTGCAGGCTCAGGTGCATACTGTGGTTGAGGCATAGAAGCATTGTCAACTGGTTGATTACGCAAGCGTTCACGAAGAGATCCTATGAAGTTACCAACCGTTTGTCCACTTTGCTTCAGGTGTCTTGTCACAAGAGAGAGTAAGGTTTCGCCACCTACATTCATAGAGGGATCCTCTAAAAATCCTCCTACTGCATAATGGGGGCTGCGACCGTGCACAACAACATCTATCAGTCCAGCGCGGCGTCCTTCTTCTACATCGTAGTATTCACCGCGGTCTCTACTGCGAAGAGGGGCTGCAGCTCCCTGACGCACGCGGGATTTTGAACGAGGATTATGAACCTTTACTGTAATAGAATGTTTCTTGGAACGAGATGGAACGCTTCTTCTTGCACTTCTCTTGATTGTCTTTCTTCTTTCGGATGAAGGCTTAGGTGTCATTTATTTCTGTCTATTTTCTATATAATGTAGAGAGAAATATTCTTCCTACATCATAATCATCTTTTTATTTACATACCTAAGTATACACGACGGTATAATTCTAGTGCAGCTAAACCACCTGCTACTTGGGCGACTACGTAAGGCAGAAGTTCGTGCATTGGGAGCTTTCCTGCGGCTGCCATCATTACGGACACAGCAGGGTTGAAGTTTCCTCCAGAGATAGCCCCTCCTACCATTATGGCAACAGTGAGTGCCAAACCAATTGCTAAAGGGTTACCTGTGGCTAAAATCACGTAAAGGAAGAATAAAGTTCCTGCGAATTCTACAAAATACTTGTTCATTGTTTTACGATTTGAATATATGATCTATATTATAGAGAGAAAAGTTTATGCTTGTGGGAAGCGATCCTTCAAGATAGCATTGGTTGCTGCCTTGTGGGCAATTTCACGTCCTGTGAATGATGATCCACGCTTCTTGATTTCTCTCTGGAGACGTTCTGATGCATTGCGTTGTTCAACACTACGCAAGATTATGTCAGACATTGAGTTAACTCTGCGATTGATTGTAGTTCCGATGTTCTTATCCATAATAAAAATGTTCTAAATACTATAAATTATATATATATATTATATTTTGTACTAACTATCACTATTTCATACAATAAAAATGATTTATTACTTGTGTCAATTTTATGATTTATATTCACTTTATATATCTACTCTGTCAAAATCCGCGGTGCCACATTCATACTGATCAGTTCCTGGAATAGGAGCTTGCACGCATAAGGAAGCTCCACATATGAGAAGTCTGATCTATTATCGCACATATTACATACGTGGATCTCTTTTTCATTATTGAATGACGCAATCATACCACATTTATTGCACGTATGCACTTTGAACTTATCCGACGCATCATACATACGACCCTTTGTGAAACGCGACATCCCATTGGCAATCGTTGCATCACGCTCCATTTCTCCAAACCGCAGACCACCATCGCGTGACCTGCCCTCCGCCGGCTGACGTGTCAATACAACCATTGGTCCAAAGCTACGACTGTGCTGTTTATCATTCACCATATGCTTGAGACGCTGGTAGAATGCCGGTCCCATAAACAGGCTCGTTTCCATTTGTTCACCTGTCATTCCATTCATCATTACTTCATTCCCGTGTGCCTCGAACCCTCTGTTGAGTAGCTCATCTGCAATCTTCTTTACCGAAAGCTCATTGAAGCTGGTTCCATCACCAAACAGTCCCAGATCCAACAGCACCTTTCCTAGAAGAGTTTCCTTGAGCTGTCCAATTGTCATACGAGATGGAATAGCGTGTGGGTTGATGATAATATCAGGACGCACACCACTTGCAGTGAAAGGCATATTCTCTTCGGGAAGAATAACACCTATCGTTCCCTTCTGACCGTGACGAGAACTGAACTTGTCGCCAATCACTGGCTTCCGATGCCTGCGAATGCGAACCTTACAGAATGTGTATCCATCACCATTACGATCCACATAGTTCTTGTCGATATAGCATTCTTCGTGTGTGCGATACATTGTGCTCTGATCCGTATACTTGACAACCTTACTATAGTCATTCTTATTTTCCTTGATAGGAACAACCTTTCCGATAATGACATCTCGGTTCTCAATCAGCGAGTTCTCCGGCATAAACCCCTCTGCGTTCAACTTTCCATAATTGGCAAATTTCATCCCCTTTGTCTTTGTCTTATCGGGCTTGCATCGGATCTCCTCATCTCCACCAATCTTCTTATCCTCATCACGCTCTGTGTTATATACCGTGGCTGCGAAGAGACCACGATCCAGAGCTCCTTGGTTAAAGATGATGGAATCCTCCTGATTGTAGCCTGAATATGTTCCAATTGCCACAATCACCATCTCGCCACTTGGGATGTTATTCAGCTGAAGCATATTCATGACACGCGTATCCACCATAGGACGCATTGCATACGTGAGAACGTAGCTTGTTGTGTCCATCCTATGATCGAAATTGGTAGCATACATTCCCATTGCCTGCTTACCCATAGCAGCCTGATATGTTACCCTAGGTGCCTGGTTATGCTCTGGGAATGGAATGCATGATGACAACACACCAAAGATTGTGCTAGGATGGATTTCACAATGAGTATAGTGATATAGCTCCTTTGGTGCACTAGGATCATCCGACACAGCATCCCCACTCATTGCATTTACGTGTTTCGGCTTCATTGCAATCATACTGAAGTTCTGTTCCTCTGCATCAATGTATTCAATCATAGAATTCTTTGTTTTATGGTTCAACATCAGATCATCCCACGACATCTCATTCTTTTCTACACGAGACACGATTTCTTCCGTAAGAAGAACATTATTATCAATAACACGCAACACTGGTCTTGTCAACCGGCCACTATCAGTGCATACGCGGATTTCCATATCCTTATAGTTGAAGATTACGCTGGTATACACATTCAACACACCAGAATATTTCTTCTCTTTCAAGAACATAAATAGTGTATAAGGTTCTTCACTCACACCCACCCAATTACCATTAATGAACACCTTTACTTTATTCTTCAATTCATCCGTGCTCAGAGTTTCAATGGGAGTAATATGTCCCTCTACCACATCATAGACGTTATAGCTTGTAGAAGGAATTGTCACGTGTGCCATATAGCTGATGTTCTTCACTACACCAACACTTTGACCCTCTGGTGTCTCTGATGGGCAAATGAAACCCCAGCTTGTGTTATGTAGCTTACGAGGAGGGATGAGCTTACCACTTTTATCAATCGGTGTGCTAATCCGACGCAAATGACTTAGTGTGGATGCGTATGTCAAACGGTTCAACACCTGTGCAACACCAACCTTATTCGAGTTCCCATTCTTCACGCCGAAATCACCCGTTGCCAGTGCCCTCTTCAACCCATTTTCAATTGTGGTAGACTTTACGATCTTGTAAATGTTTGTCTTTGTAATAATGCCCATATAGTTGTCTGTTGACCGCCAAGAGCCAGTGTTAATCTCGCGAATAATTTGCTTCTGCATATCTTTTACTAGCTTGTTGAAATAATTACGGAATAGATTATTCAACAGTGTGCCTGCGAGGTCGATGCGCTTATTGAGATAGCTGTCACGATCATCTGCCTCGCGAAGTCCTACACTTGCTGCAATCAATTGATATGCCATATATCCAAGGAAATACTTTTTCTGGTCACTCGTTTTACAGTGTGGGAAAAGCTCAACATCCAATGCATTCCTTGTGAACTCTCGCTTACGACGGTTTCCTTCTTCTTCTGTCATATTAATGGGTCGGAACTTGCACTGCATGGTGACATAGTCGAATGCTTCTTCTTGGCTTACCACAGTATTTGCATCGACAATACTTCCTCGCAAGGCGAATAGCAGACGCTTATAGTGAACGTTATTCGCGTGGAGGAGAATATTCGCCACAATTTCTTGATCGGATACAATTCCGAGTGCACGGAAAATCAGGAACAGTGGGATAGGGTTCTTGAACTGAGGCATCTCCATATAGATTGGATGTCCAAACCCATTATTCTTGGAAGCAATCATCATACTAATCTGCTTTGGCGAAATGATCTTGAAATCAGGAACCGACTTGATTTCCGCCCGCCACGACCACTTTGAATTTCCCTTTTTCTTATCGAAGCAGTAAATCCTGTTTTCGGCAGCACGTTCTTGTGCCAATACTGTCTTCTCACTTCCATTAATAATGAAGTAGCCACCTGCGTCGAATTTACACTCACCACTCATTGCAGTGGGAATATGTTCAAACAAGTTGAGCACACAGATGCAAGACTTTAGCATAATAGGCAACTTTCCAATATGAATGTTCGGTAGCTTCATATGTTGCATCTGAACCTCATTTAGCATATCTCCTGTACGCCGGATAATCTTGATGTTAATATCAACTGTCATAGCAGAGGCATATGTGAAGTTTCGCAATCGCGCTTCTTGTGGAAACATAACCTTTGTAGCACCATTGTTTTCATACGCTTGGGGGCGAAAGATGTGCAAATTATCAAATGTAATGATCATCTCCAATCCATACTTTCCACTTTCCTCATCTAAATCACGTTCAGACTTGATATGTACAGGATTAAACATATTAATCGTCTTCTTGATTTGGTAAGTGACAAAGTCATTGTAGGATTCGATCTGATGTCGAACCATACGCGATAGATGCTGTCCCTCAAAGTAACTTTCTATCAGTGTCCACGGCTGCTCCACATACTTATCCACATTATTCATAAATGTGGTTGTGTCAGTATGCTTCTTCGCCATTTTGTCTAATTCAGTTAAATGCTTGTTATGTGTTGTCATTTGTTTTGATTGATAGTGTTGTATTATGAAACACGTCCAATATTTTTCTTTTCAATTTCCCTTTATATTATTTATGTAAATTTTATTATATTTTTCTACTACAAAGATGAAGGATAATTCTGGTAATTTAATTTATAAAAATACCGATCTCAGTGGAAATACGATAAGAAATGGAGTTAAAGTAACACGTTCATCTTCTTTTACGGAGAGATACAATAAAATAATGGAGAAATATTATTCAAATACCTTAAAATACCAAAGAAATAAGCGCCTTCTGGATACTCTTGATAAAAATCCCACGTTGGAGAATAAAATTTTGCCCGATCCACCCAAATTAGTGCGTTCTGGGGATGTTAAACAACAACGTATTGAGAATATTAAAAATCATATCAATCGAACATATTCGCATGTAATTAAAAACGATATTTATTCCGATGATACACGTCCAGGCGGATATAAAAGTGATCCATACAAATACTTCACACCGCGAACATCCTATGGGGGAGTGAGCAAAAGTAGGTATGGTTCATCGGGATTATTTGAAGGATCTCCATCTTTTGGCTTGAAAGGAGTTTCTATTAGTCCATATCGCCCTATTACTCCACCTCAACGCAAAAAAGTTGACATTCAAATAGAAATAAATAATATTCAGGATTTGTTGACTATTGCAGATGAATACCCATATGACGAAGCAGTTGATTATAATATTAACTTGAAGGCAATTCACGATATTAAGACACCTTTAGGAAAACTGAATAAAATGATTGGTATGAAGAACCTTAAGGAAAATATTGTGGATCAAATCCTATTTTATATTCAGGATTTGCAACGAGGCACACAGGATTTCATGCATACTTGTATCTATGGTCCTCCTGGAACAGGAAAAACGGAAGTGGCTAAGTTGATGGGAGAAATATTTAGTGAACTAGGTATCTTGAAAAAGAAAACATTTAGAAAAGTCACTAGATCTGATCTCATTGCTGGATTTCTAGGTCAAACAGCAATGAAGACGCGGGATGTCATTAAGGATGCTCTGGGGGGTGTGCTTTTTATTGACGAAGCATATGCACTTGGAAATAGAGAGAAACGTGATTCATTTGCAAAGGAGTGCATCGATACACTTTGTGAGGGATTAAGTGATCATAAAGATGAGCTTATGGTAATTATTGCGGGTTATGAGAAGGATCTACGTGATTGCTTCTTTTCATTCAATCAAGGTTTGGATTCACGTTTTACGTGGAGATTTAAGACTGATGACTATGATGCAAAGGAATTGCGTGCTATTTTCCGTAAGAAGGTGAAGGATATTAACTGGTCATTTGAGAATGATGATGTCGGTAAGGAAGAATGGTTCAAGGAAAATATAGACTATTTCAAATTTTATGGACGTGATATGGAAACACTTCTCTCGAAGGTGAAGATCTCACACGGAAGACGTGTATTTTGTCTATCAAAAGAAAAGAAGACTGTTCTTACACAGAAAGATTTAGAAGCCGGATTTGATAAATTTACAGATAATGATGAGGTAAAGAACCGTAAAAAAGAGGGAGTAATACCAGAATGCTACAAAGGTCTCTATATGTAGTTTAGTATTTAGGAAGAATTCCAAAATTTTTTTGCTATGATGTAATATGCCAGATCATAGCAAAACTATCAAGATAGACCCATCTCTCTTCAAAGTAGGAGGTGCGTCATCTGCAAAAACGAAAAAAGACAGGGGGAGGAAAAGAAAAGAACGTCCCAAACCGGTGATACAGCCAAATAAAGCAAAGCGCCGTTTGCTTGAGAAAATAAAAGAGCATCAGAAAAAGCAAAAAGAATTGCGTGAACAGAAAAAGCAAACGCAAACAGAAGATATTCTACAGTTTCAAGATGAATTAAAGCAATCTATGGATTACTTACAGAAAATAATACAAGATAATCGCAAAAAACGACAGCATAAAAGGACACAAAAGAACCGAGGTAGTCAGAATGGAGGGAAGCCAAACATTTCTATCTCTCCGCATAATGCTGCTTCTACTCCTAGTACTGCACAACCAGCGGAAAGACAAAGTGTATCCCATCCGCAACTAACTGTGAAAGCTCCCACGAAAAACACACATTTCTCTCCAGTATCTCCTCGTTCTCTCCAACAGATCGAAATAAATGTGGAGGAAGCAATGAAACAACCAACAGTTTCCCTTGTATCTCCCACCGAAAAGCAGGCTGTTCAAAAGGAAGTTTTCTCGCAAGCAACGTCATCTATTCCTACACAAGCAACTTCAACAATGCATACAGTATCTCCTCAACGTTCTGTTCCCAAGATGTCAATAAAGGATGCACCTGCATATGGTTGCTTGAAGAATGGTAAAAAACCAACGTATTCGCAATATATGAAGACATTAAAGAGAGAAAGATTGCAAAAACTCAATATCTCTGGTGGATCTGGTTCTTCAGCAGTTCAGCAAACAGTTTCTCTCCAAGATCGCTCAAATATTCTATCTCGGCAACGAAAACTCCACGCAGCAAGACTTAGATCTGATACATCCAAAGAAGAAAAAAAATACAAGAAGTTTATGAGAAAAGTAACACGTCGCACATATAAAGTAGGTAAGCGTGGGCGGAAAGTGGGTGTTCTCCTGAAAAATAACAAGACACGACGACGCATCAAACAAGAAATGGATACGCTTAAGAAAGTTCCTTTGGTGAAAATGAAACAATATCTTAGAGAGAAACATTTGCTCAAAATTGGATCATCTATCCCCAAATATATGATTAAGGATATGTTTGTCAATGCAATATTAGCAGGCGATGTCAACAATAAAAACACTGATGTTATGATGCATAACTATTTCAAAGAGGGAGAGGGAGAGCACATTAGATAGTGAAACTACATAGAGATATATTCTAGTAGGTAGGTAAGGGGAGGATCACATCAATACAATCTAAAAGTGAGCACACAACTAAATACGAAAACACAACAAATAAACAATTTAGATAGTTCAATCACTATATTAGACAGATAGTCATTGGACACGTTCCATACATAATCAGTATATACCTCATTACAGTAGAATGAAAGAAAAACTCATTGATCAATATTTCTCTCTAACATCGCAATATAAATCTACCTATGGAGAGAAAACAATCCTTCTTATGCAAGTAGGTGCATTTTTCGAAGTTTACGGTAAAAAGCATAAACTGTTTGATGGCGTACTAAAGGGCTCATCTATTGATGATTTTTGCTCTATTTGCGATCTTAATAAATCAAATAAGGCGAAAGTTTCTGTATCACATATATGGAATGGAGAGAAATTGCAGTGTGGTGTTGTTATGGCTGGATTTAGAGACTATGTTCTTGAAAAATACATACAAAAGCTCACAGCTCAGGGATATACACTCCCAGTGATTGCACAGGACGAAACAAATCCGCAAAAGAGAGAAGAAATAGGTATTTTCTCTCCAGGTAGCCAATTTGTAGAAGAGCCGTCCGTGATGAACAACCATATTATGTGTGTTTCTCTTTTCTATAAGAAGCCTACCCGTTTCTCTCCAAAACATAGAATGTATTTCGGTATATCATCGATTGATGTTCTCACCGGAGAGACAATGGTGTATGAATGTTCCGAAGCATATTTTAACACAATGAATACATTTGATGAACTAGAGAGAATGTATTCTATATTGCAACCAAATGAAATCCTATTCTGTCACGATGGAGAGAACCTTTCTCGCGAAAGTGTTGAAACAATGGTTCAATATATTGGTGTTAGAAGTAAGTTGGTTAGATATGTTGATAGTCGTGAAGATACGAACCTTCAAGAAGAAATAGAGAGAAATACAGAGGCAGTGGTAACAGATAATGTCTCGGGTGACCAACTATTTTCTCTCTATGCGCATTCGTCTACAAAAAATAAAAAGGTGACATCCACAACATCTTCTGGATCATTAATTAAGGCAACGTCACAATCGAGAACCCTCTCTGTCGCATATAAGCACGCTGCAAAGCAAAACTATCAGGCAGCAATTTTTGACAAGCATTATGAAGGGACGGAAAGCGATACCATTATTGAAAGCCTATATACCACACCGTGTGCTGCTCATAGTTTCGCATTTTTACTTGACTATGTTCATACATATAATCAGCGCCTAACAAAGCATATCAGGATACCAGTATTTCACACTCCAGAGCATAAGTTGGTGTTGGCAAATCATTCTCTCCAACAACTAAATATTCTTCCTTTGGATCGGAAAAATGGACGTCTATCTTCGGTAGTTGACTTCATTTCTCTCTGTAAAACTACAATGGGTAAACGTGAACTCAAGCGTATCATCACAAATCCAATCACTGATGTGGAAGCATTAACACATCAGTACAATATGGTTGATCACTTTATTCAACAAAGAGAGACATACGCAGATGTACGCAAACAGCTCATTGGAATATGTGATCTAGAAAGAATGTTTCGAAAATTCACATACAAACGATCCACACCACACGATATTCTACAGCTGTATGATAGTCTTATGGTGGCAAAAAAAGTTCTCGCTGTAGCAAAGAAGGATGAAATATACTGTGCTCATCCAGATTTTAACAAGAGAGAAATCGTCAAGGGATTATCTACACTTCTCTCTAACATAAATGATACATTCATCATAAAGCAGTTGCGTGCACTTTCTAATGATCCATATGAATTGCATTTGTTCCACAAAGGACTACATACAGAAATTGATACTTGCGAGCAGTCATACTATGATGCCAAGGAGCAAGTGGATGCATTAATGGCGTATTTGGATGGTATCCTACGTTCGCTCGAGAAAAAATCTGCATCTACAAAATATTGCAAATTTCACGAGACAGAAAAATCGGGATGTAGTATTCAGATTACGGAGACGCGTGGTGCCCGTCTGAAGAAGGCTCTTGCTGGGATAGTGGCTGATGTAGGTTCTCTCTATGAAATCACATATAGGTCAAACTATCACGATGGAGAAGAGAGAACATTCACAATCGATCTATCAACATTGACTACAAAGAAGCGAAACAGTTCTACTATCATTACTTCGGGGAGTGTAGAAGCACTTATTTCTACGATTGATAGAGAGAAATCACGTCTCCGTCAGTTGGTTAAGGCAGAATGCGGGCAATGGATGGACGATTTTCTCTCTATGCAAACAGAATATGAGCGCGTTACATCATTTGTTGTTCAATTGGATGTATTTCTCTGCAAGGCACATTTGGCACACACATATAGGTATTGCAAGCCGTCCATTGATACCACACGGGAACGAGCATTCTTTTCTGCAAATCAGATGAGACATATGTTGATCGAACATCTTAACACGAGCGAAATTTATGTTCCCAACGACATTTCATTTGATGATGTAGAGAGAAATGAGAATGGAGAGAAAGCAGATAGTGTGAATAATGGAGATCATGACACATCAACACAACGGGGTGTATTACTCTTTGGAACAAATGCAGTGGGTAAATCTAGTCTTATCAAATCAATTGGTATATGTGTCATACTCGCACAGGCAGGATTTTTTGTTCCCTGTGAAAGCTTCGTATTCTACCCATTTACGCAGTTGTTCACGCGAATTCTAGGAAACGACAATATCTTCAAGGGTCTCTCTACATTTGCTGTGGAAATGTCAGAGCTGCGCACTATTTTGGAGCATGCAGATGAAAATAGCCTTGTGTTAGGTGATGAATTGTGTTCTGGAACAGAGTTAGGATCAGCCATAAGCATCTTTGTTGCAGGTCTTATGCAGCTTCAAGAGAGAAAAGCTTCATTTATGTTTGCCACTCACTTCCACGAAGTTACACATATGCCCGAGATCACTGAAATGGTCGGTGTAAGAATGAAGCATATGAGCGTGCATTATGATGCCACAATTGATGGACTAGTCTATGATCGTGTTCTCAAGGATGGTGCCGGAAATAATATGTATGGTCTGGAGGTGTGCAAAGCGCTCAATCTCCCACAGGACTTTATAAGTCGTGCGTATGAAATCCGCAACCGATACTCAGAAGATCACGAAAATGAAACTGTTATGGTAGGAACAGCGAAGCAATCCAACTATAATGCGCAAAAGGTGAAGGGAGATTGTGAATTATGTGGAGATAAGGCTGTCGATGTTCATCACCTTCATCATCAAGAATGGGCAGATGCAAATGGTGGGATTGCGCGCGGAGCACATAAGAATAATGTAGCAAACCTAATGAATGTGTGTCAGGATTGTCACGATGGATTTCATTCGGGACACAATAAGGATAAGGTATTTGTTCGCGCAAAGAGCACGCGAGGAAATGTAGTAGTATCTGTAACTGGATGAAACTTTCTCTCTTTCTATAGTAAGTAAAGACATCGTATAATTTAGAATGCCATCTTTTATTCAATCTACTCTACGCTATTTAAGAAAGCATCATATTGATATTATACTTGCAGCAACTCTTATTATAGTGGGATATATACATTTAGTGTTGCGTACAAAAGAGGCAATGGAAACACGTCCATCTGAAAAAGTTCTCTCTGCAGCAGATATGTGCACTAGTCTTTTAGGAAAAAGCGAAGAGATCGAAGCAAAGTGTGCTGAACAATCTGAGGATGTATGTAAAACATTAGATTGTTGTGTATTTGCTCGCAATAGTAAAGCTGGAGAGAAGGGAGGTAAATGTGTCGCAGGTGGTCGCACAGGACCCACATATCATACAAATAACGAAGGTGAATACACAGACTATGATACATTCCACCATAAAGGGCAATGCTATGGAAGTGGATGTTAGAGTAATTATCTTTATCATTAATAGAGTAAAAAGATAAAATTAATATAAAATTAATTATATTAATTTTATCTATACAAAGTAATAATTTGATTTATAAATCCATAATAAGAGTAAAATTTCTCGTATATTTTCCTATTCTGCTTTTGTATGTCAATAATATGATTTTTATTTTCATTATAAAAATTAATAATACTATCTTTTAAACATTCTGGATTTCTTAAAAAATCTGCTTCATCTACTAGCACTATACGTAAACCATCCTCTATAGCTTCTTTATAGAATGGTATCACACAATTTGTATTTACTAAAATTGGTATTCTACCCATCATTAATACTTCGTAAAATCTATATGAATAATTCCCATAGCCTCTATAACAAAATGTAAATAAGTGTTCCTGAATATTATTGAAATATTCCAATCTACATTTAACCTTATCCTTTTTAAAACTTTCACTAAAATATGTAATAGGTCTCAATATAAAGTTTGCTTTTAAATCAGATTTTAAAAGATATTGTATATATATTTTACGATTACATCTAACTTGTCCACAAAATCCTATTGATAAATCAGGATCGTCCATAATATTATTGTTATAAACATCATCTATTAATGGCATAATAGCTCTTTCATTTTCTCTCTGATCTATTGTTGAAAAAGATGTTCTATAAATTATGCAATTATTTGGTAAATCAAATTTCTTTGTATTATCATCAATATAAAATGTGAGTAATGGTTTATTAAATTTATCCGATAAGCTAATATATTTTTTTAGAAAAAGGTCATTTTCATCCTTTAATTTATAAGGTAAAACGATAATATTAGAATCCTCAATATTTTCAGTATAAAGAATATTTTTCTTGCAAAATTCAGTTAACCCACCTAATCTTAACATATCCTTATCCTGTATAGTATCAATTAACCCACCCAAAATGATTAATTCACTACAAAAGTTTAATCTGGTTTTATCTGTAAAAATCTTTAACATAATAGTTGATCTAATATATATTTTTATTCAATTAATTATTTATATTGTAATTTGCAATTGTAAGCTATTTAACTTAATATACTTTTTTGACCCAGTGTTTTAGGAAAAAACGATTATATAAAATGCAATTATCTTTACAAGATTAAGATGTTACTATTTATTGCAAAATTGAAAATGAACTTCCCTGTATAATATATATAAACACAATACATATATTATACCAGACGATTAGTATCAAACCGTTGCATAATGATCATTCCAGTGAAATGTTTTACCTGTGGAAAAGTGCTTGCCGATAAGTACCTTTATTACCAGACAAAAGTGCGCGAAATGAAACTGTCGCGCTCAATGGAAGTGGACAAGGTAGTCTATCTTACTGAACTAAACATCGAGAAGACACCCGAAGGACGCGTGTTGGATGAACTTGGTCTTACCAAGATGTGCTGCCGTCGTCATATGCTGGCACACGTAGATATCGAGTAAACGATACAAAAATTTATACAACTTAATTACTAAGTAAAGAATAAAAATAATATTTCCAAGATAATATTTTTATTCGCAGAATATATAAAACACTATATTATCATATATGGCAGTTCCCGGGGATTCATTCCCAATAAATATAACATGTAAATCACCCGGTTATGATGATGGATGGGATGGTGATGTAAAAGGAAAACTTTTCATATATGAACTCTCAAATGCAGGTGATGTATATACATTAGCACAACCATCAGTAACTGACATTAGCAATTCAGATAAAAGCCTAATATACACAATCAATAGTACATTTTCAGAAAATGACGATTTTTTATCAGGGAATACCTTTACTAAAAGTATCACACTCAAAACAATGACAAAGTATCTTATTTACCTCTCGGAGGGAGAATTCAATGATTTAGATGATGAACATATATCAATAAATGTCACAGAAACAGCAGTCTTATATAATGGCGTTTTATTAGATGAAACACAAAAAATAGAACAAGGACTGTATGTTCTACATATAATGGATAATGGCGCTACTTTATATGACTGTGATCCTATAGACGACTTCATTACAAGAACAAAACTTATACAAAACACATTGTTTACAGTAACATTAAGTATATCTGATAAATTCTATGGAGGATTTATACACGATTATTTAATAAAAGACGCAGAAGACGCGCTGGATTATATAGAAAAATTCATACAACTATCTGGTGGAATACAACCTCACGAGGTTGAGATAATATTTAGCGTATTACCTACTAACATAAAAGGTTTATATAATCCCACCACAAAAAAATTAATACTGAACACGTCTGTATTTGACTATGAGAATGAGAAAACCGTGTACGCTGGTGATAATCAATACATCGTTCACAGTCAATTCTGGTTAATTATTCACGAATTGTGTCATGCATTGGGTTTCAGTGATAGTTCATTGCCTAATATAGGATATACTAGTAAAATAGCATATGATGGACAATATTACAGTATAACAGATAAAGAGGCTTTCTATCTTGATGTGACATCTCCATCATTAGATGATTCAGCTATAGTTGCATATAATATGGCTCATCATATTAGTAGAAATTATGGGTTCCAAATACCTATTGAAAATGATGGAGGCACAGGAAGTAAACTTGCACACTGGGAAGAAGGAGATCTAACATCTAATTATGGCGGATCTAATTATTTAGATGTTACATATCAAGGGAAAATGTTCTCCATTCCAATACTCGGATTAGATCATGAATTAATGACACCTGTCGGAGAGATAAATCATATAGAACCATTTAGTTATTTGACATTAGGTATTTTGAATAGTATAGAAGGTAATGTTGTTGATTATGAAATTGTCAATCATCCAAACACCACCTTATATAATAAAGATCATTTACTTCCCGAAATAGGAATTATTGGACAAATACAAGAAAATATACTATCTCTAACATTGAATAATTTGTCAAATGTAAACTCTATTGACTTATTTGATAGAGAGAAAAATCGTCCTTTCCTGCATTGCTCCATTGAACTTATGGAAATGACTATTGTAGATAATGAAATTGTATATTCACAATTACCTACTAATACATATATTACACCGAATAATAGTGGTATCCAGTTTGAAGAAGAATTTGATATAACTGATAATGCATATTATTCATTATTCAGATGGTATTCCGATCATTCAACGAGAAATGTAGTTTATGCACAGGAAAAAAATATATCACAAGATTTTACATTTAATGAGAACTGTCAAGACAAAATAATTCTAGTCAAATGTAGCTATGATAATAATTTTGATACCAATCTACATAACAAGCAACCATATGTATCTCTTGTATTTATTGGAAATAATATACCTGAACCGATTTTTGAGGTTGTTGTGAATGGTGAATATAACTATTCCCTTTTTAGGAAACAAAGTAATAATGATAAATTTACTATTATTGATAATAATAATGACACACCATTTGGGAGTGTTCCTATTACAGATCTCACTATCAATATAATGAATGATACACTTAGACTTCATTCACATGTTCCTGAAAATCAGGTAATGATTACATATTTAGATAATATGACACAAACTATGATACAATATGTATCTCAATTAGATACTCAAAACCAAGATATTGTGTCCGATATTATAACAAATAACCGTGTACAAAACTATAAAATATCTGAAAATGATAATGATATAATAAATATAGGTTTGGAGATAAATAATGTTACACAATTATCGATACAAGAAGCGTTAGCTATATCATTGCAAAATAGTTCTGTTAGCGAGTTATCATCAATATTTAGTGGTGATATAGAAACAGATCGAACTATTACAATAGATAAAGAGAGTGATGAACTAGATGTTATAATAGAAACATTGAAGTCATTATATAATGACGTATCTGTACCTATAAATGCAACAAATCAAGTAACTTCAACTGAGTTATTCAATGCATCTGATATGGAAGAAGTTATTATAGTTAACGATAATAGAAATGGAACGATAGTCCCTATCTATAAAACATCTATTGGTATTTCATCATTTGATAATGAGAACTCTTTTATATACTGGGACTATAATATAAATACCTCTTATCTCATAGAAGTACGACGATTTGTAAAGGAAGACGGAATACATAATCGTTATCGTGTTGTATATCGTTCTACAAAAGAGCCTGTAGAATATGGCAAATATAGTGTTGATGGAAATGTAGTTCGATCTTTCACAGTGGATGGAATTTTTGTAAAAGAAGGAGACAGTATTATGATATCACTTAATAATGAATATAGAATACACCTAGTGAAAAGTGAAATGACTATATATCCTTCACAAAGCATTATAAATGAAATGACACAGCTTTTTAATCCAGTAGTTCAAAAGATATTTAGTATCCACAATAATAGAGATAATTCTCATATAAAGACGCGTGATTTATCGTTAATGAAGAGTAGAACAAATCTAATAAAGGACAGAAAATCTATTAATGGGTCTTCTTTTGATAGGTTATTACGTATCAAATATCTAAGAGCATAAATTTGATAAAAGATAAATATATCAGAAATCCGTGTTGGTAGTATAATCCAAAAGATAATACAGAAGGTAGAAGAAACCAGACGTGGTTTAGGGTTGGTATTGCAAAAGAGATCAGCTGATGGATCAGCTGGAGATATAATGAAGCACATGATAATGAGACGCGTATAATAATAATATATGATTATTATATAAGATACTATATAATAATTATGTCCAAAAGACAAACTGCAAAGAAGCAACATATCAGAAAGAGAAGCGCTGCGGTAAAAAAACATTCCTCAAGGAACAAGAAATCCCGCACACGCCGTAATCGCCGTAAACAACGCGGTGGAGTAAAATACGTATCTGCTCCTGGTGCTGGTCAACCAGACTTCTTCCCCAAGGGATTTCATAAAGTAGTTCCTTATCTTCCTACCGGAGGTCCTGCTACAACAGGTGACGCGTTTCCTCATAAATACTATGCCAAGGCTGCTGATTTAGGAGCACCCAATGGATACATCCGTTCCTCTAGTGAGATAAATGCTAGTCTTTTGCAAAAAGGGGGTGCTCTTAGCGATTTAGTCCCCGACTTTATCAAACATTTAGGTCGCGAAACAGTACATGGTGGAGAAAAAGCAGTTGCCACAGTAAATGCAAATACACTTCCAATCAGTCGAAATCCTGATCCCACAAAGCAAGGCTTAGAAGCAGAAAAGATGGATAGCTCCGTTGTAGATGTCCCATCAATTGCAAAGCACAGTGAAAAAGTCGCAGCATCTATCAAGCCAAAAGGAATATAAAATATTATTTTATATATAATGTTATAATATTTTATAATATCTATAAAACTTATAAAAGAATAGCATAGTAAGTTCTTTACATATAATGCCTAATTTACCCTCGGTTACTTATAACGATGCTAATGCAAATAAACCAAAGTATATAACCACAAAGCAGGAAATTATAAGACACAAAGAGATGTCGGAAGATGATTATTTACAACATATTGATCCGCTTTTAGTACAAAGCCACTTAGACAATATATTCTCCTCTCAGAGAGACGAAAATGATGTATATATGAAAGGAATATTTAGTCGTTTTGGATGGAAAGTAAAAGTATCAAAGAATGGTAAAACGTTAGTAGTAACAGATCCATATTTCTTCCTACAACAACATAAATATAAGGGTCCAGGTGTTGCTACAACATGGTACAGAGATAGCAGAGCACATGTTCGTGGTTGCATAGTTATTTTTAGATATAGTGATGAAACCCAATCATTTGATGTAAACAATCCAACATTTATAATTGGTAGTGTCACAAATAAACATTTTGGCTGGTCAATCGCAGTATCTGATGATGGAACAATGATTGCTGTAGGAGACCCGTATTGTGATGCCTATGTAGACACTGATGAAGAAAATTATAATATTGTTGAACAAACAGGAAATGTGTCTCTTTTTGTATTTATACAGGAAATGTGGAAAAAACATTCAATGTTATTCTCATCAAGTGAAAATATAAGAGGTGATAAATTTGGCTGGTCATTAGATATGGCTGATAATAAATTAGCAGTTGGATCAATCGGTGCAACATATTCATTTAGTGAAGAAATAATACATCAAGGATATAATGAAGGGTTATCGGAATCAGGAATAGGGTTTATTACTACAGGTGTTATTCTTGTAGTAGCTGCTGTAGTTACAATAGCAAGTGGTGGAGCAGGAACATCATTAGCTGGGGGTATTCTTGGTCTAACTGGTGTAGGAGCACTTGGAGGTGGAGCAGCATCATTTGCATCATTATCAAAACATGATAACACAGAATTATCTATTATAGATCAAAATGTAGATACTGATAATATCAGTGATAAACAAATGGCTATAATGAAAGAAAAGAAATATTTACTTGGTAATAAAATATCTGTATCAACAACAGAAGTCGAAAAAATCACACTAGATGAAACAGAAATAAATAATATTATAAATACCCCCAAGATTATAATAAATTATTTATTTTCAGTTAGAAGTGACACGTTCAATGGTAAAACTGTTAATATAACAGCAAATTCTAGTCAAAGTTATAATACTGGATTAATGAAAAAATATAAAATAAAACGAACTTCAGAAGGACGCGTTGAAGTATTTAATATAAGAAATCCTTTTACACACGAGAGCATAGATGATATTAGTGCATTTAATATACATAGAACTAATGTGATAGGGTTTCCAGCAAGTCAAAGAAAGGCAAATGGTGAGTTTGGATGGTGTGTTTCATTTAACAAAAGCGGAAATCGCCTCCTAATTAGTTCTCACCATCACTATTTGTATGAAGGTAAAATATTTATTCATAATTTTACGAATGGAAATACTAATCGTATTAATGGAACACATCACCCATCCCATAGAGAAGCTTTTGGAATTGGACGAAAGAATTTGGCATTTAATGATAACTATTTCACAGTCGGAGCACGTTTTGAAAATTATTGGGGTAAATATAATGGATTATGGGCTTCCTTTAAATATGATGGCTCTCAAACATCAGTGCGTGCAAATACGAGATATAATGGTAGCGATGTAATAACATATGATTTTGGGCGTAGCATGTATGAATGTTATGGTCAAACGATAGAGTTACTTAAAGATGATAACATAATGGCCATTGGAACACCTAGACATTCAAATGTTGAAATCTGGAAGCTTATTGATAACAAATGGACTTTTATTACTTATATCCAAGGAAAAAATCTGTTTGGGTTTGATACATCATTATATAAAAACGGCAATGAAGTTCGCTTAGCAGTATCACACCAAAATGGTGTATATAAACATACAACTCATTGGCAAAATGCAGTTCCCATGGAAAAATCAGATGTATACATTTATAATTTTACTATGAAAGAACAAACTGATGGTTTCTCAACCGCATCTGTAAAACCATTTGTAGATTCTAATGTTTCCATTAGAAATGAGCTTTCTCACAAAGTTAAGAGAAGACGTTTTACTGTTCATACACCTGTTAAAAGTAACGCAAATAACATACAGGATTATATTAGTATTGAACCAGTGGAAAACTGTCTTATTGCAAATGATAATGGATATTCTGGATTTGATGATAATGTTTTGGTAAAATCAACCAAAACAGGTGACCTAACAATGAGTGATGGTGAAACACGTGATGCTTATGACACAGTGAAATACAATGTTGTCTTATATGGTTTATTAAAATTCCCGGTAACAATGAGAAAAAAGACTGTTACTAATGTGAGACAGTTGGGACTTTATTCTGGAGAAGCAACAACAAAACAAACAGTATATGTCGACGTATCCGGATCTGACGTTGTTGACCTTCTTTCTGAAACACAAGAAGAACAATATGAGTTAACAGCAGTACCAAAATATGGTTCTATTACTGAAAGTTTAGACGCACCACGGTCTGGTGATGAAATAGCTACATTTAAATATGAAATTAACCCTGAATTCATCTATGGAAATGATGTATTAACAGATGTGGTAAAGTATACAAGATTTATTAATCACGGAGAAGGAGTAGGAACAGAAGCAATAGAAGATAACACAGTAGTAATCAGTATTCAACAAATTCCCAAGACTGAAAAGACATATGATCCTATAACTATCCAATGTGTGCGCAACAAGAGTAAGAATGTAATGGAAATGTTACAAGGTAATGAGGATATTATGAATGATGTCACAATTTCCATCCCTGAATCTGATAATTATGAAATAGAATACTCTGAGCAAGGAACAGTGGAAGAAATAGATGCCATAAAGATAACTGGTGAATTTAGCACAATGGATATCACATATAGTGTAATCGACAATGAAACAAATGCACCTATTGGAACAGGAATAATTACTCTGGTGCAAGTTGATTATGATGAGATACTTATCAGTATAAAAGTCGATAATGTAGAATATACAGTTTTAACATCTGAACAACGTAATGCATTAAAGTATTCTGTACAAAATGCTTGTAAAGAGTTAGGATTAACGTGCAACAATGTAATATTAAGCGATGGATCTACGGTAGTCTCTATTATTTTAGAAAAGAAAGAATTGATTGAAATATTCAATAATACACTAAACATTATTAATATAGATAATGAATATGTTAGTGAAGACATTATATATAGTCTAACACAACAACAATTATTACCTGTAACAGAAAAACTATCAAAATTGCTTAGTTTACAAACAGACACCAATGAGTTACAAAATGACATCATTAGTATAATAGAGAAGGCATTCAGTGACGAGTTGTCTATCACTTCTATAAACATATCAGAAATCCGCGTTGGTAGTATAATCCAAAAAATAATAAGGAAAGTTGAAGAAACTAGATCTGGTTTAGGACTGATATTGCAAAAAAGATCATCCGATGGATCAGCTGGAGATATAATGAAAAGAATGATAATGAGACGCGTATAATTAATGTACAATATAATTTTTTTTATGAACATAATGTATAAAACAATACCAAACGCCCAAACTGTAAAATGTTCGCTGATGTAAGAAAGAGATACAACCTTCTGTGCTCCCCCGCTCAACTCTACGTATTTATGTCCCTTCTCTCCATTGTAGTTATGTTCCTCCAAAATATGACTGAGACACGCAAATACACCATCGGTATGTTCACCCGCACTCTCTCATTCTCTAACCTCTTTATGTTCCTCGCAAAGATGGTATACGTTGTAGTATGGGCAATCATTCTGGACAGCCTGTGCAAGAACGGATACAAGGATCTTGCCTGGACAATCGTGCTGCTCCCCTTCGTGCTGATGTTCGTGTTGATCGGTCTGATGATGCTTTAAATACCGTTTATTATCGCTTCTAACGTATAAGTACTATTCCAATTCAACCATTTGATAGATAAAAATCATCCATTATTATCTATCAAATATATTTATCAGTAACAAGATTAAAATTATGATGTTTCTATAGTATAAGTAGAGAGAAGCATACCCTTACATAACTCCATCCGCTACACACATATCAAACAATGAGCAATGGTAGCAAAGAATTAGACACTATGACTTGGAATGTAATTTCCAAGTATTTCAAAGAAAACAAGGACTACCTGGTGAAACATCACTTATCGTCTTATAATGACTTCATACATAGAGGTATTCCACGTATTTTTAGGGACAATAATCCTATCAAGATTATGAAAGAGCAAGATCCCAAAACGAAGGAATTCACTCTCCAATGCAAGCTTTATTTAGGAGGAAAGAGTGGAACAAAAGTATACTACGGGAAACCAATTATATATGACGAAGATGGACGAAAACACTTTATGTTTCCTAATGAAGCGCGTCTTCGCAATATGACATATGGGTTTTCCATCCATTACGATGTGGAAGTTGAATTCTCCATCCGAAAAGAGGATGGCACAATGGAAGAAAGTTCCATTACCCTTGAGAAGCAATATTTAGGGAGATTTCCGATTATGATGCAGAGTGATCTTTGCATTTTGCAAGGAATGGCTCCAGAAACGCGGTTTGGTATGGGAGAATGCCGCAATGACCCCGGAGGATATTTCATTATTGACGGAAAAGAAAAAGCAATTGTATCCCAAGAAAAATTCGCAAACAATATGATCAACGTGAAGGATAAGGTGAATGATATATACAGTCACGCTGCTGAAATCCGCACTGCATCGGAAGATCCTTCCAAACCAATTCGCACATTATCCGTGCGTCTCGTTTCACCTACACCAACACAGGTAAACGGTAACATTGTCGTGAATGTTCCAAATGTGCGCAAACCAGTCCCTCTGTTCATACTTATGCGTGCACTGGGTGTGATTTCCGACAAAGATATTATTCAAACGTGCATTCTTGATATGGACAAGTATGCCGATTATGTGGATATGTTCACTCCTAGCGTGTATGATGCCGGAAAAATTTTCACACAAGAAGCTGCACTGCAATACATATCAACGTTTACAAAGGGTAAGACTATCCCCGGAACAATGCACATCCTTATGGACTATTTCCTCCCCAACATAGGCGAGTTAAATTTCACACAGAAGGCATACTTCCTAGGATATTTAGTCTTCAGGATGCTTGCTGTGGTTAAGAAAGATGCTACGGCTACAGATCGTGATAGCTTTAAGTATAAGCGTGTTGAGCTATCCGGATCCCTTATGTATGATCTGTTCCTGGAGTACTACAAGCTCCAATTGCACGATATATTTGTAAAGATCGACAGTAAATATTATTTCAATCGCGGTACATATACGGATAACTTCCGCGCCCTGATTGAAAGCAACTACACTGAATATTTCAACAATCGCGTTGTCGAAGACGGTGTACGTAAGGCATTTAAAGGAAACTGGGGTGCACAAGCACACACAAAACGCCCCGGTGTTCTTCAAGATTTGAACCGCCTATCATTCTTTTCATTCATATCTCATCTTCGCAAGCTTAACCTAAATATGGACAGTAGTGCAAAGGTCATTGGTCCACGCCTTCTCCACAGCACTCAGTGGGGTGTCATTGACCCAGTCGATACGCCTGATGGCGGGAATGTTGGTCTACACAAGCATATGGCTATTATGACGCAGGTGACAGCTGGATGTTCCGCAAGGCCAACATACAAGTGGTTGCGTGAACACGGTATGGTTCTTCTGGAGGAATGCAACTGGAATGAACTGTCCAATGCAGTGAAGGTCTTCGTCAATGGATCTTGGATTGGTATGGTGACAACACCAATCGATCTGGTGGATACATTCAAACTTCACCGTCGCAATGGTCTTATCCCAATATACAACTCTATTCTCTGGGATATTAGACACGGAGAGATCCAAATATTCACAGATGATGGTCGTCTATGTCGCCCCATTTTCTACGTGAATGAACAGTCTCCAAGTTATGAGGTAGCAAAGGATAAACTTGTCGATGATACATTTGAATGGGATCAACTTCTCTCTGGAAGCGGTAAGAAGGAGAAGGAAGACTTCAATATTGCAGAGTGCATACAATATGCTCCCAAGGAATTATACGACATTGAAGGGGGTGCAGGTGCAGTAGAAGGTTTCCTCACGAGACACGCCGGTATTTTAGATATCGTGGATACAAATGAGAGTGAAGGTGCTATGGTGAGTATGACGCGAGATGCTATCCATCGTTTCACAACTCATCTTGAGATACATCCTTCTCTGATGCTTGGTGTGATGGGAAATATGGTTATCCTTCCAGAGAATAATCAACTGCCTCGTGATCTTTTCTCGTGCGGTCAGAGTAAGCAAGCCGTCTCGATCTACCATTCTAACTTCCACAACCGCATTGACAAGATGGGAATTGTTCTTAATTACGGTCAGATCCCCCTTGTGAAGTCTAGATATCTTGATTACGTAACAAAGGAGCAGCATCCCTATGGAGAGAATGCAATCGTGGCAATTATGTCATACAATGGATATAATGTTGAAGATGCGCTTATATTTAATGAAGCATCCATTAAGCGTGGATTGTTCCGTACCACGTATTTCAATATGTATGAGTCGCACGAAGAAACAGAAAACGTCGGTGGTGCTACAGTAAGTTCACAATTCTGCGATGTAAATCAAGAAAACGTAGTAGGAAAGAAGCCAGGGTACGACTACAACTATTTGGACGAAAATGGTCTCATCAAGGAAAACACAAAGATGAATGACAAGATGGTAGTCATTGGCAAATGTGTGAACAACCCAATGACACCCGATGTGTTTACGGATGCCTCTGTTAGCACAAAGAAAGGACAACTTGGCTTTGTAGACAAGGCATTCATCACTGAACAAGAAGAAGGAAAGCGACTGGCAAAGATCCGCATCCGCGAAGAGAGAATACCAAGCATAGGTGATAAGTTGTGTTCCCGTGCTGGACAAAAAGGAACTGTTGGTATCATCATTCCTGAAGAGGATATGCCTTTTACAGCAGACGGAATTCGACCTGATCTTATTGTAAACCCTCACGCTCTCCCAAGTCGTATGACAATCGGTCAGCTCGTAGAGTGTTTGATGGGCAAAGCTTGTGTGATGCAGGGAGGATTTGGAGAGAGCACAGCATTTGTCAATAAAGGTCCAAAGCATAAAATTTTCGGTGATATTCTTACTGATTACGGATATAGTTCAACAGGAACAGAGATCCTATATAATGGTATGACTGGTGAGCAAGTAGAGAGTGACATTTTCTTTGGTCCCACATACTACTTGCGTCTGAAGCATATGGTAAAGGACAAGATCAATTATCGTGCTCGCGGACCTCGCACACAGCTCACTCGTCAGACAGTAGGTGGACGTTCCAAGGATGGTGGTCTGCGTATCGGAGAAATGGAGCGCGATGGTGTTATATCACACGGTATGACTTCATTCCTGCAAGAAAGTATGTTAGTGCGCGGTGACGAATACTATATGGCTGTATGTAACAAGACAGGAACGATTGCTGTCTATAATGAGACGAAAAACATCTTCTTGAGCCCATTGGCAGATGGTCCAATACAGTTCAGTGGAACTCTTGATGGTGGAATGAATGTGCAAAATGTGAGCCGATATGGACGCGATTTCAGCATTGTTAGAGTGCCATACACATTTAAACTGTTGATGCAAGAGCTGACTTCAATGAATGTTCAGATGCGAATTATTACAGAAGACAACATAAATCAATTGACTAGCTTGACATATGATGCAAATAAGATTGAGTTGGAAACTGGAATGAAGGATCTGGAGACAATCCGTGACGCATACAAGAATATTACCGATACAACTGCGCAGTTGAACATTCCTGATGAAATTAAGGCACCTGAAGTGGTGGGAGCTCCTGTATCGCCACCATACGCACCAACAACACCAACTGATGCACCTCAATCACCTGCTTATGCTCCCACATCGCCTGCCTATGCACCTCAAT